TGCTGTTGGAACAGGAAAATATCGCTATAAAATTCCAGAGAAGTTTTATGGACCAGATTACAGACTTGTTGATGTTCAATTCTTAAATAAAACAAAAGAGGTTTTACACGTCTTTAGAGATAAGGACAATAAGAAAATTTATCATAAAGAGAACGATGATTATTATTGTTATAGACTTCCAGAAGGGATTGATAATAGGCACCTTATAGAATATGATAAGTTAGAAGTAATCAAGGTTCCATATAGACAGAAATCACAATTAGATCCAGAAAGGACATATGAAGGGGACATAAGAATATCAGTAAAGTATGCTCAGGACTATTATCATTTTAGTAAAGGGGAACCCCCCGAGACAGAACTGAACATAATGTTCTTGGATATTGAGACCTACAGTAAAACGAAAGAGTTTCCAAATGTTGAAGATGCCAAACAACCAATTTGCGTTATAGGATATTATTATCATGGAAAATATATAACATATGTAGTTGATAATAAAAGTCTTCTGAATGACAAGAATGCTCCAGATATCATATCTACAAGAGATGATCCTATTCATATTTTCAAAACTGAGCGTGAAATGCTTCTTAATTTTATAAAAGATATGAGAGCTTTGGAACCAGACTTTCTTGTAGGTTGGAATGTAATTGGATTTGACCTTTATTATATTTACAACAGATGTAAGAAATTAAGAATAAAGCAAGAGTCCCTTTCGAAGTTTAATGAAGTATCATTTGCAATTGATGAAAAGAGAACATACTGTGAAATTGCTGGTATGGTTATACTTGATTTACTCAGACTATATAAAAGTTTTACATTCACACAGAAAGAGAATTATCGACTTGGGACAATAGCACAAGAAGAATTAGGTGAAGCAAAAACTGATGTAGGTGAAAACTTCTCCGAGAAATATGAGAAAGATATTAATGGAGCACTTGATTACAACACAAAGGACGTTGAGTTAATATTGAGAATAGATAATAAACTTAGACTTATAGTCTTAGAGAATGAGATAAGAAAGATTGGTAGTTCAAGTTTTGCTGGAGCATTTAGTAATCTTGGCAAACTTGATAGTTTGGTGATTTCATTCTTAAAAGATAAAGGATTTGCTTCAAGAAATGCCAATGTTCATAAAGTGAAGGAAGCATCAATTCCTGGAGCATTTGTCAAGGAACCTAGAACAGGTATCCATGAGTATATTGTTGATTTCGATTTTACCTCTCTGTATCCGAGTTTGATATTAACTTATAATATTGGAATTAATACATTTGTTGCGAAGTTTAAAGACCATACATTAGGATATGACTTTGTCTATTATCCTGATAAACTTCCAGAAGAGTTTGATATAGTTTATGATCCAGGATTTCTTAATCAAGAAATGAAGGTTAAAAAAGAAGACTTTATGAAAAAAGTCAAAGATGCAAATCTTACATATACAATAAATGGATGTTTTTATAAACCCCATGATAAAGAAGTTTCAATTTATGCTGAGGTGTTAGATCATTTATTAAGTTCTAGAAAAGAGTATAAAGACAGGATGTTTGATGCAAAACAGGCAGGAGAAGATCATCTACATGATATGTACCATGGTCGTCAATTAGTCTATAAAGTTTTAGCAAATGCGTTATATGGAATTCTTACAAATCATTTCTTTAGATTTTACCATGATGATCTCGGGAGTAGCATTACCCTGAGCGGGCAAGAGTCACTCAAAACTTCGATTATTCATGGAAATAATTATGTTGATATGATTAAGAAAGGCATCTCTGAATATGAGATTCCCGAACCCTTGACAAAACAGGAAATGTACGGAGATGTTAGTAGAGATACTGAGTTCATTATCACTGGTGATACAGATAGTCTATTTGTCACATTTGATGAAATAGTAGATAAGACTAAATCAGAAGATGAGATAATGGGCAAGATCGGTGGATGGTGTGATGAAATTCAGACATTTTTAAATAATCAAATTATTGCTCCCCTCATTGATAGACATAATGTTCCTCCATTAAGAAATCGTTTGGAGTTGAAGAACGAACTAATTATTAAGAGGGGTTTATTTTTAGCAAAGAAACATTATGCAATTTATGTGATCTCTCAAGAAGGTAGGAAGACAGACGAAATAGTGAATATGGGAATTGCAACAAAGCGAAGTGATTATCCAAGTTATACAAAAGAGTCTCTTAGTGAATTGTTGGATTTAATTCTAAAATCAGATGAAGTATCAATAAAGAAAATTATGGATTTCATTCATTCAAGAGAGAGCATTTTCCGTCGAAAGATAGGGGAAGGAGATAAGGGAGTAGCTAGACCATCTGCATTTGGAAGGAAGTTGAGTCAGTATAAGAGAGTACCTCCCGGAGTAATTTCAATGTTGAACTGGAACGAACTGGAATATAAAATCTTTGATACAGGTTCGAAGGGTTATTTATTTAAGTTAAGTGGAATTGACCTTATGACAGCACCTCCAGAAGTGGCTGAAAAATATAATAAGAAATTTTTGTCAAATGGTAAAAAGATAGATTATATATCTCTACCAGATGAAGAAATATCTCTCCCGCCATATTATGTAGTTGATGTTAAGGCTATGTTGAAGTTTGCATGGATAGATAGATATAACTTAATGTTAGAACCAGTAATGAGTCCGAAGCAACAGTCAATGACAATCTAGAAAAAAAGGGGGCGGGCATCGGTCCACCCCCTTCATACCGAGTTAGGGGAAGACAGCTATTTGCTGTCTAACTCAGTACTACCGTCTACAATCCTATAAAGTGTGGGAAGAAAATTACTACAATTATTAATCCAGCCATGTAACCTGCAATAGCTATAAAGGTTCCAATGACTGTTTGCACCGTAAAACCTTTTTTTCTATCTGCGGTTAATATACCAATAACCACTGCAGAAAGAAATAAGGCGGCGAGTGCTAAACCAGCTGTTTGGCATGATAGTACAGAGGTCATACCGATGATCCCAACTAAAAAACAGGATATATATTTTTTCATATAATTTCCCTTTTTTGGAGAGGTTGAGAGGGACCGAAGTCCCTCTCGGTTCCTTATGACATAATGTAGAAATAGGTGATAAGACAACCACCTACAGCTGAGACGAACTCAATACCCTTGTTGTTGATACCTACAAAGACTCCTGTCATTATAAGTATCACTGGGGTTAGGAGTTCATAAAATGGAATACCCTCTGCCTCTGCATAGAGGACTAGTATGAGTGCAAGTCCACCAAATGCAAAAGCAACTATGTTTCTAGTTAAAGTTCTCATAGCAATCTCCTCCTTTAAAAGTCAGTCGTTTCCCTTAGGAATTAATATATATAGTAACTTTATTTATGAGAAAAAGAACTAGGGTTTAAGAACAAATAAAAAATGGAAAGGAGTCACATGAAAAAGAAGATTAAAGCAATCGAATGTATTCAAACTTGGCAGGGCGAAGGGCCGGACACAGGCAAGTCAATGCTTCTCATTAGATTCAAACACTGTGATCGTGTTGAAAGAAAAGAGGCATGTAATTGGTGTGACACGTTGGTCAAAATGAGAGTGAGTCCGGAGGCCGAATATTCATTAAAGGAGATACAAAAAATACTCAATGATCAAAAGTGTGGATTGATGATAACTGGTGGAGAACCCACATGGGATGCCCACATTACTGATGCAAGTCTGTTGTTGAGGAAGTTGGAATATCCATTTGCAAACGTTGAAACAAATGGTTATCGGTTGAAAGATTTATATAAAAGAACTAATAATGATAGAACTAATTATGTCTTATCACCAAAGATGTTTTTACCTCATGATGTAGATGATGCAGTTGATCTTGTTAAGTGGGCAGTGAAGTATCCAAATATTTATGTAAAAGTTGTGTTTTATGAAACTCGTGAGAATTTTAACTTTGTGCAAAAAGTAGCTGAGATGGGCATTAATGATAGGATTTATTTAATGCCACAAGGATGCAACAGGGACGAGTTACTGAAGAATACACCATTTGTACTTGATGCAGCTGAAGAGTTCAAGGTGAACATTTCAACGAGAATGCATTTGATGTTTGACTTTATCTAAAAAGGAGAAAAGTATGATTCAAGCGGTACTTGACAAAGTGATAGTTGAAGTGATAAAAGAATCACAGAAGACTGAGGCTGGAATACTAATTCCTGATACCGCCAATCAGATGCCACAACTTCATGGTAGAGTGATGTCTGTTGGAGAAACCATTGAAACAATTAAACCTGGTGAAGTTGTTGTATGTCATAGAAGTGCTGGACAGGATATTTTGCTCAATGGAGTACTTTACAAAGTATTGGCCTATGGTGAGGTCTATGGTATAGTGAGGGAATAAGTGATTAAGAGAATAAAGAAGGAGTTAAAGAAGTTACAAAAAGGTGCTGGAGGAGGTGTGACTGTTGGGGGTAATCCACACTCTCATTCAGTTCCGGGCGCTGGTCATTCTCACACCGGTGTGACGCATGGCCACACTCATGCAGTACCTGGTCATAATCATAATCTGAGTAGTACGGTTATGCCTTTTCATGACCCCTCCACCGGTCTTCAAGAGGAACCCTTTGAGTGGTTTCACAAAGTATTTTGTCCATGTGGTAGTATTGATTGGATAGAAGTTTCGCGTGTATTTGCATGGAGTCATGTGAAGAATAGTAATATAACGAGAAAACTAGCGGTATGTAAGGAGTGTGAGAAGGTTACAATAATTGATGACCATGAAATTGCTGAACAAAGAGAACCAGTTAGGGCAGACAACAAGTTTGATTTCTTTGAAAAATTAAAAGAGTTAAGGATAGATTTTGAACAATCTCAGCATGTTAGAACTTCGACTACATATACGACGACTACATCAACTAGTACAACTCCACCACCACCACCAAGAGGGTAACCATGACGATGACTACCACTATACATGGGGATTTTTGGAGTACCACGTCAACAACAGAACCCCCAGAGGTGAAACATGAACGTAGTAAAAGTCGAAGCAACGACACTCGAAGACACATGGTTTAGACTGTTATATGAAATGATTGAAAATGGTCGAGTATTTAAAATCGACCAAGGTTCATATGCGGGCCAGAAACGACTTGAGTTTGATTATGTTGTATTTCGTGTTAGAGATCCAAGTAACAAACCTCAATCTTATTTGCCTGATGCAAAGCGCCTCTTACCTCAGATACCTGAGCAATATAGTATGCCAAATCCAGTTGAAGATGAATACATAAATGATTACCTTCCTTACCTAATGACAGACTTAGTTTCTGAGCACGAATCATATACTTATGGTCAGAGAATAAATAAAGTTTCCATGCCTCTTGACTATTGGTATAGAAGGAAAGAATTCTTAGATGGTCTTAAGACAGACGAAGAATGTTTGGTTTACACTGATGAATGCTGGGATGATAGGGAAGTTGTACCCCTTGAGTTTGATTTTCAAGGGAGTGAGATGTACTTCCTTAGTCAAATTAATTGGGTAATATGGACATACAAAAATAAGGGTCATAGGAATAATCAGATGGTTCTCCAAGTTGCTAATCCAAGTGATATTGTCCTAAAAGACCCTCCATGTTTGAGACACATTGATACAAGAGTTCAAGATGGAAAACTCCACTTCTTTCCTTATTTCAGGTCATGGGATCTCTGGAGTGGTTTGCCTGCAAACCTAGCTGCAATTCAGTTGTTAAAGGAGTACATGGCAGCTGAGATTGGAGTTGAAGATGGACAAATGGTATGTGCTTCAAAAGGACTTCATATTTATGATTATACGTTTGACTTAGCAAAATGTTTAAGAATGAAAGAGGATGGTTATAAATTTGAAGGAGAATAATTATGATTCGAGGATCAATTAATCAGAAGCTAAATGCACCTCACTTAACTGGTCCAGGTCCACCACCGAAAGAGATTCAAGAAAAAATAGATGAGTATCATAGAGAGAAAGAAAATGAAAGAGATAGTGGCAGACATGTTCAGCGAAAAGGTGGTCAATCTCGCTGATGCAATATGTCTTACTACAAATGGATTTGTAAAGAAGAACGGCTGCTGTGTAATGGGAGCCGGAAACGCTAAACAGGCAAGAGATAAGTTCGATGGTATTGATAGAACTCTAGGCAACTTAATTAAGGAGAATGGAAATATAGTTCAGATTATTCATAAAGTCATTGATACTGATATTGTTGCTTTTCCTGTAAAACACAATTGGTGGGAGAAGGCAGATAAAGATTTGGTCGACATTTCAACAAGATCTTTAGTTTGGTTAACTAACAATATGGGCTGGGAAAAAGTAATCCTACCGAGACCTGGTTGTCACAATGGGAAGCTTAAATGGCTTTCTGAGGTGAAACCAATTCTTAGAGAATATCTCGATGATAGGTTCTATATTATAAACCTGCCAGGTAAGTACTAACCCGTTAAACCCATTCTATTTTATACTTGACTTTCCAGGTATATTTTTTTATAATAAGGAACAAATAAAAATCGAGATAGGAGTGTGTTATGGCATCAGATTATATGTGTGCAGGCGCTCAAACTGTAAATAGTATATTGGAGAATTTTTATAGAGATCCTCATAGAGGTTTTATGAATAATTTTACTCGTATTGACCTTTCGAGGTTCTTTGGTCAAACCTGTAATTCTTTTCTTCACTCTTTTGGACAAAATTTACCAAATAATAAAAGGATTGGTATCGAAGATACTAAAGCTATGGATAAATATAATAAATCAGAAGTTAAGTTACTGAGGAATATGAGGCAGAGACTTATATTTACTAGGACTGAATTAGTAGTTGATTCGGGTGGTTATCAAGTCAGTAAAGGTCGTTTAGATGAAGATCAGTCAAAGGTACTTGATCAGATGTATCATCGCTTTCTATACAATCATTATAAAGATTATGATAGAGCCTTTACTTTAGACTTTGTTCCTGGTCAAGGCAAAAATCCGAAGTTTTTCAAAGATTTTAATGATATATATTACTGGAATCTTCGATCATATACTAGGGCTGCTAGGTTTCCAAACTATGTTAGAGATAAAATAATTTATATTCATCATTTTAGAACACCAGCTCTTTGGAAGATATTTATAAAGATCATGCGGGATAATAATTTATTTAAGGAGTTTAAGTACCACGGAACTGGAGGCATGGTTGCAAATTTAGCATCTGATACCAATACTCCATGTATTACTTATATTCTCCCGTTGATCCCACTACTAAATGAAGCAATAAAAGATAATAGAGATTATTTACATTTTCATGTACTTGGAATTGGTAATCCACGAGATATATTTTTCTATGAGTTTTTCAAGACTCATGTTAAGAAAATTCATAATATAGACTTACACATATCTTATGACTCTGCTGGAGCAATGTTTCACCAGCTACTTAATGCAAGATATATACCTGTTTATGATGGAGTTAATGATATGATCGTAAAGATGTACCTGAAAACTAATGAGTTAATAAAAAGATTTGGTAGAAAGGATAAGTTAGTAATTGATACTTATAATGATGAAATAAATAAAATGGCACATGAATATAAGTTTTCAAAGGTCCCAATAAGAGATATCTCTGACGTCTATCAAGTGTGTGAAGGTTGTGATGGAGCTGGTACTAATGGGGCAGGAAACCAGTGCAGTAAATGTCATGGTAGTGGTTGGGGAACTTTTTATGATACTATAAAAGTTTACTCAATGCTATACTCGATAGAATCAGTAAGAAAAATTCAAGAAGTCTCAAAGTATCATTCAGATAAGTTATACCCTCTATATGAAGCGGGGGAGTTAGAAGAGTTTAATAGGGAGGTTGAATTAGTTACAAGAAAGTTTAACCATGAACGAATAACAAGAAAGCAAAAAGCAAAAACAAATAGTTTGAGAAGATCATTAGATATGTTGTCAAGTCTCGATGAAGATCATTGTGAATATGTAGTTAATAGGTACTTAGCAAAAGATGAGTTTAAACATCTTGATCCATCTTGCCCGTTGAGATTCTAGTGAAGCTGCCTGTAGATTGGTTCTATATTATAAATCTGCCAAGTGAGTTCTAACCTGTCAAACTCATTCCATTTTATACTTTGACTTACCCGGTATATTTTTTTGTAATAAGGAACAAATAAAAAATTGAGATAGGAGTGTATTATGGCATCAGATTACATTTGTGCAGGAGTCCAAACCCTAAACAATATACTGGAGAACTTTTATAGGGATCCTGAGAGGGGTTTTGACAACCATTTTACTCGTAATGACCTTTCAAGTTTTTTTGGTCAAACTTGTAATATGTTTCTTCATTCTTTTGGGCAGAACCTTCGGAAGAGAAAGAATATGGAAGGTTATGCTGATAATGAAGCTAAGATGTTAAGAGGTATGAAAGAAGGAACTATATTTAGTAATTCTGAAATTGTAGTTGACTCTGGAGGGTTTCAAGTTAGTATGGGTGATTTAAACTTGGAACAGACAAAGGGTCTCTTGGATATATATCACGACTTTTTAGTAACACATAAAGATGTATATGATCGAGCATTTTTATTAGACCTGCCTCCGGGTCAAGGAGGACATCCTGATTTCTTTAAGGTATATGATGATATATACAGGTGGAATTATCAGTCTTATACTAGAGCTGCTAATCTTCCAAGTGATGTTAAAAGAAAACTAGTTTACATTCATCATTTCAGAACTCCTGCTCTTTGGGATATATTTATGAAGATTATGCGAGATGATAATCTGTTTGCAGAGTTTGAGCATCATGGGACTGGAGGTATGGTTGCAAATCTTGCATCTGACGCAAACACTCCATGTATTACTTATATCATCCCATTGATTCCGTTGCTAAATGAAGTAAAAAGAAATAATAGAAACTATTTACATTTTCACGTTCTTGGGATCGGCAATCCAAGAGACATATTTTTCTATGAATTTTTTAAGACTCATGTCAAGAAAGTCCACAACATAGATTTAGTTATATCTTACGACTCTGCTGGAGCGGCATTTAAACAGTTGAATCGAGCGAGATATATATTGGTTTATGATGAAGAAAATGACATGGTTGTAAAGATGTATGTGAAGACAAACAATCTTGATAAAAGATTTGGCAGAAACAATCGGTCAGTACTTGATGCATATAGTAATGAACTAAACTCTATGGCTGATCAATATGGTTTTAAGAGAATGTCATTGACAAGCGCTTCGGATATATATCAAAAGGATGGAATGGGAACTTTCCATGATCCTGTAAAGATTTATTCAATGTTGTACTCTTTGGAGTCTATGAGACAGATACAAGAGGTAGCTAAACGATATTCAGATGAGCTATATCCTTTATATGAAGCAAGGGAGTTAGAAGAGTTTACTAGAGGGGTTGAAATGGTAACAAGGAAGTTCAACCATGAAAGAATAACAAGAAAACAAAAAGCAAAGACAAATAGTTTAATAAGGTCATTGGACATGCTAACAACTCTAGATGAAGGTTATTGTAAATATGTAGTTGATAGATTTTTAGCGAAAGATGAGTTTATACATTTAGATCCATCTTGTCCATTGAGGTTCTAATGAAACCAATTATAGTACGGCCACTTGTAGATCATATAAATGACAATATAACTCTTCTCGAGAATGAGTACTTATGTGAACCGTGTAATGGTTGGGGAAGAGTTATGAACGAGGATGGTGAACTTCGAACTATTTATGTTCAATGCCCAAGATGTCTTGGAGAGGGAAAACTTGATTGGGTTGAGAACATTGTTGGCAAAAGAGAAGAAAATAAAAAGGGTGATGATTGGAGACCAAGAGCAGCAACGGGAATTGTAGTTGATCCAACTGATGGGAAGAGAATAAGATGAAACCTGTTGTAGATACTGAGAATCACAAAATTGAATTAAAAGAAGGTGAACTAATATGTGGTGACTGCAATGGGTGGGGAGTTGTTTATAGGCAAGAAGGAGTAGGGGAATGGCCTTATGATAAACCCTACTACAGAAATAGGTGGATCAAAAATTGCGAAAAATGTAATGAGACAGGAAAAGTTGATTGGGTAGAGAATATAGTAGGGAAAGCTAAACAAAACTTTCAAGGAGGAGAAGATGGCAGATTTTGATAAAGCATTCGAAGTAACAATGGGTCACGAAGGCGGCTATAGTCACGATCCTGACGATCCGGGTGGGGAAACCTACAAGGGTGTTGCAAGGGATAGACATCCAACTTGGAAGGGCTGGATTGTGATTGATGGCAAGAAAAGTCAACCCAATTTTCCTAAGAATCTTGATGGAGATGATGATTTACAAGACTGCATCAAAGACTTTTATAAATTGAAATTCTGGGATCCTCTCTGTGGGGATATTATTCCAGACGATGATATTGCAATTGAAATGTTTGATACTGGTGTAAACATGGGTACCTACCAGGCATCTAAGTTTCTCCAGCAGACTCTGAATCTCTTGAATAGAGAGGGACATCTTTATTCTGATATTGTAGAAGATGGCGATGTTGGAAAGAACACAATTAAATCCCTCAATACCCTTCTCAGTTATGACCCACCTGAACTCGTTCTTCTCTGGTTGAATATTTTCCAGGGTGCTAGGTATGCGAGTATAACTGGGAACAACCCCAAGTTGGAAAAGTATATGAGGGGATGGTCGAAGCGTCTCAAAGTTGAAAAGACGTATGGTTAAAAAGGTAACCTATCGGGTAAAGAGAATAAGACCTTGTCTTAAAGAAGGCGAGGTCTTTTGTAGTATATGTGATGGGGATGGTATTTTAAAAGAAATAACAGAAGACTCAGTTACAGTAGGAACTTGCCCTCATTGCTTAGGAGAGGGTAAGTTTCAAGACTGGGTCAAAGGTATGATGGGTAAAGATGATGGCAAACCAAGAAGAATTACAAAACACTACAGAAAAGTCCAACCCGAGTGATGTTGAATGTCAAGATTGTAAAGGTTGTGGATTTGTAGCAGCTACTATTTGTCATACTTGTCATGGAGATGGAAAACTAGATTGGGTTGAGAACGTTGTGGGTAAACATCCAAAGTCTTATGGGAGCACGTTTAAATATGATAGAAAAACAGGAAGAGTCGTCAGAGTCGACTAAGGAAAAAGAAAAAGAAGAAGCGGCTGCTTTTTTTGCAAAGAAGTTGGCTGGAGTGAAAGACCATGATACGCCCTTCTACTATTTATGGTCAGAGTTTCTTGGAGGTCTTGCTCTAATATCTTTCAAATTTTGGGTTATGTATCTAACAGAAGAAGAAGGATTTAGAAAGAGTATTGATGCTGATCCAAAGGCTATTATAGAAGTTGTATTACAAATGTGGAGGGTGAAAGTTATAGCTGAGATTGATGCAGAAATGGAAAGACATGAAGAAATGTTGAAAAGTCCATATGGAAAGATGTTTGGAAAAATGACACCTCCAACTGATCAAGCACGCAAAGATCTATATGAAGCTGTAAAAGAAGTAGAAGAGAAAGCGAGACGAGTACTCTATGATGGTATTATTGCGCCGGTGGCTGAAGCTAAAACTGAAGGAGGGTGAACTTGTATGCCCGGAGTGTAAAGGTTCCGGTTATAAAGTTCATAAACCCAAATGGGGAGTCAAAGAAACAATTTCTTGTCCCCTCTGTGGTTCCGCAGGAAAGGTTGACTGGATTAGAAATGCAATTGGACCTGACCCCACGAGACCTCAGCAATACTGGTTAGACAAATCGTATGCAAGAAAAATTTTCGAATGGTTATATAATAGGATGAGACATGTCTGAATATGAAATGTATGAATGTGAAAAATGTAAGGGTAAGGGAAAATACTATCAGTGCGGTGAGTATAGTACAACTGTACCATTTAGGTGTTCAGAATGTAATGGTGATGGATATTTAGATTGGGTCGAAAACGTTGTTGGAAAAAGACCACCAAAAATGTTGGAAGCGTCATGGGACTCATCTAGTCATATTACGATAGATTCGACCGCCGCTCAAGTTGCTATCCTCTATCCAAGAGGGCATGGGAAGACAGCTTTTTTAAAGGCACAGAAACAGATTGATAGAGAAATTATTCAGGTGATGAGTAACAAAATTGCAATGGAGATTGATAAGCAGATATTAGAAGAATTAACTGGAAAGGAGTGAGAATGATAACGGAGGCGTTTCTCAACATTTGCTTCTCGGTTCTATTTTGTAAGTTGCCCGAGGGGAGCAAAGTGAGGAGAGATAACACTTTATGTAAAGATATTTTAGACGTACTTGAATTCTTTCAAGAGAAAGAAAAGATTGGAATTTCAGTTACCGCAAAAAGTAAGTTTGAATGTCTTAATAGAATTTGTGGTCTTCGACTTGAAGGTTCGGGCAATGATGCAATAATCGCAAGTTTGACAGGATTTGGTAAGAAGTATGAAAGTTTAAAAGACTTCCTTGAATCATCAGCACATGAACAAGTAGAAACTCAAGAAGTTAATAAGAACATTGAGCAAATAAGAACACACAGAAAAGCGGTATCAATGTTCGCCAATTATGATGAATTGGTTAAATTAGTTGAGTTAATCAAGGATGGTTCGTTTGAAGCAATTGATGATTTAGTAAAAAATCAAGAGCACGTAATAAAAGAATTATATGTAAATGTAATGGAACACAATCGAATGTCAGATATTGAATCGTCAGCTTCTCTTGATTTAGTTGAAGATGATCACACTCCTATTCAAGAAGAAATAGTTGAGAAATATACAGGTAAAAATAAAGTCTCGGCCGGTTTTCAAGTTTTTGATGGTAGTATCTTACATGGAGGATTTGAGACTGAAAGACTTTATATTTTTGGTGGGGGTACCAGTGCGGGCAAGTCAACTCTATTGAATAATATGATAATAAATTCTGCAACTGAACTTGATGTATTTAGTGCGCCACCTCAAGGTGATAAAATTGAAAAAGTTTATATCTATATAACTCTTGAAAATTCTCTTAGTGATGCGTATTTAAGAACATACCAACCTTTGTTTGATAGGACTACTCCTCAAGTTGTACACGATATAAAGAATGGAGTTAATATCAAACAAATGATAATGGATAAACTTAGGCGAACTAACAGTACAGTAATCATGAGATTTTTCCCTGCTTATTCGATTACTCCCAATGATCTTATGCCTGTTATAAATGATGCAATGACAACTTATGGGGAAGAGACAATACAGGGTATATATGTTGATTATCTTGATTTACTCAGACCTGATCGTAGGCACGAACACTATAGGATAGAGTTGGGACACATCGCTTTATCTCTCAAAGGCCTTTCAAGTTATTACAAAATTCCAGTAATCACAGCAAGTCAGTTAGGTCGTCAAGTGTATGATGGGATAAAGAATGCAAGAGAACTTCATCTCGGTATGATGTCTGAGTCAATTAAGAAAGTTGAGCATGCAGACTTTGTAGCATTACTTGCTCGAAATGTTGAGCATGAGAATTTAGTCCATATGTTTGTTGGAAAGAACAGGAGTGGTCGAGCGAATGTAGCGATTGACTTTCGGGCAGATTTTGAGAGATACAAATTTTTGAATGGTAATATTGTTGCTGTATCTAAAGAAGAAAGACCTGAAAAACATCTCGGAACAACTTCTCCTACAGATGCCTCTTTTACAGGCATGTCAATATGAGATATTATCTGACTGTAAGATTGAAATATAATAAGAACAAAAAATAAATTACGAGTGACAAAAATTATGACTTTTAGGGAGGTAAAAGAAAATTAGGGAGGAATTATTATGAGCGAGAAAACCAAAAAAGTTTCGTACGCCAACTTACTCAAAGAGGCACTTTCAGATTTTACTGAAGTTCCAAAGAATGTAGACACGGTAGGTCCGTTCCTTGATCCTATCCTCAGCTATAAGGGTGACGGTGAACTTCCCACCCATAAAGACGCTGCGTCCATTCTTGAGAGGTACTACTTCGAGCAAGATCAAGATGAAGGTGTTACCATCTCTTTGGATGAGGAAGAGTCAGTAGTCAGCAAAGATATCGTGACTGTTGGCAAAGACAAGGCCGCTCTTCCAGAGGTACCAGAAGACGTTGAGGACTCCAAGAAAGATACCGAAAAAGCAATGGCCATGGAGCAGGCCGAAGAGGAGATGGTAGCGGATGAGGAAGAGGAAGAAGCCGAAGAAGTAGCTGAGCAGATTGTCCCTGAGGAGCCAGCTGGTCTTGCTGGAGATGAAAAAGAACTTCCACCAAGGAAGGGCAAAGATGCAGACAATCAGGTTAAAGCTGCTCAACTAGAGACCGACGATTCTGTTGAAAGTGCGGTCATTGAAAAGCTGATCTCCGAGATGGAAGAGGAAGATGAGGAAGGCGAAGGTGAAGAAAAGGAAGTAATGGAGGCAGCTGGTGAAGAACTGGTCGCTGAGCAGGACGAAGAAAAAGAGGAAGAAAAAGAAGAGGAAAAAGAGTTAGATGTCGATGAGGAAATGGAAGGTGGAGAAGAGAAAGAAGAAGAGAAAGAAGAAGAGGAAGAAGTTACTGAGGATGCTGGCGTTGGTCCTGGTCCTCCCAAAGCAAAAGGTGCAATGGGCAATGCTGGTGAGGGCGAAGACGAAGACGAGGGAACTATGTATGAAGCCTTCCAAATCTTCAAAGAGCAAATTGAAGATGAAGAAGAAGTTCCTGAGGTTGACTCAGAAGAAGTTGTGGTTTAGGAACTTTGAACTCAACAGTGGAGTAATTGTGCTTCACTGTTGAGTCTATTTTTTTGGATCTTCGGAAGGTGCCAATGAAAAGAGAAAAACGAAGAGTGAAAATCCATGAAGCGAATCACATGATTATGTTTAGAGGGAAAGAAGTGAGATGTCCGGTTATCTTAGATGTTACTGATAAAGAATTTGGTCCTGTTATGATGATTATAAAGTCTAGGGGAATTATGAATTATGAAGTCGAAGATATAATTGAGAAACCTAGAAAAGTAGATAAAGATTTAGTCATGGATGTTCCACAAGAAATCGACGAATTGGTGAAGATTGAGGAGTTCGAGAGTAGAACCACTCTTGACAAAATCTTAGAAGAGAAATGAAACTAATAAAGATCATCCATGAGAGTGCAGATTCAATTGAGATCAAAGATGAAGATGGTCAAGATTTGTCCTCATATGTGACAAATCTATCGAAGCTCCTTGAAGCAAGTAATGTTTCAATTTTAGAGACCACTTCGGGTTCGGTCATAATTAGACCATCAAGAATATGCTCGATTGTAGTCTCCGAACTTAGCGATGAAGGCGAAACAACCGAAGAAGAAGAAATTGTGACTAAAACCGAAGACGAACAAGTTGAACAAACTGAAGACGTCGTTACTGACGGAGAATAAAGTGCCTCTATACATTCCCTTAGGATTAGCTTCTATAGCATTTTGTGCAGTGTTGCTTCTAATTAATAAGTACCAAGATTCAAATAAAAGGATGGAAGCGATCAAAAACTTCCCATCGTATGCTGCTGCTCTTGGTTATCACTTAGAAAAAGCATATGAGATAATTCATAAAGATAAGATGCTTATTTATTCTCTTGAAGCAACAAGAGTGCCCGATGAGCACTTCGCAGTATACACAAAAGATTTTATAGTTCTGGTACTGAAGCTCATGGGCAAAAAAATGGAAAAAGAGTTTTCTTATGTCTATGGAGATCTCGATACCCTCATTTTTAATATAACTGAATTTTTTAATACTAAATATGAAGACGATGAAATAAGACGAGATTCTTTTACAGCAATGCTTGAAGAAGGGATTGATATAGGAGGAGAAGAAGCAGCAGCTGGAGAGCAATAAAAGCTCGGAGAAAAAATATGCCGCTTAGTGATACGTTTGACAAATTAAAATCTTCAGTCCTTGGAGTGAAAACTACAAAGATTGATAGAAAGTTAGACAAAGCAGTCCGAGACATCTCAATGTATAAATCCCAATCTGGGAGAAATGGATATATAGACTTAGTGCGTTCCGTTATTTCCAAGAGTGGTCAAATAGACATTGGTGCTGGAAGTCAAGGACTTTTTGGTCAAGCAGCAACTCCTGCGATGATGGGTCAAGGTGGGAGGTTAATGCGGTATAGAACATATGAAGCAATTGTTTACAATATAAGTTATTGTTATAGAGCATTAAGTGTTTTGGTAGATAATATTCTTTCTCCAGATGACATTACAAAAGTTGCTCTTGATATTAAACCCGTTGAGAAAATATCAGAGGAAGTGTCTGGAGAAACTGTTGTAAACCTAGTTCAGGAAATAATTAAGAGCCTAAAACTTGAGCAAAACCTAACTAAAATAGTTAGGAACACTTTGGAATTTGGTGACTATTTTTGTGAGATTGCCGACACAAAGACAGCGCTGACGTCGAGGGCGATAATTGCGGAATACCATGAGTATATAGACTCTAATGCAAAAAATACTGATAAAGAAACATTAGTTATAGATGGACTTGGTGAGAGTGAATTAAAGAATATAAAATTTATAATGGATTACTCATCCTTCACTGAAGCTGAAGATATGACAGGTAAAAAAACAGATGACGATGATAGTGAAAAAAATTTAAAGGATGTACACTTAGTTTTCCATGAAGCAAAATTTGTTGTTAAATTGCAAAGTGATCTTTTCCCCATTTGTTTTGGCTATTTAGTATTTCCTAGAGCATTGTCTATTCCTCAATTGGCGGTACAGGATCAAATAGTTAATAATATTTGTCTAGCGATACTCAAAAATGTTGAGAAGAGAATTCCTCAAGCTAAAGAATTGCAAGACAATGAAGATCTAAAAGATATCATCAAATCAATGATTGTATCTTCTGATTACTCAAGATCTTTAAATATTCGATATGTGCCACCCGATAAGATGGAGCACTTTCATGTTCCATCAGATAGGTATTTCCCATATGGTGAGTCTATATTTGACCCGTGCCAATTTAATGCAAAAGTCTTAATTGCTTTAGAAACTGCATTGGCAATTCATCGACTAACTCGATCTATTGAAAAGAGAAAGATTGCAATAGAGATTGGATTACCACGTGATGCTAAGAAAGCAATTGAGAAAATGAAAGAGGAGTTTAGAAAAAGAAAAATTAGTTTGGACTCATTTGGCACAGTTGATACCATTCCAAGTATGATTACCACATTTGAAGATATCTACATTCCTCAAAAGGATGGGAAAGCATTTGTTGATGTTAGTACCTTCAATGAAGGTGGCACTGACGTTAGAGGAAAAGTTGATGAGTTAAAGTTTCTGAGAGATAGTATTGTTGCCTGTCTCGGGGTACCAGCTAGCTTTTTGAATATTGAAGAAAATCTCTCAAACAAGGCCGCTTTATCTGAGGAGAATATTCTTTTTGCTAGGACAATTGTTGGTCATCAAAAATATTTTACTCATCAAGTAAATAGTCTGCTTTATAAGGTCATAGAAATAGTTAAACCAGATATTGCAATAGAGATACTAGATGCAGTCCTAATTGCTTTTGCACCACCTAAATCCCTCCAGTTTGAAAGAGAAGCAAGATATTTAAGTGATCTAGCGAACATGATTGATACATTGGAAAGAATAGGTATACCAAAAGAGTATGCCAAGAGGAAATACCTCAGTCAGATTGATTGGTCTGATGTTGCTAAGTATCAACCGAAGAAGATATTGAGAAAGGTTTAGGTACTGAGAAAGAAGAAGAGGAAACAGGATTTGGTGGAGGCGGTACGTTCTAAGGAGATAATGTTATGTCTGAGAGATTCAATCAAATACTTAATGAATTAATAAGTACGATGAACAGCACTCTGTTCTGGGGTCCACAAGGATTTAGACGTCAAAGTCAGAACATGATGTCTTATTATGACCCTAGATATGCTACTGGTTGGGAGGACTACACAACCCACCAGTCGATTGGTGCCGTGGGTCCTCCTGCTACTTCAATCGGTAGTTCTATACCAATTGAAGGATATGGATTGACAAATAAGAAAGTTGAAGAGCAAGAAGATGAAGAAATAGAACATGACAAGTTAGCGACAGAACAACCAGTCCCTCTTCAGCAGCCTCCTTCTGTTGGACAGTTTGAAGAAGAAGAGGAAGAAAAAGAAGAGGAAGAAAAAGTAAAGAAATCAGATTTAGCAGATATAAGAGAACAAGAGGAAGAAGAAGAGGAAGAGGCTATGCCAGAAGAAGATCCAGCAGCCGCTGGAGAGGAAGAGGCTATGCCAGAAATGCCTGGGGAAGAAGAAGGTATGCCAGGTGGTGATGAAGGTATGGGAGGTTTCCCGGGTATGCCGGGTGAGGAAGATACAGGACCCGAAACACCAGGAGAAGTTGGTCGTATCTATGAATTAAAGAAGATATATTCACGTTTGATTTCTATTGATAAACATTTAGCTGAATCAACTGATAGTACTCTTCTGAAATTAAGACAAATAGTGGGTCAATCAATTGAAGTCTTTGAAGTGATGATAGCTAATATAGATTTATTTAAAGAACAGGTAGACGATATAATCGTCCTATATTATGAGTTTCTCGAAAGAGTATATGGTCTCTTAAAGAAATACTATTCACTTAAAAAGAAAGAGGACACGAAAAAGGAAAAAAAGGATGCCGAAACTACGGATAAACCAGAAGGGGAGTCTCCTGAATTTGGACCACAGTCAAGTGAGAACCCCATGTATAATAGACTTTAATGACCATAATCGGGATTTGATATTTAACCAATTAAGAGCAGCCGGAATTACTGATTATGTCATTGATACTCCTATTGTAATTCAAAGAGTTGGAGAGCGGGGGAGAACTAGTTCGTTTCCATATTTACTTAATTATAAACCAGATCCTCTTGATACGAGAGATTATAAGGCTTCTACCATTACCGAACTACCACTTACTTATTCTTTATCTGTAGATTATACAGGTGAAATGTCTCCAGTGAAAGATCAAGGTCGTAAAGGTTCTTGTGTTGGTTTTGCAGTTGTTTCAATGAAAGAATGGCAAGAGCAAAAGGAGCATATTGATGAAATGCTCATGGGGAAGAAGTACAGGCGAAAAGCAAAACACTACGACTTATCAGAACAGTGGCTTTATCACAAGTCGAAAGAAATTGATTCCTGGCCAAATCAAGAAGGCACAAGTTTTAGGTTTGCACTCAAAATCCTTCAGAAAATGGGAGTTCCGCCAGAGAAGGCATGGCCGTATAGCGACAGGACGTTAGGGAGTCCAAAGAGATGGGCGAAAATGATTTCCCTTTGGACAATGTGTGGTCACTATTACAGACTAGAGAACATAGAACAAATTGAATGGTCGTTGAAAAACGTCGGTCCATGTCTTGCCGGCATTGGTTGCTATGAAGAGATATTCCATGTCGGAGATGATGGTTATGTTCCATATCCAGCAAATCCAAAAGTTCTCTATGGAGGTCACGCTATTTGCTTTGTTGGATATGATTCAAATAAAAAGCTAGTAAAGTTCAAGAATTCTTGGGGAACAAATTGGGGAGAGAAAGGTTATGGTTATCTCCCTTACAATTATATTAATGATTTCTGCTGGGATGCTTGGGCTGTAAAAGATATTAATGTTACAAAGGAGATGCTTAAGAAAAAATAAGAGGTGCTAATATGTCACACTTTTTTGTCGAGAGTGCAATTATTCAGGAAGCAAAAATAGTAAAAGAAGAACCAGGTAAAGCAATTTTTCGTATGGTCCTTCAAACTGCTGATCAAGTCAATCAAAATAAAAGATTATATCCACAGGCTGTTTTGGCCGAAGGTATGAAAGAAGTAGAGTCTCGTATGACTCGTCGTGCATTTCTGGGAGAACTTGATCATCCAGTTCCAACTGGTAATCAGTTCGATGAAGTTAGACAGACGACAGTCATGTTGAAAGAGGTCTCTCATCTGATTCGTGACTATGACTGGAGAGGAAAACAATTGGTAGGAGAGCTGGAAACAACTAATACTCCTAACGGGGGAATACTCTTAGGTCTGTTAAAAGATCGCTCCGGTATTGGAATGAGTATGAGAGGATTGGCCTCTTTGAAAAGGACGAAAGAGCATAATGAGGTTGAAGGTCCTTTAATGATTATTACTTACGACTCAGTGTCACTACCTAGCCACACAGCGGCTGTTGTTGATTTCAAAGAAATGAAATTTGAGAATAAATCTATGCTAATTGAAAATTGTGATTGTGGAACTGTCTGTACAGCAGACGGAACTTGCTATTTAGCAAGTTATTTTGATAAGTTAGTTGAAACGAGAATGATCCAATTCTTCGAAAGGTGGGTATAGGATTTTATCTAGGTAAATTTCTTTATCTAGATGGGATCCGAGGAATCAACTTATGAAGATCAAAAAAACTAGTTTAGGCGAAAAGTTAGAACAAAACAAAAATCCATCCTCCGAGAGCTTTATCTCGGAAGTGGTAGATAGAATTTTCCTAATTTGCATGAATGATCAGAATTTCAAAGTCAGAGAAAAACTCCAATCAGTAGAGAACCAACTTGAAAATCAGCGAAAGAAGGTTACTAGACAAGAGGGTCTGTTAAGTGAGGCCGATAGAATTAAAACTGAAGTAACCGAAAAGATTTCTGAACTTGATGAAGACACTCTAAGTCTCAGAGAGACGCTTCTTGAATCTCTAGGAAGTGAACTATGAAAATAGTCGAAACTTCAATTCCCGATATTAATATTAAAAATATTGATAAATCGAAACTCAATCTTGCTGAAAAAATAGTTAAAGGGATTCACCCTTTGCTTGACGATGTTTATCGAGAAAAGACAAAACAACTAGAAGAGTTTAAGGACGATTATAAGGTCCTTAGGCAAAAGGTTCACAGGCGAAAAGAGGAACTTGAACAATTAATGATTGAACACCGAAGAAAGAAAAGGATAAAAAATCTAGTTGAAAAAATTTCAAAGTTGGTCTCAACTGGATTAGTTCACGAAGGGGCTATGAGAAACCAAATGGTGGTTCTCTTAAAGATAGTCGAAAATTTATCTGAGGAAAAGTTAAACCATCAATTGAGGGAAATAACAAACATGGTAAGTAAAAGATTTGCAAGAGTGTAAGATAACATTAAAGGACAAGGAGGTAGTGTACTATGATGAAAGAACTCTTAATGGAAACCTACAGGACCACGAAGAAGATTTCGGGTATTGATCCATCAAAGCCCGGAAATCTGAAGGCCGTGCTTGTAGATGACGCAGCGTTTGAGGCATATGTTACTAGCCTCGCTGAGTCCATTGAGGACAAGAAGGACCGTCAGAATTTTATGATACTGGCCGAGAATACCAGAATTAACCTTCTGGAAAATTCAATGTTTCAAATCAACCCTTATGAAACTTTGACTCTGCCGATTCTGCGCGTGTTCTATCCGAAGCTGGTCGCTAAGGAGCTCATCACTGTTTCTCCAATGGACAAACCGGAAACAATCAAGGCCTTCCTGACTGCCACATTCCACAAATATGGGGACGCAACTTCGTACCCAGCCCCAGCGACGACCACTGATGTTTCAGCTGGTCCAGCTGTTGGTACTCCTGTGGCAGCCACAATGCCTGTACCAAGCAAAGATTTTGATGTATTGGCACTGCTTGGTTTGACCAGCACGGATGTCCATATTGAACGTGACTGGGAAATCACAGCCGTTAGTGCTGATGGTACTGCTTGGACCGAAGTTTCAATCATCCCTGCTGTTGAGGGTCACTTCTCAGCTGGCGTAACTGTCCCGGGTGTTGGCGACGATGTTATTTCAGGTCAGGTTGATTACCTCAATGGTACCGTTGACATTTCCAGTGCAACTGGAGTTGTCACAATTATCAGGTTTACCTGCACCACTTCTCTTGAAGAGAATAGGGTGAACCCATATGTCAGGTTGAATGTTGACAAAGTACGCCTCTATGCTAGGGATCGCCAGATCTCAGCGAACTGGACAATAAATATGGAGCAGGACATGAGAGCTCTGTTCGATCTGTCCATGCAGGCTGAAATTGTCAATATTCTGGGCCAACAGATTGCTCTTGACATTGATAGGGAGATTATTAACTCCTTGATTACAGGCAATACGAGGCTGAACCCAGCGACTCATACTGATACTTTCTCTCGCACCCCACCGGTAGGTTATACCTGGGGTACCAAGTATTGGCATGAGAATATCATTCCGACTCTGAATGTGCTGTCTGCCCAGATTTACACAGACACCAACATTGAGGCTGGTAACACCATCGCGGCCAACCCGCTTGATGTTGCTATTCTGGAAGATATTCAGACTTTCAATTATACTGGTACTTCAACTGTTGACGGTGACATGGGATATCGCTCTGCTACTGTTGCAGGTGGCAAGTGGCGAGTTCTGACCAGTGCTGTTGTTCCACAAGGAACTATGGTCATCGTTTACAAACCAGTGGAAGAGTTGAAAGTTGTCTATTACTACTGTCCATATGTACCAGCGGTCTTGCATCCATATCCACTTGGCTATACCCCATCACTGACCATCTTAAGTCGTTATGCGACTTCATTGGTCAGACCACTGGGTATTGCTACACTGACAATCACGCCGTAAATGGACAAAAAAATAAGCACAAAAATAACCCTCCGGGGAAACTCGGGGGGTTATTTTTTCGTTGTTTCATTCTCATCTAATTTGTACCATGGCACTCGTAGTACATTATGCAAGGCCACCGTACTATAAAGCACATACTCTAGATCACCATTACCCCCCGCATCATCTATCAACTTGAAGTCGTGGTAATCAGAATTGTAGTGATAAAGAGGATAGGTCCATGTTCCGATTGCTGCTGAAGCAACATAACCTTTAGTGAAGTATGAATATCTTGTACTTTCAAAACTGGTTAAAGCAAGTCCAACGCTGTGTTGAAGAACGAACCCTCCTCGGGCGAACCATCTCAAATCTGAATCACTGTCATAGCTGGTTATTTCTTCTTTGGAATAATAGTCCTTGAATTTGAACTCAACATCAAATACTTCTCCTGCCAACCAATGACCTCCTACGTGCATACATACACTTGTTATGACACCTGCACTAGTATATGCCCAATCTTTGCCCTTAGCTTCTTTGACAATATCCATATCCACTCCAAAGAAGTAGAACTTGGTACCGCCACAACCACAGAGCAGTAATAGAAGGATAAGCAGAAATTTCTTCATAGAATATTCCTCCTCCTCCTCCTCTATTTGATATTTGTCCATTTAATCTTTCCCTTTTTCTTATCCTCAGGGAGAAGGTCAAGGAGTTCTCTGAAGGTTAGAATTTTCACGTCTTCATCTGCAAAGTAGTATAGGACCGCACCACCTCTAGTTGCAGCATACTCTTGCAAGGTTCTATCTTCTATTAAACCAAGATATTCCATAGCAACTGCAAGTTTTGAAGATGAGAATATATGCTTATCAGCAATAAGGTCCTCTGGTCCAATTTTGTTGTCAACACAGAATTCACCAATTACAGCCAAACATGCTTCTCTTTTTGTTAGCATAGATAACCTCCTCGTCTAATACTTGGTGTACCACTTCTGGCCAGGTGGTACTTCACAGGCATGTGGCGTCCAATGCTTCTTCACTTCGGCTGGTCCGGGATTTCCCATCACTATGGCTGCGATGATGAAACCCAGGATGGCTGCAAATATTAGATAAACTAACCATTCGCTACCCATTTTCTAATCCCTTCCTTTCTTTTGCTAGAATTACTTTTGCCTGCTCAGGGTAAAGTAACATCAGGCAACCGTCACAGAAACCGTGACTTATGTTTGGTAGATTTGGATCTTCAATCTCTCCTTCTTTCTCTCCAACGATACACTCACAACTCGAACAGATTATAGTTATCATAGTCGCCCTTTCATTTCCACCTCAGAGAGATCAATCTCGGGTGGACTCAAGTCAAATAGCCATATTGCTGCTCTGAAGCATAGGAGAAAGAAGAGGAGGATAACCGTGAGAAAAACTGACCATGCATTTCTAAGTTTGTAATATTTCACAGAAATTCCTCCTTTCATTTATAAGGTTCTCCACAGCAAAACTTATGGTAAGTACAATCGTTTCGTTCGCACACTTTAATGATCCGTTCCTCTTTAAAACAAGGATCCTCCCCTCTGGTTTTCTGCTTTCCTCGTACATATTCAGTAATGCAACTTTCGCATATTCCGCCAGAATATGGACAAGGATCGGGGTTCCATTTTTCTTGCAGATAGAGAAGGAATATTTTAATCAGACCATGGTTGTCATTATTGACTGACCAGGTGTGCCTGCATTTTACGCATATATATTTCATATAAAAACCTCCTTTCAAATAAGTAATATATATAGTAGGAGGTTTTTTACATAACCGAAAAAAAGACCCCGAGATCATCTAAACTCTCGGGGTCGTGGGGAGGAAGTGAGTTATGGAGACTCACTTAGAATGCACAATGCCCAGTTTGTCTTCTTCATACGGAGACGATACAGGCAATCCTTCTAACTCCCTCCACTTTGACCACAGATCAAGAAGGAATATTTTGAGCATATAGCGAATGCTCATGTTCTTAATATGGTTGTCACTCATGATGTTACTTGTGACAAACTTCTTGGTTTGCGCCAGAGTTGGAGTTTTCTTTTGTTTCTCCCTCCATGTTTTACAGAGTTCAACCTTTGCGGAGCTAAGAGTTAACAGACCTTCAGAATCATGAGGATCCTTCTTATAGAGAATTTGTTTACTTTTCAAACCTCTAACAAAGAATTCTCTCCTGCCCTGCATCCGAGTTCTGTAGTCGTAAAAGATGGGAGAATATTTGTCGTCCTGTTTACGGAGAAAACTTGTTGCCAGGACATGGAGTTTTGTTTTCAGGTATGGGGAATAAGTTATACTCTTCTTTGTTTTGGTATGACCACCCTTATCCACATATTCCCTATCAACTAGGTGGTGTGCCTTTTTGCTCCTACCTTCTCCTCTGACAACTTCTTCACCATCAATAGTATCCACTGTCCATACCACATCAAGTCCAGCATAACTCCAAAATGAAGTAACGTGTGCTGCTCTATGAGGATCAAGTTCGCTCACCATAATACCACCCATAGTAGGACCAACTCCACTAAGTCCTTTCAGATGATCTGTCCAAATTGGAAATTCTTCAAGAAATAATTCAAGTTGTTTGGTGATTATGTACTCTTGTTTAACGAGTTTTAAATAGGTGTCAACAAACACGAACATGATTTCATCCGAGATTATACCGGGATGTGCATCTCTCACAATGTTTGGAATCTCTCTCATGTTAATTACGACACCATCAGTAATTCTTTTGTACTCTCTGGAGATAAGACCCATCAACTCTCTTGGGAGGCCTCCAAGACCATCTTTCTTCTCTCCTGGTTTAAGACCAAAACGACGATATAAGTTTCCAAGAATCCTATTTCCCATTCTGATTCTGTCACGTTGAATGTCGTCGTATCCTCTGATCAATGCTCTCAGTTCAATCTTTGGACTCCACAATTCAGGTATAGGTTCCACGGGTATATCAAAACCTCTACCTTTGAAGATATCAGCGATTGATCTGATTGGTTCTAGAATTTCTTTGGTCATTACACTTCTCCTCGGTTCACTTTCCGATTTTGGGGTTTTTAGCTTCTTTCTGGTTCACTTTTTATTTTTGATTTCTTCTGGTTAATGGTTCACTCGTTACTGGTGGATTACTGTAGAACCCTGGTTCACTTATTTCTAACGGATTACTAAAAAACCCTGGTTCACTCTGCGTGCCGGTAAGGACTCAACTCCGAAGAATTGGTTACACGCGTTTCTTTAATGGTTCACTTTCGACACTTGGGTGTCTATTAGATAACGGTTCACTTTTTCTTGCCGGTTTTCTAAACCCCCTGGTTCACTCGCTTGTATTGGTTTTCTGATATACTGGGGTTCACTTATTTACTTTTAGGTTCATGACGCGATGTTGGCGTATAGGGCATTGGTCCGCCAGGTCCTTCATCTTTTGACTTTTCGATTCCTGTCTCTTCTTCAATGACTTCAAGTTGCGGTTCGTCGAAGGTGACAACCTCTGGCAATTTTCCCTCTTTATCAATGGGTGCTTGAATGCTAAGTCTTGCACAACCATTTAGATAAATGTGACGACAAACAGCAATTCCTTCAAATCCAGAAACCGTATCCCTTACCTTTCGCCCTAATTCAATCTCGCTCATTTAGACCTCCTTGATGGTTCACTTTGACTTCCGGGTTTTTCTAGCACAAAATGGTTCACTACTCACGATTGGATTTCTATCCGATCTTGGTCCACTGAGTTTTCGTGGTTTTTCTTCGATGTCCTGGTTCACTTATCGTCTTAGATTATTTATCCATACCAGGTTCACTTATTCTGTCTGGGTTGGTTGACCAATATGGTACACTCGGCAATTTGGTTAACTACGTAACTTGGTTCACTAGCGATGCTCGGTTGCTTCATAGGACTGGTTCACTCAAATATTTCGGGTTTATGACATTTTACGGTTCACTTGTGCTATCTGATTTTCATTTCTTCTATTGGTTCACTGACCTTGATTGGTTTTCTGTTTCATTAATAGTTCACTTACAGGAGGTGGTTATCTCAAGCCTCACGGTTCACTTTGACTTTGTCGGGTTTCTACCCCGGGTTGGTTCACTGAAGGGGAATGGGTTACTCTCGCAAATTGGTTCACTTAGACATGAAGGTTTCTACTCTCCTTAGGTTCACTCATTGATTCTGGTCTACTGAGGCTAACGGGTTCACTTCATTTTGTGGGAGTTCTACTTCGGTTCGGTTCACTCGGCAAGGATGGAGTACTGCAGGGGAATGGTTCACTTATGCTTTCTAGGGTTTCTAGCCCTGGTGGGTTCACTCAATATCGTAGGTTATCTATCTCGTCTCGGTTCACTTGGTCATCAAGGGTCGCTTCCTTCAACAGGTTCACTTCCTCCGCACAGGTTTACTGGATAGCATTGGTTCACTGTTCAAAACTGGGTTTCTTCCTTAGATTGGTTCACTCCGCGCAATTGGATTACTCTGGCGAGATGGTTCACTGTTTGTTCTTGGTTGTTCTTACACTAATTGGTTCACTGTCATGTACTGGATTTCTAACCAACGTAGGTTCACTCCACCCCTCTGGGTGACTAGCTTTTTACTGGTTCACTTTGGATCCTAAGGTGTCCTAAATCACGGTGGTTCACTAAGAAAGGAAGGTTTTCTTGGACACGTTTGGTTCACTTTCAACAACAGGTTATCTATTTCCTATTGGTTCACTCCTCAACAATGAATTAGTGTCGTTGTCTGGTTCACTCTATAAGACTGGTTCTTCTCTAGACTATTGGTTCACATAATTTTTCGGATTGGTACACTCTGAGGTGCCCTGCACCGATTGGTTTTTTACACTTGTTACATCTTGGGTTTCTGTACCATTGTGGTCCACTCAGAAATATAGGATTGCTGAGCTTCGCTGGTTCACTCCATTCCGGAGGTTTACTGCAGGCTTGTGGTTCACTTTGATCCGGCGGGTTTTTATCATAGGTTTGGTTCACTAACTATGTTGTGGTTTTCTCCACCATTGTGGTTCACTAGACTGATTGGTTGTGCTTATACCACGTGGTACACTGGGGTGAGATGGGATACTCTTTCCAAATGGTTCACTTTACAACGATTGGTGGACTTCTAGATATTGGTTCACTAGGTTCCATTAGATTCTTGAAGCATCTGGTTCACTACCCTCCTATTGGGTTTATTAATCACATTGGTTCACTTCTCACCTTTAGGTTTTGTTATCCGCATTGGTTCACTTTTTGAAACTGGGTTTCTCCAACTAATTGGTTCACTGAGGTTAATCGGGTTTGTGCCTCCTCTCCTTTGGTTCACTTGTTTCATTTGGGTTTTTACTAAACATTGGTTCACTTAGAACAAAAAAACAAATACAACAACCACCTCCATAAATTAATATATATGGTAGTTTAGAGAACCAAAAAAAAGTACTCAGACAAATCTGAGCACCTTTTTCTCTGGGTGATAGGGGGCGGGAATCGAACCCAAGACGGTATCAGCGGTTGAAAGAAGGAAAGACCCGCCGATTTGAAAAGCGTCCTCCCAACCATCTTGAATGACTTGTAGCAAGCCATTCAGCATCCATATGCCGTACCCCCTACCATTAGAGTTATTAGGACTTTTTGCATTTGCTCCTCTCTAATTATAGGGGGATGGTTTGGATGTTCCGTCTGATTCGATGTAAAAATCTGAAAGTTCTAAATTAATCTCCGCCTCAATTGTAAGTAACTCCAGTTTGTCCTGGTACTTTAAGTACACTCTTGTGGAGGCAATTATTAATAATACTCCACATATTAACGCAAAGGATGGAATAATATACCATTGATAACCCATCCTACTTACATGAATAAGGAGACCAATGACTGCTCCTACCGCCACTATAAGCAGTCCAGTTATCCATGCGGCAAAAGTCATTGCCGAATATAGTATGTTCTCAAACATAACATCCTCTCCCCTTCCTTAAAAAATGGAGAAACCCCCGTGTGTTTCTTTAACTATTGTGAAAGCACCATGGTCCGTAGTGCCGACCTTCCAAGTATTTGAGGTTTGAATGTCAATAGTAGTCACTTCAACTTTTGTGCCTACATGCTTACCTATTACATCTTCAAAAACTTTTTTCATATTGATTAACATATTTATCCCTTTTTTCAGAGAGGATGAAATCTCTCTTCCGACTAGAATTTTATCCTTGCTTCATTGATCTTCTTTTTCAAATATTCCTTATCATTTGTTCTAAAGAAGATTGTGAACCATTCGTGGTCTAATTCAAAGTCGGTGTGAAAGTGACAAACAGTAATCTCATTTAACCTTGCTCTATAGCTCATGAAATGAAATTGACTAAGCATTCTTGCAGAACCAAATATTCGGGCCGCCTCTTCTCCTGTGGTTGGCCACATTTCATTCTGCATTGCTGATGCTGTAAGTTTAACGTTCTCAACATCCTCTTCTGTGTAGTCAAATACAAAATCAACATGATAAATTAATTCTCCCTCTTCAAAACTTTTACGGTCGTTGATCCTTAATCCAACCAGATAATGATACATGGTTAACCTCAGAACAAAATATAAATGCTTAAATCGAGAAAGGAGAACTCAATGAACTATCCCGAATTTAGCGATAAGGGCGAAGTAATCTGTCAAGAGTGTGGTGTAGGTTATAAAGTTATAACCGGAACTCATACTCGAAAACATGGTATGTCTATTGAAGAGTATAAAGCAAAATATTCTGGTGCCCCCACCTCTGGAAAAATGTTTTCTCTAACAATGTCTCAAGTACAATCTAAGACTGAGATATTTGAAGAGAAACCAACTAAAGTCGAAGTTGACTTAAATGATACTGGTGAAGATGATGTGATAACAGATGAGGGGGCCGTCGATGAAGTAATCATTGACGAAATAACTGACGATGAAGATGCCCCAACAATTGAAGAAATTCAAGAGAAAATTCAAGATGAAGATATGAGCGATCTCTTTCAATTTGAGGGAGCTCAGGACCCTGAACCATATGATGCTGTAGACGAAGATGATAAGAGTCCAAAAGACAAACTCCAACTTATCAAGTTTTTGAGAAAGAAATATCCCTTCATTCAGAACAACTATTCGATAAAGAAGTTCATCATAACGGGTCATCTTGAATATGAGTTTATCACAGATATGGCCGATCCAATAAATAAAGTTGACTTTGAATTCCCAAATGCCTTTTGGCATAACAGAATGGCATATGAGGATCCACGTCGAGATGCAAAGCTACGTCAAGATGGATGGAGAGTTATTACAGTGAGAGCAAGAGCACCCAAAGTAGCCGACGTGAAAAAACTGATTTCCTAAGAAATGCAGAACAAATAATAAACTTACTATCTCACATAACGAGAGAGTTACTATTCAGTTACGGGGTGATGCTAAAATGGTATCACCCCACTTTTTTTCGTTGTCCCGCCTTATTGTGCTTCAGTTTTTTGTGGTTCTCAATTGCAGAGTCTATACACGCCTCTTTTGTTTCTTTGTCTAACAGTTCAAGAACTTCGGTCTCCTTTAATATCAACTCGTTAGCGTTTGTGGCCATGTTGACTGAGTAGACCATTGAGAGGTTCTGAATTGTTATGTACTTTGCTACCTCGGGATCATTCTCAATTTCCCTACAATAAATGTATGCCCAGTATGAGTCTGTTATGTACTTCCTCACCTCTGGACGATTCTCACGCTCTTTACAATAATAATATGCATCCTCTGGTTCCGTTATGTATTTTCGTATACTTGGAAAGTCCATAACGAATCTACAGTAGAAGTAGGCATGTTCTGACTTAGTTATTCTGCGTCTGATCCTAATATCATCTTTAACCCACCTACAGTATTCATATGCCCATTTGGAAACTGTAATTAGATCAGCGATTTCAAATGAGTTTGAGGTATCTCGACAATACTCAAACGCCCATCTGGAAATTTCGTATTCTTCTAACCAAAGGTCCATGATTATTATCCATAAAAAAAATTAAGAAAAGCCCTACTGACAAGTCGAGATTGACTCGTCAGTAGGGGGTTAATGGTTTAGTATAGGCTGGTTATTCCGCTAGGGGTTTCAGAGCAAACATTTGAATCCAGGGTTTGCTCTTATATCCAGCTTCACCACCAGAGATTCCAGTACCACCGGAACCAACACCACCATTATTCTGTCCTTTGCCGGAATTCTGAATCCAGGCCTGAGTGTAGTTCAAACCGATACCCCACCCAAATGCCTTGATTACTCGTGAGTAACCTTCGGCGGTCAGAAATAGTGTTTTGGCTCCCATGTCCAGAGCAGATAGAGCAGCTTTGGATAAAACTTCCATTGAAGTGGAGTCTACATTTTTGCTTGACACATAAATGAGACCTACTTGCTGTACAGGGTACTGCGGCCGCTTGATTATGATCTCAATGGTATCCTCAGGAAGTCTTTCATCTTTCTTCTTCAGGGGAACCAAAGATTTCGAGTTGAGCCTAACCCTGCCACCTACCATGGCCTCCAGTTCAGCCCGAGTCCACACCTTCTTGAAAAGCAGCATAACGCCTGCTTTCTGAAAGTTGTAGTCCTCTGTGGGCTGGCCGAAGTACTGTGGATAACCGGGATAGTTAACGGAACCCGGTACTGGGAAGCTTCTGGGAATCTCCGAACCATGCGTTGTGATGGTTGACTGCGGAGAACCTCCAATCATGAACTGGTTCTGAGCATTCGCATTCTGATTGGCGTTTGCAACATTGTTTTCCGTGTTGTTATTGTTCTGATCGCCGACTTGCCCGCTAGCGTCCAGATCTCCAGCATAAGCTGGGATCGCCATGGTTAAGCAGGCGAACAGGACAACTAGAATATATAGGAAACGTTTCATCCTATGCTCCTTTTTTGCCTGCTATTAGTCGACGATGCCAAGGCCTCCTGAGGATTCGTAGGTATCAGTAGTTACAACAGCACCACCACCATTGATAAGAACCTCGGTAGCGGAACTGGTCGCAATTTGCTGTACACCAACTGCTCCGTTGGAAGCATTGAGTTGCTGCTGCACTAAGTTCTGATTCAGACCACGCATCTCGAAGGAACCTTCTCCGACTGCGTAGGCATTATCGACACCCATATCAGAGTACTGTCCACCCGTTTGGGACATCATGGAAATCTGGACATTCTCCATTATAATGTCGACTTCTGTGCAACACATTGGGTACCAGTCAATGTCAACCTCAATGTCATTACCATGACCGTTACCGTTGGAGGAGTTCAGAACTTCATTAGTTGCCTGAAGAACCTCTCCACCTTCACCTTGGGTCTCGGTTTTATTGACGTCCACGTCCACGTCCACAGTTTTGTTTTCGTTGGTCGTTTCAGTCTTATTGACATCTATATCAACATCGACAGTCTTGGTTTTGTTAATGTTAATGGTTTTGATTATTTCGACTTTTGCATCCAACTGAGGATTCCAGTTTGTCGTCTGGTCCATCTCGAACTTTTCGATGTATAGATCCATCTGGAAGTTACTTCCATAGGTATCCTGCTCGTTGAACACACTGCCTCCGGCCTCACCGAGAGCCTCCACTTGCTCTTCATTGGAGTTCTCGCTGGCCTCCCCAGACCATACAGGGGTATAGGCAAAAATCAAAACAACAACCAAGAGTAACGCAAATAACGTTCTCTTCATGCGTGTTCCTCCTTACTGACTAGTAGTAGTCGAGTTGACACTACTGGCAGTTGCTGATTGACTAGTTCCTGCTTGGTATCCAATAAATCCGCTCCCATATCCAGCCTGTGACGCGTCATATCCTTGAACAAGAGCAGCAGATGCTCCTGTACTAGCACTAGATTTGTCATTGTTGCAGTCTGCTCCGCTAACTTCAGTTTTCGTATTAATCTGCTGAACAGCTAACGATTCTGTATCCTGCTCCATTCCTTTCGACTCTATAAGTTCAGAAAGGTCTACAACCTCCCCCTCCTTCCAGAGTCTTTGGAATTCTTTGTGGTCGAAAAAACCAGCCTGAACAGGAGCAGCAATAGTTTGCGTTTCCTTATTAAACAGATCATCCACATCCTTATTAATTACGAGTCCATCAACTTCTGAGCGGTTGATCAGATCAATGGTCTGATCAAACACCATTATTTGAGAGGACTCTGCGTCCCAGTCTGCAACTACGCTTGTATCAGCGTAGACTGGTGATACAAAGAGAGCGAAGGCAATGAATCCAAGCAAGATTGCTAGCTTCTTCATTGCCATCCTCCTTCTAAGAGAAAAACTAGTTTCTCTCAGGTCTGGAGATTATTCTAGAGTAGGCCTGACGATGGGGTTGTAGTCAAGGCTTCCACCCATGGCACCTGCATTAGCATACCCTTGGATCGTTCCATACTGATAGCCTCCACCATACTGGACCCCAGCAACACCGTTGCCATCAAAGGTCAGAGTTTTCTGGTGGTGCTCGACGACTGTACACTCAAGCTCGAAGTCATTGTGCTTGTCCCAAGTTTTGACGACTTCTACAGTCTTTGTCTCGGTCAAGTCCTCAGTCTTGTCAACATCAACAGTCTTGCTCCAGTCATCTGAACGGGAACCGTCAGCATTGATTTCTGCATCAAAATGCTTATCAACGCCCAAGGCACCGTCGAAGGAATGAGTGTTGGTGTTGGTGTTGGTTTCAGAGGATGACTCTGTTGCCGGAGGACCTTCATCTGATTCGGACTCATTTTCTGTCTTGTTTACATTCTCATTGACAAAAGTGGCGTCCGCTTCAACGTCGAAGGTTTTGTTTGCGTCGACGTCAGCATGGAAGTCCCAGTCGGAGTCATGACTCTCAGTCTTCGTCAAGTCAAAAGTCTTGTCATAATCACTAGTCTCTGTCTTGTTCAGACTGAAAGTTTTGGTTCCATCTGAGTTGAACTCGCCCTTCTTGGTGGTCTTCAATTCCCACCATTCTTGCTTGTCGATGGAAATATGGCCGAAGACACCAATCTGAGCCTGACCCTGACGTTGACCTTCTTCCATGAAGACACCCATCTCGGAATGAGCGTAGGCGCCGCCAATGGCTATCTTGTCATCTGGACAGTCAACACAGGGGTCAACACTGGCGGTGGCGATTCCACCGGCCTTCATCTCTTGGATCATTTCAGACTCTTGACCCATGAGACCGCCAATGGTATTTCCATCAGCATCAAAGACAGCCTGGCCACCTTGGGTCTGGTCCATCAGTTGGCCTTGCGCTGCTGCGCCATCCCAGTCACCTACACCCTCAATGGCGAAGGCACTCGGGACCCAGCATAGAAGTGCAAGAATTGACAATAATACCATAGTCTTCTTCATTTCTTTATTCCTCCTTTCAAGGGGAATATAATTAGTTGAAAATGTAACTACCTCTACCTACGCACTACTGTTGACCACCCCCTTTCAAATTTAGATTTGATCACTGTCGATTATTGAGAATAGAGCTCTTCGTTCTTTGGTTTTTTTACTTTGTAATATGCATCACCAATAGCAACTAAAGGAAGCCCTTGGTTATCATAGAGAACTGCTCTTAATCTTACAGTTGAACCAGAATCAACAGGACCATGAATGGTAATGAAGTTGTTAAGTTTGCTAGTAAGTCCGCAAACAGGTTCGATCTTACTGACACGCCGAGTATGGGGTTTTGACACATCAACCCAAGAGTTAACCTTATATTCAATGTTCTTTGGATTCTTAATCCAAGCGTTGAGTGTCACAGCTTCAACGTTATCAGGAAGATATTCCTTCTCGTTGATCTTGAAGTAGATTGGATACGGTTCCAATTCTTCCCCTCCAAGATCTTTCTTTATCCACCCAGCAACATAGTACTGAATCCTTATACCAACCTCTGGATCTGGGACCCATAAGTATTCCTGCTCTTGACTCATAGGGTACCCATCGACCAAAACGGTCATCTTAGGTGCACAGGAGACAGCAACAAAAATGATTAATATATACATCATACGCCACATGGACGTCCTCCTTTCAAAGGTCATCTTTGCTATCTCTTTGGTCTAGCCGGTCGATCTGCGTTGGGTGTACTCTGATAGCTTCTCTCAACATTATATGACCGACTTGATTGTGTTGAATGTGTTGATTGTGGACGGTTAGCAGATTGTGTTGCCCTTGTTACATCCGGACTATGTTTAGATGGTCTATCCCCACAAGTGGGACAGTCCGGAATATCAGGTGATGGGCAACAGTCCTTGGTTACTCTGATTTCGATTCTTGTGAGTTTTCCCTCAGTTTTGGAAAGGGTATCAGGCACTGCTAATGAGAGTTCAGGTCTGTAATCATCCTGCTTATCATCATCTTCGGGTATAGGTTGCTCAATGCATCTTGCCCTCATTGCCTGGTCATACCATGACAATGGTGTGCCCACCTTCTGCTTCATGTCAATAATTGTGAAGATCTCTTCACAGGTTGGAGTTGTGTCAGTGACAACTCGGGTGTCAATGTCGGATGGAGAATTGTATTTATCCGGTTTGATTTCATCTCCACCTGGAGTTATCAAGATTGGATCAGATGATACCAATTGCATCTCAAGTAGCGCTACTCCTACATCTGCATCTTGTGCTAAAACTATAGGGGAGAGCAAAAGTACAATTGATATAGCAAAGAAAAATACAAGTAAAATCTTCCTCATAGGCTACCTCCTTTCATTAGAAAATTTTACAAACTTGAAACAACTTATTGACCTAGGGTAATGGTGTATCAGTGGGCGGAACCCGAAAACTACCATCCCACAGGATACCCCCATTGCTAAATGAGAAGCTGCTACTACCACCTACTGGGCCACTGCCTCCCACTACCGGACCAAATGTAGAGCTATTGTTCCATGATGAAGACGTATTAATAGTTGTAGGTGGGGGATTGTTGGGAATGGAATCACTTTCATGAATATCCACTGGTGTCGTCGTTGTTGGAGGAGGATCTTCACCTTTATTGATAGGATCCGGTGAATAATTATATGTTCCTATACCTGTAGCTGACCAAGTAGTCGTGGTCCTCGTCCCTCCATCAATAGGTGTCACACTTGTATCCGGACCTGTAAAAGTCCAGTCTATGTCAGCAACTGCAACCCCCACACTTAGAAACAAAATACTTAGTACCAAAATGAAAATCTTTTTCATATTTTTCCCTCCCTCCTTTCATTAGAAATTCTATATAAAAAATTTGGTGGGGAACTCCAGCAGGCGCGGTGCCGGAGTATTATTTTATGAATTGGGAGTCCCCACCAAGTTGTGTATTACTTACAAAATCCTCTTATTGTTTCATTGATGAATGTTGATGGTGCATGGAAAGAAACCGCCAAGTTAGGTTTTTCCGTTTTGCCATCATAAAATTCAACATATCCCTTCTCAAAGTTCACCTTGATTAGATCGTTGGATTTAATCATCTCAACAACATCTTCATCAAGGTCGGGAAATTTCTCCTGCTCTTTCATGATTGAAAACCTCCTCTGCCTACGTTTTAAAGAAAACATCAACCCTGGTCTTAATTAGTAATTAATATATATAAGGATTCTGTTTAATCATGAAAAGAAAAGGTGGGCGAAGAGAAGTTATATTTACTCTCTCCGCCCTAGGTCTACGCGATCAACTCTGGAGGCCGCAACTCACCCACTCCCAAAGGTGTCCTCCCGAATTTGAGGACGGGCGTAGTGAGGTCCTCCAACCGATTATGTGCAAACCATTAATGCACCACCTCCAGAGACACCAAAAAAACAAAACATCCATATCACTTCAGAAATTAATATATATAGTATATGTGCCAAATACAAAAAATTAGATTATGCTAACAATAGATATTAATTAGAACAAATTTTAAACCTATAATAGACTTTATTCCTAAGAGGGGAGATTAGGTAAGATGGGCAATCCAACACCAAGTCAATCAAGAACAGTTGACCCCTATGCATCTTATCATAGTAATGTTGTAAATAAGCTGACCAGGATGATTACCACTGGACTTAATTGCTTATTTGGCACACATTCTATTGAGGTTACACAAGCATCGCTTACAGAAGTTGATTGCTCAGAGGGTCAATGTTTCAAGGACGATGTACTAATTCAGACGACATCAATTCTAACTGTAGACTTTGAAGACAGTGATTTTTATGTTGATCCGTCTGGAGGATGGTGGAACGAAATAGGTTATTACTATGTTGTCCTTGATTATGTTTATGTACAATCTAGACCCGCCCCGGAAGCCTCTATCAAAGTTATCCTACCAAGTCAAACAGCAACTCTATTTACGGCCGATAGATACCTATTCCTAAAAGCAGTTGAAGTGTCATGGAGTGGGTCCGCATTTGAGATTGACGCTGTATGGGATTATGATCCAGGCACCCCAGCAAACAGACGAGTCTATGCTCCCCTCTTTGCAGGTGTACAAGATGAAATTCCATCATTTGATCAAGATGAACATGAAGCAAGAATCATCTATGTAAGGTCAACCGATAGATTGTATTGGGGCACTTCTTCCCGCTGGGAAACATTCAATGCAATTAGAGATAATGTTGATACAACTGGTTTAACTGTTGGAGAGTTGGCCTATATTGATGCAACTGGAGCAATGGTGCCTGCCCTTGCTGATTCGTTTGACCATCAAGCAGATGCTGTAATCCTACAAGTTGGTCTTGAGGCTGATGGTAGCGGCAAAGTCAGAATGGCAGGTAGGGCCGACGATGTACCAGTTGAAACCGGAGTTATAGTTGCTATTGGAGATACTCTCTATCTATCTGATTCAGAAGCAGGCACAGTTACAAATGTATTACCTGCTGCTTTTCGTCAATCAGTTGGAACAGCAATAAGTGCAGCCACTGGACCAAGTACAATAAGTATGTGGTTCTTCCCACAGAATATGTTCTTTGTTGCAGGTGCCGCTATAATTCGAGAATCAATTACAGCACCTGGTGATTGGACTCTAAGTGCTGGTGACTATTATTATGATATTAATATAGCTAGTCTTGGTGGTCTACAAGTAACCAGTGCTTTTTTCGATGGAGTTGATAAGATTTACCCGCTTAATGAGGAACTCATCACAGTCCCGCCTTATAAACTCAGAGTTTGGATGCCGGTTAATACCGTATCTCTCGATGCCGTAGTAGTAGGATAACGGAGGATTCTCAATGAGTAAAAACTATGGAACTGATATGCAAGGTCCGTTTATCGGACAACGAGTATCAACTCTTCCAGCTTGGACGGCAGCAGATGTAGGAAGAGAAGTTTATACAGAAGATACAAAGTTAAGGTACTACGGTACTGACACTGGTTGGAGAGAGTACGGTGCAGGTGGAGGTGGCGGGTCTGAATTTGATATGTACGCTGATATGCTCGGTAATTCAATATATCTAAACTGTAGCTGGGATGGTTTTATCAATGAACTTTTAATTGCTTCAACAACTATGACTTATAATGCTACAGATAATAAGTATGAATTTACAGCAGGTGAAATACTTGAAAGTGTAGATATATATGATGGAACTCTCGCAATTACAGTAACAGAATGTATGGTCTATATTGACTTTGATGACTCTGGATCTCCCACAATTGAAGCTACAGCGGATGGTGGAGCTAATTGGGAATCAGTTGATAATGGGGCAATCCACAGCTTCTCAAATACTGGTTCTGATTTAAGGATGCGCTTCACAGGTGGAGGGAGTGGAGAAGTTAGAAGTTGGGGTGTGTTTTATAATCCTGATCCTACTCCACAACAATTACTCAATCTAGTCCCCATTGGTACAATGTTAATGCATGGTGGAACCAGTACACCATCTGGTTTTCTGCTCTGTGATGGAGCTTCAGTTCTTGTTGCTGATTATCCAGACTTATTTGCTGCTATTGGATATGCTTGGGGTGGAGGTGGAGCAAACTTCAGTGTTCCAGATATGGCTCAAAGAGGTCCATATGGCCCAGGTGGTGGTCGAAGTGTTGCCGACACTGATGGTGCCGAGGCAGTAGATATATCACATACTCATACAACTGGTAGTCATGCTCTAACAATAGCTGAGATGCCAATTCACTCACACCCTGCTGTTGCTGGAAACTTTGTAATTACTGCTGGTTCTAGTATCACAGGTGGTGGCGATGCTCGTGGTTCCAACCCTAATACTGGAACTGCTGGTTCTGGAAATACACATAACCATGGTATAACTGGTTCTGGAGGTTCAGGAACTCAAGACGTTTTGAATCCAATTGCAGTTGTAAACTTTATTATAAAGTTTTAAGGAGAATGTGTAATGTGGGTAAAAAGAGATGGTGGGGGAAATGTAATTGAGAGAAGTCGCTTAGAGACAGCAGAATGTAATGAGTGGATAGATAGTGATCATCCAGATGATTTATCTTTTGTAAGAGATGCTACTGAAGCTGAATATCCTCTTAATGACTATAGAGACAACAGAATTATTGAATATCCATCAGAAGGCGATCAACTTGATGCAATAACAAAAACTTTGAAATATCTGCGGGACAATGGTGTGGACATCGGACCGGATGGAGAAGCATATATTACTCAAATAGACGGTGTAAAAAACAAGTTTTCAAAACCGTAATAGGGAGTATACCAAATGTCAATTGTTAAAGAGACCGCTAGTGGAGAACACTATTTAGAGAAGATCAAGACAGAAGGAGACGATCCTAATATCTCAGGTCTTCAAATGTATCAGAGAAATGTGGGTTCAGATGGTGCGTCAGGTAACACTGTCTTCACTCTCACTAATCCATACTCTCCAGGATCAAATACTCTTTTTGTCTATGTAAATGGTCAGAAGGCTACTTTAGAGGTAGCCGCAACTCTTTCAAATGAGTATGAAGAAACTGGTCCCTATACGGTTACATTTGGTGCTTCCCTGCTTGCCGCTGATGTTGTTGAGTTTATTGTAATTGGTGCATATCCACTTGATGCAGATGAAGCTGCTGACATTCTTGGTATTGTGACAGGTACAAAGATGTATTTCTATCAAGCGGCCGCTCCAGTTGGCTGGACAATTGATATGACCCTTGGAGATGCAGTTTTGGCAGTTCATGGTTCATCTTCATATTATGGTTCTGGTGGCGGTGGAGAACAAAGGGGTACTTGGACTCAACCAGATCATGATCACTCAATCTCTTCTGATGGAACACACACTCACGATGTTGATATTTGGGCAAGTGATAAAACTGGTGTTATTCTTAGTGATGCCAGTTATACTGGTGACATTATCTTAGAGGGTGGTAATGGCATAGCGTGGTCTAAGGAATCGTCTACCACTGAAGCATTAAAAGGCAAAACAGAAACAACGGATTCAGACGGAAGTCATGACCACGGTGCAGCAACTGGAAATGATGCAACAGTAAACACATGGCGACCATTCGCCAATGTAGGTATTATAGCAACTAGAGACTAAGTAAGGAGTCGAAATGTTTTGTGATGGAGAATGTGAAAAGGATGGGAAGAAGTGTGGTCAGTATATAACTCTCACTATGCATGATAGTCAAACTACAAAGACAGAAACTATTGATCTTTGTAGATTTCAAGCAATGCTCGATTCTCTCTTTCGGATGGAGAAGAGTCATATAGGTATTCAAGCGGCAGTTGAGAGTCAAAGAAATGAAGAAGTTAAAACTGGCAAACAGGTTGCTACAGCAGTAGATACTGGATTTAGAAGAGTTGCTCAAGCAACGAAAGACTCTATAAGTACACTACAACCAGAGAAAAAAACCTTTGGTAAAAAGTTACTAAGTCTAGTAAAGGGAGACACTTAATGTCTGATCTCAGTAGTTCAAATTTACCAGATAGTGTAATCCAGTTTGATCCTGGTGTAAAGCAATGGTTTTATCAACCAGCTGCTCCAACTGGGTGGACAATTGATATGACCCTTGGTGATGCTGTTCTAGCGGTTCATGGCTCCTCATCTTATGGTGGCTCATCTGGAGGTGGAGAACAGCAGGGGACCTGGACACAACCAGATCATGACCATGATGTTACTATCTGGGCAAGTGATAAGACTGGTACTCTTGTTACCCATAAATCTGAAGTCAATACAATAATTATAAACGCTGCAGTTGACGTTTCTTGGTCAACCATAACAGGTCCGGGAAGTTGGGCAGGAGCAGGTGTAATAGAAACTAGTGATGGTGGAGCAACTGCTAGCTCTTGGCGTCCATTTGCTAATGTAGGTATTATAGCAACTAAGGATTAATTATGCCTATACCAGATATAAGGATTGCAGTTAAGATAGTGAAGGATTTTATAATTGGCGAGAGTGATCCTAAAGTCTTAGAGTTTGCTGCAGCAATTATATATGCGAATGATATTAAACCTTTATATGTGATTAATGCAATTAGAAATCTGGTCGACCCGCCTGCAGAAGGCGGTGAAGCATATGCCCAAGAATACCTTGATCAACAAATCGAAGATATAGTGAGAACTTTGGACAGGCGAAAGGGAGGACTCTACTAATGCCAATTCCCGATCTTGACGATGCTATTACTATTTTAAAAAATTTTAATGTTGAGACATCACCAGTTACTTTGTTACAGCAAGCAGCGTCTACTGTTATGGCAAATGACATTAGACCTGTGGATATTATGAAAGCAATTCAGATCCTTAATATCTCTGAAGACGAAGACGATGAAGATGATGCACAAGAATATATTGATCAAGCAATTCAGGATTTAGAGAGAATCCAATCAGAGAGGCAAGGGTCTAGTTGATATAAATATAACTTATTTCTGGGAGACTTTAATGGAAAAGACAGGGAAGATGGCACACAAGTTTCTTCAACAACTAACTTCTGAAGATTCCAAGGGAATGTTTGAGGGTCTTGCAGATCTTGTGGAGGTGTTGGAAAACAAGAATGATCCAGAGCAAACTGAAATGTATTTGGTTCAAAACATCTACCACTTCTTCGAGAAACTAAAAACTCTTGAGGGTAACTTACATAGTTATGTAAGAGAATCTGTTGATGAAATCCCTGGAAATAAGTTAAGTTTGTTGTATGACGAAACTAAAAGCGCTGGGTCTAGTATCCTTTATGAAGACTAGACAGAAGGATCGAAATGCTAAGAGATACATTTGTTGGACCCGGGTCCCAATTTAGGCAGGACAATGGTTTACTATTATTCTATGACACCTATAGGTCGAAATGGATAAGTGCTGCCAGAGAAAATGTGACGTATGGGATAGATCATCGCAACATAAGAAATGATAGATGGATGGCCCTTATCTCTAGTACATATTCAAATGTTGTAGGATATCGAATCCCCCGAAATGCAACAATCACCGCCGTGACAGTCCAGACACAAAATCTAGCTACTTGTACATTTAGAATTCGAAAGAACAATTCACCGGTGAATATCACAAGTATAAGTCTGGCCGCAGAAGTTGGAAAGTCAAATGATGACCTTGATATTGATTTGACTGAAAATGATTTCTTACAATGTTACTTAGAGGCGATAACAGGGGATGTTGATTTTCCCACTTTACTATTAGAATTAGCGTGGAGAGAATAATTGGGAGGTAGATAAATGGCAGGAGAAATGTGGCAATTACAAGTTAGGAATGACTCGACTGCTGATGTCTTTATTGAGGATCTCGGTATAAATGTACCAGCAGGGGATACAATTGATTTTGCTGATCAGTTTACATATCCTCAGATCTCAGAGTCAGATGATCTAAGGGCTGCTGTTGGTGCAGGAGAGTTAGTCCTTAATGGATATGACGGCGATTTATCTGCTGCAGACGGGACAACATACTTAGAAATTGTTCATATTTATTATCTAGAGGATAATTATTACTCTAAGGTTGAGTTACAGACACCTGGTGATTCAATAGTTGATTGGGAGAACATTGTCAATGCTCCACCTTTTGGGGACTTTCATTGGCAGGAACCAGTCGAAGCACGAGTTCTTAAGATTCAGGCAGCCCCACCAGCCAATCCATCTCAATATGATTTCTATGTAGATACAGACGATAATCATTTGTATAAGTGGGATGGAACTGCGTGGGTTGATATGAAGCTTCTTGTTGAAGGCGATCGAGTAATTAACCTTGATTCAACTTCGGAGAATATCTTTGAACTCACTACTGGTGTTTGGACAGACCTTGGTCAACCAGTTGACAATGCAGCTGTCATTGTTAATAATGATGGTCAAGAATTGCCAGCAATGTATGTTTACGAGGAGGAGTTTCTGCTTGCCTGGGTAAGGATAGCTGATGCAGATATCTTTGGCGGAAACACTCTTGACGGAGCATATGATCAAGGTGGAGCTGGTGCTGGTAGGCAAATCTTTGTTGATGCTGGTGCAGTCCAACTAACTGCTTTAGGTGGTTATGCTCCTCTAGAATTGACTGATCTAGCTTCTGCTCCAACTACTGGTCTCGCTGATGGCCAAATGGCTGTGATCAATGGTCTACTCTATGAGTATGACGATGATCGCTCCAAGTGGCTAAGCGTTCAAAGAATGATCCTCACATTTGGTCGAGGTGGTAATACAAAGAATCAGTACCTTAACTTTGGTGTTGGGAATTTATCATCAAACAACGCTGGTTTCCGTATTCCACGAGATGCGACCATAGTGATGATGTCTGGACAACTTGATGCAGTCGGAACCTGCAATATGAGAATAAGGAAGAATGATACAGCAACCGATATTGCTACCCTAGCAATCGCAGCTGCTCAAGGAGGCGACGACCTTACAACAAACGTAGATTTATCTGCTGGTGACTATCTACAGTCTTATCTTGATGCTGGATCTGGTGTCCCTGATCCAGTTCTGATTATCGAAATTGCTTGGAGAGCCTAATGGCACTAGATGAAAGACCAGCGATTATCATTGCTATAAATGATACAACTAGTGAGATATTTATAGAGGATCTGGGCATTGGCATTCCTGCTAATGACCAGATCGCTCTAACAGATTATTTTGAATTGTGGGAGATTTCCGCTTCTGGTAATTTAAGGACTGAAATCACCTTAGAGACAATTATAATAAATGATAGTATTAGCAACCTAAGTGTAGAGGACGCAACTTTTCATGTACGTTTTAGAACGGTAAGGGATGATGTTGAGGGAACAGCTTGGCACGAGAATACTATCTTTACTTCTTGTGTTGATTTTAGTGTATTTATAAATATCAACGGCCACGTAATGAGGAGTATTTTGTAATGACCTGGCATAAAGATGCAACTCCACCAGATGTACACATACCATATGCATGGACTTATGCAAATCAAACTGCAAGAGAAAGTGCTACTGGTTTGGAAGCTGCCGATGTTGGGAAGTTTGCTAGACAAACCGACGACGACACTATATGGATGTTAATAGATGAATCTCCTGTTACCTGGAAATTCATTGGCGGTGGGGTTGGAGCTGACACTTTCTTAGGCCTTGCAGATACTCCTAATACATATGCTGGAGATGGTGGGAAGGTTGTTGCTGTAAAGGGAACTGCAGATGGTCTTGAATTTGTTGACCTTGATTTAAGCGAGATAATAGATCATATAGATAGCACAGCAATACACTTCTTTGAGACTGACATTGACCACAGAAATATTCAATATATAGGCACATATACACACGATGAAATTGATACCCACATTGACGATGGTACGATTCACTTTACTGAATCAAACATAAGTCATGAGAACATTCAAGATATAGGTACAAACACTCACGATGATATAGATGCCCATATTGCAGATGCGACATCTAATCCGCATATGGTTACTCTTTCGGATGTTGGTGGGGCCCCTGTAGTTCATACTCATGTTGAAGCGGACATAACTGACCTTGACCACGATGCCGTAAAGATTCAAGGAGTTCCAGTTGATGATTCTGCAATTGCTGATGGCAAAGTTTTAGTATATGATTCTACAACGGGCGATCTACAGTATGAGTTTATTGAAGGTGGAGGTGGCGAGTTTAATCCTGAGTACCAGCAAGCTACTTCTGAGGGGGAAAGTTCAACTACTAGTGAGACATATCAACTGAAATTAAGATTGACAACTAGTAGTCTTCCATCAGGTACATATATAATACAGTGGAATTATGAAATTGATGGTAACGGTGATCATGCTGAAAGTAGAGTGGAACTTAATGATACAACAGAGTTGGGATTTAACAGGTATGATAGCAGCTTAAATGGGTATATAAGTGTTTCTGGGTTTGCATTAAGATCTCTTTCCGGTGTAAACACTATAGATATAGACTATCGTACAGTATCTAGTCCTGACGATGTAGATATACGCAGGGCAAGATTGGCTCTTTGGAGGGTTAGTTAATGGCAACATACACATATTCGCTGTCTACTGATTTTGGTGGTCAGGTATGCCTTTCAACACTGACAGATGAAATTCTGGCAGAGAGTGCGATTACTACTGACTTGACGCATATAATTGTTGCCCCATTTGCAAGTCCAGATGATGTTGATATAGAGTTTGATTCTACACTGTCGGGTGGTGAAGTGACAGCCTTGAATGGTGTTGTTGCTGCTCATGATGGAAGTGTATGCCCTGAACCTGAAGATCCTGTAGATGCCCATGTTGCGGACACTACTTCTAACCCACACATGATTACTGCTCTTCAAGTTGGAGCTGCTGAGGAAGTTCATACTCATCTTGAAGCTGATGTAACTGACCTTGACAAATATACTCAGGGAGAAGTAGATACAGCTTTAACTGGAAAATCAGACACAGGTCATACTCATCTTGAGGTAGATATTACAGACTTAGACCATGATGCGCAAAAGATTAAAGGAGTTGTAGTTGATGATGCTGCAATTGTTGATGGTCGAGTTCTTGTATATAGATCTGCATCTGGAAATTTAGAATATGAAGATCAAACTGGAGGAGATGGTACAGCTGCTGTATCTACAGAACTTGCAGCAGTCCAAGCAAGAAGAACAACAACATTATCTCTAGGAACAACATTTGCCGATGTTACATTTGACACAACTGATGAAGAATCAGTTCCCACCAACCTAGAGCATAATGACACAAATACAGATAGAATAGATGTTAAGGTAGATGGACTATATCTAATTCTTTATGACTTTGATATTGATGCTGGTTCCACTCCATCTGTTTCGGACGTTGAGGCACAAGTTCGTGTAAATGATACCAGTGTTCTAAATGGTTCACCATCAGAAACAAGTGTTTTTGCGGATAGTTCAATAGATAGTAGAGATGATATAAATAACCATTTGAGTCATAGTTTTATATCTTCACTTTCAAGTGGAGATTTTATAACTGTACAGTTAAGATATCAAAATGATGCAGCTGCAATTTTTGCTGGTGGCACCTTTAAGGTTGTAAAGTTAGATGGTGTGGCTGGTGCTGCTGGCGTTGACGGTGAACCAGGACCTACTGGTTCGGGTTCTAATATAATCATTCAAGATGAGGGAGTGAACTTACCTAATACACCACATTCAATAATAAATTTTGTTGGTGATGGTGTTACTGCTACTGATAGTACATCAGAGGCTACTATTACAATACCTGGCGGTGGTGATGGAGATGGTACATTTGGAAGCGAATTTTATGAGGAATCTTCTGATGGGGAATCTTCAACAACGTCAAGTTCTTGGCAAGAGAAAATTGAAATAGAAAATCTTGACATTGGACCAGCCGGTAAATACAGAGTTGGTTGGTATGCAGAAATTAGAAATTCATCGACTAGTGGAAGTGTTGAAGCTAGAGTTCTAGTAGGAGGTACTACAGTTGCCCTTGAAGTACTAGAACCACAAGACGGTTCTAACTATTATGATTTTAGCGGGTTTTACTACTATACTCATGTATCAGGAACTGTTGATATAGAGATAAACTGGAGACAAATAGATACTGGAACTGCATATATTCGGAGAGCAAGAATAGAGATTTGGAGGGTATCATAGTGACTATATATTCATATTCTGTTATAAATGACTTCCCAAATCAGGCAGTCGATATTGAGAAAATGGAAGTAGAGATTGCTGCCTCTTCGATTACTACTCCTTATGTTAGTTCGACTGTCCATGATGCTACTTGTAATATTGAATTTGAGTCTATCTTATCTGGACCAGAAGAGACTACACTTGATGGAATAGTTGCAGGTCATACTGGGCTACCATATGATATACTCGATCCGATTTATGTGGAATCATTATCTGAATCAGAGACTACTTCGAATGATTGGATAGATAAACTTACATTAGATATAACAGGTGATCCGACTCCAGGAACATACCGACTCGACTGGACATTCAAATTTGGTAGTGCCCCAGCCAATAGAGAAATAGAAGCCAGGCTGTATGATACAACTGCAAATATGGTAATAGAGAATATAATTCATCAGCAACCAGGGTCCGATGTAAAACCAATTTACACTGGGTTTTGCCGGTGTGATCTAGATGGTCCAAAAACAATAATACTTCAGTATAGAGTAAACGATACAGGAGGTAGTCCTACAGCCTACATTTCTAAGGCAAGGTTGCTTTTCGGAGGTTAGTATGGCAGAAAGATATACATACTCGATCCTAAATGATTTTCCTAATCAGGTGGTTGCGAGCAATAAGTTAGCATTAGAGATAGAGGACTCTACGGCAGTTGCTGTAGTTCTTCTTGGTGTAACCAAGCACAATAATAGTTGTTATATTGATTTTACAGATGTTCTTCCTCCCGGAGAAGAGACAGCATTGGATGCAATAGTTGCAGCACATGATGGTGTCCCGTTTCCTCCTGGTATCGCAATTGGTGATATTATACGAGAAGAAAGAACTAGCGAATTTGCATCAGATAATGATGCATATACAGAAGTAGTTACTCTGAATACCCCACATCTAGATCATGGGAATTATAGATGTAGTTGGTTTATTCTCTATGGAGTACAGTCAGTGGGTGTTAACCTGAAAATGCGAATCCAAGTGGATGGCACTGATACTGAGATGGAGTATATTGAGGAAGCATCTCAAGCAATGCCAGGTGAAAGAATTCCAAGATCTGGATTTGTAAATATACACTTGGATAGGGGTACACACGCTATTGATATAGATTGTGGCAAGGATGTGGTTGGAGAAGAGACCTGGCATATATACAAAGCATTCTTAGAACTAAGGAGAATAGACTAATGGCAACAAAGTATGCTTATTCAATAATAAATGACTTTCCAAATCAGAAGGTAAACCTCCCGAATTTGCGTTATGAAATTCTTGCTTTGGGAGGAACTGCAACCTTACTATATCTCAATAAAGATATCGCTTTGGACACAGTTGATATATGGATTGACAGAGATTTGACAGGTCCTGAGAACAATGCACTCGATGGAGTAATTGCTGCACACTTGGGTACAGAGAGGGAGGTCTTCATTCTTCACTCTCAGACAAAACTAGTTGACTCAATCGTTCAAATCACAACAACAACACCATGGCAGGAGTTAGGTGGAGTTGTTGTAGACCCAACACAATTTATTCCATCGAATAGATTACCAAATGCTTTTATACGAGTACTGGGAGCAATAAAGACTGTTGGAACTGAAGTTCAGGTAACAATTGGAGAAGATTTGAATAGTGACGGATCTAGTATTGTATCACTTGTCACTCCACTTCTTAACATTCCAAATACTGGTGATAACTGGGTGGTTGGAGAATTTGATACTAATGTAGCATTAAGAGATGGAAAAAACACTTATACAATTGGAGCTAGACTGAGAGGATCAACCTCTGCAGCATTACGCTATGCTCAAGCAATGCTGTTTGAGAAGAGACTGTATGCATAGTGTGAATTAAGGGGAATTATAAATGCAGATTGGTCGAGTGGGAGATATTATTCATGAAGATTTCACGGTTACTGATACAGCAGGTAATCGAATCCCCAACATTGACTCCACTGCGTTTACATATAATATATGGGATGATAATGGAACTGAAGTAAGTGCAACAGTTCCCGTAACTTTTATAGAATTAGGTTCTGGAAGTTATAGATCAAGTTTTACCCCAAATGCAATTGGTGATTGGTACCTTATTGCTTATCACGATACCTATTTCCCTTGGGGTAAAGCGGATACTATTCAGGTGTTCGTAAATACGTTTGATTCTTTTACAGAGATACTTCGAAGGATCCTGGGTCTCGTTCAAGAAAACTTTTATATTGATCAGACGACGTTCAATGAATTTGGATGTATGCTAACAGGTCGAATTAGAATTTATAATAATGCAGCTAATGTGGGAACAGACGTAGGAGTTATTGAGACATATTGTATTGAAGCGACTTACGATGACGAAGGCAGAATGACGTCATATAAAGTTGTGACTTGTGGAACTCCGGTAGTGACTACAACTACAACGACTACTACAACTACCGCTCCAATAACTACAACTACAACAAGCACTACTAGCACAACGACAACAACCAGTACAACGACAACAGCGACCACAACTAGTCCAGACTGGAGACTTGCAAAGTCGGTTCTTATAAATGTTGGATCTATCAACTCAGGAGCACTTGTCAATACTTATGCTGAAGATGATACATATTTTGTATTGAATGAAGCTGCTGTGCCGGCCCCAGCATTTGACTTTAGATTTGATTTTAATGATGTACCAACAAATAATATTGACGTCTGTCTTGCCGCTTACTATCAAGGAAACCCGGCACATGATAAGAAGATCAGGGCATGGAATTTCAATACTTCTGTCTTTGATGACTTAACTGGCGCTGTTGACGACTTCCCAAGTGCAGGAGCGAAGAGTAGTTATAAATTTACTATTCAAAATGCTGATTATGTAAGTGGTGTAGGACAGGTGATTATACAGATAGCTCATATATCGAATGGATCAGCGGGTCACCTGTTTCATATTGATCATCTGTATCTATGTGACCCATAAGTTGAGGGAACAAATATATGAATGCCACTAGTGTTGCTACGAAAGGGATAATATGCTGTCCCTGTCCAGGTCTTATACCTGATGTAGGCGGCACGGCAGTTTTGCGTATCGAAGAAGAAGAAATCAAAAGACCTTTGGTCATGGTTAAGAGAGTTGAATTAGAGAAAACTAGAGAAGTCGAAGATCTTACAATGATTGAGGTGACCAAAGTTAAGTTTGATAACAATAATAATAACGATGAGGATTAATTAGAGAGGATATTGCTATGGCACTAAAGTTAAAAGTCAATGAACGGAGAACACTCCAATTTGAAGTTCAAATTGGCGGCATTGATTACAAAGAATTGGTTGGGACACTACGAGTTGTAGTAGACAATGTTGAATATGGGTTTCCGGCCGAAGTGCGTAGTGAGTCTATCTCTGTTGATTTGCCAGCATTGAACAGCGTTGTTAGACGATCTCTGAAAGATGATGAGTTGTTAATGGCTAAATTGGAGATCATTGGAAATGGATTCTACATGGATCCTTGGAGAAGTGAATTTAGGGTAGTGAGTCCAGTAAAAATAGAAGCAAGGGTTATCACTGAAGATGAAAAGGAAACTAAAACTGAGAAGAAAGAAGTAAGTGTTACATTAGTAGATGATGAAACTATCATTCACAAGAAGGGTGACGACAGAAAAATCATAATCGACGACGAAGAAGAAGAAGGTGAAGCGAGAAGTATGGCCGAGGAAAGACTTAGAAGTATGCACAATGCTGTTGACCATTTTCTGACTGAGGGATTTCTACCACCAAAGAAAAGGGTTGTTAAAAAAGTAAAAACTTTAAAGAAAAAGAAAGTGGTTGAGACGCACATTCGGCCGGATCAAATTACTAATCAAGATGTAGTTGATTTAATGGAATCAAAAGGGATGAAAAATTCTCGCGCACAGGAGGCTCTACTTGAGAGAGCAAAAACAATGTGCCTCAAAGAGGATATGGCATCTGAACCCGATCCTGAAGATGTCTATGAGGTTGTAGAGAAAATGCTCTCTCCAAGAGACACGATAGATGGATAAATTCACCTTCACAGACTTTCTGAAAATAATTTTTGGAGTGATTGCTACAGCGAGTATTGGACTATTAATATGGTTAGTCAAGGATTATTTTAAGTTTAAATTTGATTATGCAAGAGAAGTCTTAACAAGAGAAAAATGGGAAGAACTTTGTAGTCAATATAGAAATACTTGTGATGCACGACTCTGTAGAAAACTTGACAAACTATCCAGTACTATGGAAGGATGCTCTACTAGTTTGAGTGAGTTCTCAAAAGAAATGGCTGTAGTTCAAACTAAGATGGAACCACAAGCGGAGAAAATAAAGGAGATAGACAAAATAAAATTGGACTTTGTTCGCCTAGAGACTGAATTTGAGAAATATAAAAGTGAGGTGGACGACCATGTTAAGAAAGATACTTGAGAAACTAGGTATATACACAGAGGCAGAAATAGTTGAAAACAAGGGAAAAGCTCTCTTGGGTGAAATCCTTGTAATTAGAGGAAAGTGTACGAGAGAGCAACTTCTAGATGCTCTGAAAATACAAGAAACAGAAGGAGCAGAAAGGAGAATAGGGAGCTTATTAATGTATAACTATGAAGTCAGCCAGGATGACATTATTGAAGCTCTTGGTATTCAAGAATATTTGAGAGAAGATCGTTGTGCAAATAAGTCTATGGAACGACTTGAGATTGCTACGAGTAATTTCCTTTTACAGAAACAGATTTTTGGACAATCCATACAAGACGTGAAGATTACACTCGACAGAACGAATGGGATAATATAGTGTCTATATAGAACATATTATAAATAGGAGCATAATATGAAGGCCGTAAACAATTACCTTGAAGGACTTAGTGAGCAGAAGGTAAAAATTCCAGTTAAACATCCTGGTGTCCTTGAGGTGCCTGAGGGTAAAGATGTTGAAACACTTTCGATGAGTCACTTCGAAGATCTGATTAAAAAGAAGGGTTGGGAAACTGTTTCAAAGGCTCTTACAAATTTGAATGTTTGGAATAAGAAGGAAAACCCAACTCTCTCCAATTGGGCAGATGGCATGCAAGCTAAGTTGGCCAAGTGGGTCGAGGGTCAAAGAGAAAAAGGTGAATTAAAAGAGGATATTAGGGTTTCATCATTTTCTTATGCTGAGCTTCTTAAGGAACAGGCTAAACGACGACTAAAACGATCTCGCTAATAGGATCAGAAAATGAATCCTCTGATCGAAAGGTATTTGAAAATAATACAAAAATTACCCTCCACATATAATCGTCTTAAAGAGATTGAGAGGGACAGGAGCGGGAAGGTAGTACGAGAGTTAACCAATCCGCAGTTAGTTGATCTTCATAGAAAATGTCATATGCTACACGGCGCATGGAATAAAAAAGGTAATGTGACTAGAGAAGCGTTTGAGTTTATTATAAATGTACATAATGAATTGGTTAAAGAAATGCTTCGAAGAAAAATGAATCACAACACTCCTCTGGAGGTTCCGAAATGAAGACATGCGGAGGCCGGGTGGCCGGTAAGGACCTTCCAAGTCCAGAAGGGGTTCGACTCCTCTCCCCCGCTCCAAAAGTTTTTTCTCCACTATGCATCAAAAAATCCCTCCGATTCAGCATAGTGGTTGGTGCGAGTCCAGCCCATGCCGTCTGCGAACCTGCGGCCCTAACACAGTTTGCACCAGAAAATCCTGACTGTGCTAGCCGACTCCTAGGGAAGTTGTGGTTTGGGGAGACCACCCCTTTTCAACAAGGTCCGCATCTCCTCGATGGTGCCTTGCTGCGCCTGCTGCCTTTGCCTCTATCTGCCGGGGTTTGTGTGGTTTAGTTCATGTCATTCTGTCTGCGACCCTGCATTAATAGAGTTTGGTCCACACAGGAAAAGGCTGCTAAACTCTTCTCCTTTGGGATAGATGTGGTTTTGAGGGGGTCCACGCCTTTTTTTCAAAAGGGTCGCAACCCCCTCATTTTTTTTCGTTGTCAAGAAAGGAGCGAACTATGAGTAATACAATTAAAGATCTAAAAAAGTGGATAGAAGAAGACTTGGGAACTCGTGGAAACGTTGAAAACTATGTCCATATTACAGAGGACGAAGGAGAAGGTCACGGCAATGGTGAATATGAACATCGCTTTAAATTTAAACTATATACTTTTGAGAATGTATATGCTATAGTAGCAATTGAAAGACCCAATAAAGGATATCTTGGTTGTGTAGTTTCACGAAGAAAACCAAGGGCTGCAGAAGACTGGACTAGGGGCAATGACTTGCCTGATGGACCCTTCAATAGGAAAACTTGGAATAGTATTCTAAAATCTATGGTTGTATATGAATTGGAGCAGTTAAGTCCAGTTGGTTTAGGAATACCAGATGAAGAACTTCTTTCTGTAGAAGGTCCTTCTATTGAAGGTGAGGTACAAGATGTCGGGCGATAAAAATTGGATTGAGTTTTGTGAAAAACTCTTTCCCGGACATAGAAATCTCACAGAAGAAGAAGCAAAAATTCATCGAAAGTTTGTATATAATTTATTTAAGGAGCAAAAAGATCCTGATCCTGAAATTCAAAAAGTTGTCAATGAGCACTTTTGGAAGTTGTTTGAAGATTGAAAGGAATAGAAATGATAGGGACTATGATCTTAGGTACATGCGCAAGATGTGATGACCATGAAGTAAAGAGTGATAGGAGTTATTGCAAAAAGGAAAGCTGTTACTCTGAGATTTCAAAGTGTATCACTGTTGAGGCAATAAGGTTATTTCTAAAACAAGATCAAATTCTATCGGAGCATATAATTAATGAAATCAAAAAAGGCAAAAAGCATACTCCAGAATCGAAAGCTGCTCAAGTCGATTAGAAAAGGTCGGAGGCAGATGCGTAATGGAGAAAAATGGAAATCCCACGATGAAGTGTTTAAAAGAACATGAATGGGAAGAGGCCTCTAGTGTAGTATATGCCCAACCTGATGGTACTATTACAAGAGAGTGCACCGGTACAGAAGGAGAATACTCAAGATTGTATAGAGAATGTAAAAGATGTAGAGAACCACAAGTTAGGGATTGGAGAATTATTTCACGATATAATCATAAGCCAAATCCTCCAAGAATAGATCAGTATGCTTATATGGAGAAGGTCAAAAAGAGGTTTGAATAATGGACTACTACGAAACAATAATTCAAAGGGGAATTGAGAATGCCGAAAGATCAAGGAGTAGAGAGAAGACCGACGATGGTGATAATGTGCGGCCTCCCAAAGAGCGGGAAGTCGACAATAGTGAATCGGGAACTCCGGGAATACCAAGTCATTTGTGGTGATGATATTAGACTTGCACTTGGAGTTGAATTTGATCCAAAACTAGAAGACTTTGTTTGGGGCACATTTAATACAATGGTTAGGGCCAGTCTGATCAGAGGACTAGATGTAGTTCTCGATGGAACACACACAACAAAATTTAGAAGAGAGAAAGTAATCAACTTAGGTAAAGAATATGGAGCAGATGTAACAATTATTTATGTAAAAACTCCATATGAAACTTGTATTGAAAGAGCAATCGAATCTGATTTTCCTTTAGTTGTTATGGAAAGGATGCAAGCGAGCTTAGAACTTGAACCTCCAACTCATGAAGAGGGTGCTGAAATAGTTGAGAAGAGTGTTGAGATTATTCATGGAGCTGCTGTGATAACTGATTATATAAACAGATAGAGGATTACATAAATGGTATATTGGATTACAGGTCGATCTGGGGCGGGTAAGACAACTTTAGCAAATCGTATTGCTAGACAAACTAATGGTATTGTTTTAGATGGGGACAGGATAAGAGAACATTTTCCCTCTGATTTTACAGATGAGGGACGAGAAAGCAATATAATGCTCATAGCAAAGTTTGCTGCATTATTAGAAGAACAAGGGTTTACAGTTGTAGTCGCTTGTATTAGTCCGAAGAGAGAATGGAGGAAGAAGGCACAATCACTACTTTTGGAATGTCTTGAAATTTGTCTCCCATTTGGAGAGTTATGGGAAGGTACAGAATATGAAGAACCAGAATATTAAAGTAGCAATTGCACCATGGGGTGGTCATGCCACATCTCTTGTTAGACGTTTGATGAATGCTCATATGCGACCAGATACAGTTATCGGTTCCGCAGGTGATATATGTTATATGCCAAAAGCAACTATGCAGAAAAGATGGAAACAACGTACTGGGACTGACCTTGATATGACTATCAATCTTAACGATAATTTAGTAAGGTTCGTTCACAATTCTAAAAAACCCATTCTATTCAGTGGTGGGGTCTCTAAGTTTACTCCATTTCTAACAATAAATTCTATTAAGGCAATGTGTATTGTACGAAATCCTGTGTACGCTTATTGCTCAATGTATAGTCGAAGACACCCCGAACAGGCTGAACGCTTTGGAGGCGTAGACACAGAGAAACTAGCTATCTGGTACACAACAAGATGGAACAATGTTGTTTTTGATTTTTTGGAGTCAGGGAATCCTATTGTAAGATTTGAACAATGGACAAACGATATAAAACTCCAGGACGTTGGACCATTTAGAAAGTTAATAAATGTTGTAGATCACAGAAAAGCCTCAACTAATAAACCAATAAGTAAAGAAGTAGAAGAAGTAGTTATTGAAAGAACAAAAGAACTCTATAGAGAAGTTAACAAGTTTCATAAGCGTTTAAGGGGGAGATGATTTGGGAGTAAAGGTTTTGGTTGTCGGATTTCCAAGAAGTGGGACTACACTTACATATAGGACTTGTAAGAAACATCCACAAATGGCAGGTATGTTTAATGAAGAGCATATAATACGAAGTAGATATTCATCTAGATTTCAATTTACAACTAAGAATTATCTTTACAACAAATACCCTAAGTTTAAGTTAAATCATGGAGATAAACTAATCTACGAAAAGAGAGTAATTGGTAAACGCCATTTATCAAATATTACAGTTGTTGAATATTGTGAAAAATGGAATGAACTCTTTGGTAGTGATGCAAGAATAATTCAAATAGTGAGACATCCCCTTGACTCATGGAATTCGATTATAAAAATGAAATATCGTAAAAGGGGAAAGATGAAACAGATTCCCAGAATGATTGATGAGTATATTACTTATATACCAAAGTACACTGAAATGATTGCAGACTTAAAAAGTTGTTTAACAATAAAGTATGAAAATATGGTCTCAAACTTTAAAGAAATATCAGCGAGAATTTATGAACATTGTAATCTAGATCCATTCGATTACAGAGAACCTATGAGAGTTGGGAGAATACTCAACCATAAGAAGAATGGTTTTATGTTGAAAAGGGTTGACCCAAGATTTAATGATGTTATAAAGGTATTTAATAAATTCGATGGACCAGTTTACGAGATAGGAGATTGTATTGAAACTTCCTGATTTTATAATAGCAGGTTTTTTAAAGTGTGGAACTACTCAGTTGTTTCTAAACCTGAATAAACATCCAGATATAACAATGTCTAAAAGGGGAGGTCCAGTTAGACCAGGTGTAGGCGGTGGAACTGAAATGAGATTTTGGGGTTTACACAATTGGAATAAAGGAATTAAATGGTATAAGAGTAAGTTTGTGGGAAAAATTTCTGGTGAAAAAAGTCCAGATTATGCAGGACATAGAAAAGCTATGAGACTTATGGGCAGATATGCTCCTGACACAAAACTGATAATAGGAATTAGAAATCCAACTGATCGGGCATACTCACACTATAGAATGAATGTTCAAGCAAAAAAAGTGAACTGGAAATTTACTTTAGAAAATTGTAGAAAATTTAAGACTATGTATCTGAGATTGGGAAGATATTATAAGCATCTTGCAGAAAATGTCTTTATAAATATTCCTAGAGAACAGGTTCATATATACATTGTCGAAAGGATGAAAGAAGATACCACTAATGAGATGAGTAAGATACACGAATTTCTTGGAGCAGATCCTATTGACTTTCCCACTGAAATTATTCATCCTTCTAAAAGGTATAGCAAGAAAACAGGGGATATGTATAAGGACAGCCAAGAAAAGGTATATAAGGTTTGGTCAAGGGTAGGGGCTAATTTCGAACCAATGGAGAAAAAGGTGAGGAGAGAATTTAATATCTTTTACAGAGAACAAAATGAAAAACTGTTTGACCTTTTGGGATATAGAATAAAGGAGTGGGTATAATGGATGCACTCAGCAAGGCCTTAGGAATAATTAAGGACTTTGGCATATTCATTCTCGCTATTATTATTCTCATTATATTTCTTAGCTATCGTAGTGAGACAAAGGATATGCTAACGGACCGCCACAACTATGAAATGAAACAGTTCGTTCAAATGCAACAACTAACAACTGCACTAAGTCAGCTTGCTGTTGCAAATGACAACCTAGCAACGAAGATGACAAAAAGAGAAGAGGTGGCGCAAGTGGTTAAGATCGACTTAGGTAGGTCTATTAGGACTTTTAATAGAACCGTTAAGGAGATAAAAAATGTTCAAACGGCTAAGGAGTCCCTGGATCGTCTACGTGCTGCTTGGAATTGGTCTGCTGACTAGTTGTGCCAGCGGTCCAAAAGATTTCAAGCCTCCAGATGAATTTAAACCCATTGAAATGGAAGAGAGATTCCAACGCCCCTTCAAACTCAGAGTTGATAAACTAAAGCAGATACTTCATAAAGTTCATAAAATGAATGAACCTGTTCCCATTATCTTAATAAGAAAAGGTCAGACTACAGAGTTTGATTGGGAAGGGGAAGTGCCAGAGGGTGCTGAAGTAGTTGGATATCTTGTTGAAGAGCACAACAAAATAGTTGCCAAGATTGAGCAAGGCAAAATGATGGCTGAAATTTCTGAACTATTGGTTCAGAGAGTACAAGTTGAAGTTGAACTTTACAATGCAATGTTAGATGTTGTCAAACTCCAAGATATAACCATTCAGCGTTACAGGACTCTATGGGTAAATGCCGAGAATAGAGTTCTACAGTTGGAATATAAATTAGAGAAACAAAGAATTGAAAATAAAATTACCCTTGGAGTTATAGGAGCAATTGCTGTTGGGATTGCTCTTGTCTTAGTATTATAGGAGATTGAAGTGAGTTATAAGTTTATCTTTATTGTTGGTTGCTCTGGTTCTGGTACGACAATGATGCTCAGAATACTAAGCACTCCGGGCAATGTTTTAACTCTTGGCGGAAATCATCGACCACTTAATGATCCCTTGATTAATGAGTTTAATGAGTTGACAAGAACAATGTGGGATCGCCAAGGCGACTTTAAACAACATCAAGATGCTAAGAGTCAAATACAACCAATGATTGATAAACTTCTTCAAAAATTTCCAAGAAAGGATGTTGTACTATATAAACGGTCTGCACCCTTTGGAGGGAGTGCTCGTTCCGCTCCAGATCTATATGATGTATATGATTTGTTTAAGGATGATTTAAAAATAGTTGTAATGGTTAGAAATCCTATAATGTGTGTCTTATCAACTTTTCGGAGAAGACATTCAGTAAATCTTAGGGCTGGAGCTGTTATTCACGAAGAACAGTTATCTCGTTTAAATACACAATTAACAACACTACCTTCAGATTTATATAAGGTTGTGAGATATGAAGACTACTGTAAAAAACCTAAAAGAAGGGGAAAACGGGTTGCTCAGTTTTGTGGACTAGTTGAAGGATGTGTCCTCACAGGGAATGTTAGATATAAAGTTAAACCAAACAGATTAGATATTCCAGATACAAAAGAAGTGAAACAGTTGAACCGACACTTTACTAATTTCGATGAGAGATGGCCATTACTTTTTGTGAGGAGAATACAATGAAATTCTTATGGAGTGTTGATAACAAGGCCTCAAAGACTGCATTCTTTGCTACAATTCTTACAGGTATGGTTGTATTTATGTTTCCATTTGCTTGGTATTTTGAAAAACCATATCCTTCTTTAACCCCAGAATTAGTTGCAATTTTGTGGGGTGCTTATGTAGGTTCAAATAAGATTCAAGAGTGGGCTGCTGCTGCTAAAAAGAAGGATCCTAAAGATAAATCTCCCAAAACTTCTCCCCCAGACGATAAAGATCAGATTCCTCGCCCATAAGACATTTTCCATATTATTTCTAATGCTTTACCCGCGTTATAATTCCTGCAATTTGGAACAAATATAAAATTAAGTGAGAGGTGTCTTATGAATGTACTTAATGAATATTTAAACTATCTACAAGAATCTGGTTTTAAGAACTATCCGAAAGGTTGGACAAGAGATAGCGTTAAAAAGTTTGGAATGACTCTTTCGAAGGGAGTTGAAGGGGGACCGAAGTCCCCCGGTTTCTTTAAGTTATGTGTGAAGAAGATGAAAGGGAAACTTGATGATCCTGAAGCGTTTTGTGCAACTGTTAAAGATGAAGTCCATGCGTCAACCTATTGGAGAGGTAAAGGTAAATCTCCAGCGAAAGTCAGGAAATCAATTAAGGCCCATCCGAAGATTCCGGAGAAACCGAAGGGAAAGTAGACAATGAAATTTGCTGAATATGAACCACTCCTCTATACCTTTATAGGTATTGTAATTGGAAGGTATATGGGCAGGTTCTTCTCTAGACTTAAATCTTTAATCAAAGGGTCGTCCGATGAGCGAAGAGAAACTTGAAGAAGTATTAAAAGAAATTAATAAAAATAAGAAAGAGGTGCCCGACGATATTAAGGTACATGCCAACAATGAGTCGATGGAGTTAACAAAGTCCTGGTTGAAAGAAGGACCAGAGGATTTACTGAGGCGAATATTTTACTATTCAGACAGTGGTGTAAAATATTACTTGGGAGAAGTTGAATCCCTACAAAGAATAATTACATCTCAGGCTGTTGCTTCAGTTATATCATCTATGATGGTTAAAAAGTATTCCAGAAAAGTTGTTGGTTACACTGCTATCATTGTCATTATGACTATGATTAATACGCTTTTCCTTGTAGTTGCTTATTGGGATAAAGCGGTTAGTCTATGGGATCTACTGGTTCGCAAACTTGGTGCTATATTCTAGGAGGCAGTAATGCGGAGAATAGGACCCGAGTTAAAGAAAGTGCCTACTGAGTGTATATGCCCCAAATGTGGAGAGACCCATGAAACTCCCTTAGCATGGGAGGGAAGTGGAATTCCTAGAGTATATTGTACTGGGTGCAAAAAACTAGTGGGTAATGCCGAGTATCTTAGTTACATTGTAAACGAAGAAGCAATCAGAAGAGTTGCCTTAAAACCTTCTCCATAGGAAGTATAATGATCGAAGAAGTCGTCGAGATAATATGTAAAGGTTGTATAGTTCATGCTACTTGTGATATGCCGTGCGATACATATCGCGAAGTTTTCAATCCCGTTTATAGACAAATGAATACAATAGAGGGGAGAATAGGTAGAAGGTTGTCTCCAGATGAGGTTAAGCAATTAGCTATAGATAGTGCGAAAGGACTAACTAAAGGGGAAGATGATGGCTATTAAAGACAAGATTGATGAATTGATTGGTAAGACATGGAGAAAAAGACTTGATCAACTCTTTCACTTAGCTTGGGCAGCAATTGCATTATACCCTATAGCTAGTAATCCCAACTGGTACATGGGAGGGATAAGCGGTTTTCTATTAGGTCTACCCCGAGAAACAATTGATCAATGGCCTATAGGTCATTGGGACGATACAGCATTAGATCTTTTATTTTTTACAATCGGTGGCATCATTGTTGGAGTATATGTATAAGTGAAGATGAGTATCTGTGAATAGTGAAGGAGACGAAGATGACTGATCGGTGTTGGGATTGTGGAAAGGCACACATGGGTCCCTGTAGATCCATATTTGGTGGAGTAGTTCCAGACTTTATACTAGAAGAAAGAAGAAGGAAAAGACGAGCAAAGGCAAGAGTTGGTACTAGAAAACTTGTTCTAATTGTTAAACAGACCTCAAAATCTAAGAAAGTGCACATAAAAGGAGGATCATCCCGAGGATGCTGCGGTATTGATTTGTATCCTTCTAAACAAGTATGGGACGGAAGCGAATCATACATTGAAAAACTTAAAGAAGAATATGACATATGCGGAAGATGTGTAGATGCGTTTAAGAGAAAACTTGCAGAGGACCGTAGATGAAAGAACATATTCGTATGTATAATGAATGTAAGAAAGCAATTAAAGAAATAGTATGTAAAGGTTGTATAGTTAGAGCAACTTGTAGTGAATACTGTGAAGGCATAGATTATCTAATGATAATGTGTGCAGACACTAGACATCACGATAGAACAGTTGAACGTAAAGCGGAGTTATTATCAATGGCAAGAGATGTGAAAGAACAGAAGAATCATCAATATACATAAAGGAGTTAGGTATGGCTAAAGGAGTTAGAATAGATGCGGATGAATGTAATGGATGTGAAAATTGTGTCATTGTATGTCCTGACATATTTCGTTTTAATGAGTCCACAGAGCTGGCAGAAGTTATCGACCCAGATAGTACTGATCAAGAATGTATAGCAGAGGCAATGGAAGTGTGCCCCGTTGACTGTATTTATTGGGAGTAAAAACAATGGGAAAACTTCCAGATGATTATAGATGGTTATGGAAATGCTACAACTGTAATCAAACATGGTCTCCAGAATCAATAGAAAGATTTAAACAAGAAAAGGAATATGAACTATTTGAAAAGGATAAAAGATTCACATGGTGTACTTGTGGGTGTCATCTTACAAAAGTCAGTGATATACAACGAATGAAGGAGGAGGGAACATGGAAAACGAGTTCGTCTACACTTGTAGAAACTGTGGACTAACTTACAAAGAAGAGAAAATAGTACCAGATAAAATTTTACAGGATGTCCTAATTAGTAATACATTCAAAGTGCCCCGAGATCATCTATTTAATATGCACAACTGCGAGGGCAATGGCCACGGAGGTTATGGGGTGGCCGATTTAATCACAATCATACCATACTAGGAGGCAATTATTATGGACCTTATTATTAGTTTTGGAATAGGTTTAATAGTTGGTTGGAATTTTATTGCACAACCAGCGTTGGTGAAGAAGTACGTTGATAAGTTTGTTGAGTGGGTTAAATCTTTATTTAAGAAATGATAAGCATAGGATTTTGCAGTGGCAAAAGTTAAACAGAAATATCCTAAACCATTTGAAAAATGGTATGCCGGACTGCCCTGGTGGCGTAAAATACTTCACTGGTTGGCAGTCCTGGCATCTGCACTAGCAACTATTGCGATGTTCTTAGGATTTTTATATCTAGTTTTGATTGTTTTCGGATTATATGGATTCATTTTAAAGTTTAGAGATATGGTACTGTTAGACTTTGCTCATTGGTTATTTGGTTAAAAGGAGACAAGCGAATGAAGAGAGAAGTGAAAGAAGTGAATGAACTGAAGAACCCAATCGAGTGGAGAGATCCACTACCAGAAGAACTGGAGACACCTGAATTTAACGCTGTGTGGGATGTTATTAAGACGTGGGACATTAATGTTCCAGAAGCATATAATGGTTACTGTGGTGCGACGGGCAACCATGTAGTTGCCATACTGGATGCTCTAAAATGAGACATAGTTATAGTCACAAAGCAACGAATCAACCTCAAGTTCCAGCCAGAGCGATAAGAGTAATGGCGATTACAATAGTCAAAGTGCTCTGTCCTGATTGTTTAGTTAGTACAACATGCTCTGACATTTGCCCCGAGTTTAATGAGATATACATGACCTCTCTAGAGAGGATTAAAGCACAAGGGGATATGGAAGAAAAAGACATTCTAACTATGGTTAAGTTTCTTAAGCATACTGTTACAAGTGAAGAGGTTCCATATGAAGGATCGTGAACTATCAGATAATGAAAAAGTGGATAGAGCTCTTAAACTTATTAGAGGACATTGTAAAAAGTGTATAGTACAAGTGAATTGTAGTGAAGTCTGTGATGAGTTGTGGAGCGAATTTGAAAGGGAGAAAATCTATACACATCGAGTAATGGGTATACTCATACGGAATGCGTGGAGGAATAAGTATTAAATGAGAGAAGCTGAAAGATTAGTTGAAATTATTTTAGAGAAATGTCAGGGATGCCTATTGTACACCAGATGTAGCGAATCCTGTGTCGACTTATACGAGGTATTAAGGGAGAATAATATCAATATCCCTTTAGATCTCATAACCCCTGTAAGTATGGCACATCGAGTGAGACATGTAGTTGATAGATGGGGAGATTATATAAAGTGAAACTATTCCCAAGAGAAATAACGAAGAACAAACAAGACTGGAGTGAGATGGCCGACAAGGCAACTCAGGTAGTCGAAGAGAAATGTAGTGACTGCATATTGTTTATGAACTGTAGTGAAGTCTGTGATGAACTATGGGAAGTATTTGAAGCTAAAGGTATACTCTCACATCGAGCGAAGGCTATATTGATTACACACGAAACATGGAAGGATAGATTTAGTGAGATTAAAAGAGGGTGAATATTTATGTGGTCAATGTAGTGGAGTTGGACTAGTATTAGCACCCACGAATGATGAACCATTTGAACCAGAGGCAATTGTATGTCCTCATTGTGACGGCAGAGGAAAGTATGATTGGGCGGAACGTGCAACTGGTAGAATAGACAAAAGTCGTCCCTATACAAAGAAGGTTGAGCAACATTTTCTCAGGCAGGCAATGAGTGTAATACAGAGGAAGAAGGGTGAAACGTGGAGCAAGTAGAATGGAAACCGGGATGGGGTAGACATATATTAATTGCTATAGAGGAAGTTGTATGTAAGGACTGCCTGGTTGGTTTCATATGTGAAATGTCATGTCACAACTACTCCATGATACATGGAACAATGATAAGTTGGTTCTCCAGGATAAAAGGATACAATGTTACAGAAGATGAGTTCAAAATAAAACTAGACGAGTTAGTAGAGACTTGGGGGAATTGATGGAAATAATGAGAGATAAATTAACAGCAGTAGACCCCATTTATATAAACATCCCGTCCGGTTCGAAGGAACACCAACAACTAAAGGGATGTAAGAAGCCAACAGTAAATATTAAGATGATAGGTTTAAACTATAAATTTGAGTGTGGTCCCACGGCTAGAGAAGTACTAACTGTTATATCAGGTGTAGTATGTGGGGAATGTTTAGTTGACCCAGTGTGTAAAGTTGTGTGTTCAGAGTACTTAGATACATATAAAAGCATGGTACAGTGGTTAAATGATAATGAGCACAAGTACACGGCCGGCGAATTAAATTACTTAGGAATATTAGACAGAATAGAAGGTTTAGTTGAGCAAGCGAGAAGGTAAGGGAGGTCATGGGAGATTTAGAATGAGCGACTGGTGTACTGGTGAAGCATGGTTCGACGATAATGATAAGAAATATAGATGTCCCGTGTGCAATAAAAGACTAAAACCCATGGATGTATTTGGCAGATTCTCGGGGGAGCTTGTAGGTTATAAGTTGCCACCTCACAAAGTGAAGGGACACAAAATCAAGAAACTGAAGTCTAAGTCCTCAAAGAGAAGGAGTTGAAATGAAGAAGATGAAAGACCTAGAGAAAATAAAGAAGAAGAGGTGTGAACTTGAATCCCGACTTGCCCAACTATTATATAAATTCCATCAAGAGACTGGACATATAGTTACAAATATATACCTCTCAAATAAAAGTTCTGAATATTCAGGAGACTTTATACCTACACATTTATCTGTTGAATTAGATGAAATTAAGGCAGATGGACTATCTTATTATCAGCTGTTCCCTGGTTTTCAGGGTCACGAAAACCTATTTAAGAACAAGCAAATAGAGATTGGAGATTCAACATGAAATGTGTATGTAATGACACGGGCGATATGCCTGAGTTTGCTACAGAGAAGGTTGTAGTTGCCAGGAAGACCCATAAGTGTTGTGAATGTGGTGAACCGATTCTACCAGGGCAGAAGTATGAAAGAGTTAATGGTAAATGGGATGGTCGATTCAATACATTCAAAACTTGTGTTACTTGTCACACTATAAGACGAGAGCATTGCACTTGGTGGGTATATGGTAGTTTAAGAGAAGACCTATGGGAGTGCCTCGGTTTAGACTATGTGAGTGGAGAATTATCATAGAATTTAAAAGTAGACAAAATGAATGTGAGTGGCATAAAATGAATATAAAAGGTTATTGTATGCACGGAATAAAGATAGGTAGAGTATGTTATTGCCACAGCCCCCAGGCAGGTAAAAAAGGTTTATATTGTCCCTACTACTGGAAGCCCTGGAAGTCTAAGTATGACAACTATAAGTGATAGAGAAGTCTATAGATATGACCGTACCCACAAATGGATTGGTGGCGGAGAGATGTGGTACTGTGAGAGGTGTGGCGAATCTAAAATCAGCATTGGTATGTGGGGTGATACCAACTGGCGTTCTACACATATGGGTTGGAAATTACCCTGTCAAGGTTTTACGGACTTTTGGAATATAATAGACTTCAAGGAGATTATAAAGGATGTCCAACATACATGACCTCGAAGTGAGGGTCGAGGCATTATATCAAGATGCCACAGAGACAACCAGACCCCTAATAGACGAAAACCTCTGTAAGGAATGTCTCGTGGTATCGACTTGCACCATAGGTTGCCCTAGTTTCGACGCGGTCTATGGTCGTATGTGGAAATGGTTAGTAGATATAGCTGACCTAAATGTATCTAAAAAGAGAATAGAAGAGAAGTTCTGGACTATATTAAAGGAGTTTAAAGAAGAAGATGACAGCAATCATGAAGAAAATTGACATTATCCCCAGTGTGGCAGACTTCAAATACAACCATAGCAGTATAAACTTGGCCGCACAAGATCACACAAAGATCATTCGAAGTGGATGGGATTTAATGGCCGTAGTAACATTGGTTGTTAGAGAAATATGCACAGACTGTCTAGTATTCACTATATGTAGTGGAGCGTGTCAGAATTATCATACAGTTTATGGAGCAATGATGGGATGGTTAGGAGGATGTACATATAAGGTTAGTGAGGACGAGTTAATAGAAAACCTAAACTATATTGTGGACACTCTCGTAGAGTGACGGATTATGGACTATTACAAAGGATGGAATGATGCAATAGATAGAGTCATCGAAAGGATGAAGAACAATATCATACAGAGATTAGAAAGACACAGCCTCATGAGTTCTACTTATATTATAGATAAGATAGCTGCAGACGAATACATTAAGTTGATGGAAGAGTTCAAGGAGTTGAAGATGACAATCAAACTAAAATGGAAGTCCATTAAACTACTATGGTGGGAGTTGTGTATCCACAGGCTGGAGTTCAGGGACGGTAATGAGTATCAATTTGAATTGAGGCGGAGGGACGACAAGTGGCAAGGTTCGAAGAAATGAAAAATGAGATCATAAAGGAGATCAATGGTAATGTAGGCAGTACGGAGATGACATTTACCACCGAAGAAGGTGATATATATAAGATGTATCATGCCAAAGACTGATGTGAAACCGTCAACATCGTGGATGTTGTTGGAGATTTAAAGGATTTAATTGGTAACCCCATACTGTTGGCCGAAGAGGTTGTTAGTAATGAGAAGCACGACCACTCTGTGGAGTATGGTAGTGAGAGTTTTACATGGACATTCTATAAGTTGTCAACCATTATAGGTTCTGTGACCATTAGATGGTTAGGTGAATCAAATGGTTATTATTCAGAGAAGGTTAGTTTTAGCAAGACTGAATACAAAAAACCCTGGATCACATTACCCAAGTATGGACCTCAATGAAAATTCGGACTTGGACTCTGAGTTTTCAAGGTAGGAGTTGGGATGGATGACAATATGGATGACCGTCAATGGATATGGGATGACAAGTTGATAGAAGGACTCAACAGGGTTAAGATACTAAGAAACCCCTGTGAGAGATGCCTCATTGAAACTATATGTACTGAAGTGTGTGAGCAATGTATTTTATATAATAGTAGGTGTGGTGTGATTAGGAAGAACCTATTTGATACAGTGGAAGCTATGAAGTTGATATTTTGGGTAATATTATTTGGTGGAGCTATGGCATCATTGTTCCTGCATATATAGGAGTTAATGTGAACTGTTCTGACTGTAATAAACAGATAGACCCTATGATAAGTAATGAACCTGTGGTATGTTTCCTTGTAGGAGAGGAGATGGAATATACCTGTGAGGATTGTTCTGATATAAGAGAACAAGAGGTTGAGTAGTATGTACTGGAGATACTTTTGGTATGTGTGTGAGCATAAATGGAATGTATTTATAGAGTGTGTCAAGTCTAGGCAATTCATCCATGGCATAACCCATGATTTATCAAAGTTTCTGCCGTCAGAGTTTATTCCATATGCAAGGTTTTTTAATGAGACAAATCGCACCGAGGAGTACAAACAGTCTGACGAACACAATATGAACTTTCAGTTGGGTTGGTTAAGGCATCAAAAGAGAAATAAACACCACTGGAATTATTGGGTCAGTGTAACTAGGAAAGACGAGATAATCCCCATACCTATGCCAATGAAGTATGTTAAACAGATGATTGCAGATTGGGATGGTATGTCCCGTAAGTTTGGTGGTACTACTAAAGACTATTGGCATATAAACAAAGACGATATGATATTGCATCCTGATACAGTAATGAATATAGAGATGACCATTTAAGGATTGTTCTAAGGAGAGGGAGGTGAAAAATTGAAAGAAGCTGTAGACTATGAGAGGTTGGATAAATTTGTCTGCTCCCTATGTAAAGGTATGAGTATGCACACATTTTCCTATGTAATGGATGGGTACCCTGCATACTGTAACCATTGTGGTAAACTATTGAATATAGATGAGGATTCCCCTTATTGGATTGAGGACAGGGGGAGGGGGAGGAGTTAAGATGGAAATAATGGATACCTATTTAGAACAGTTATACATACATGAAGCATATTATGGCAAAGAATTTATGAAAGAGGTCATACCATGTAATAGAAGGTGTGATAAACTACTAAAGTTGAGTACCAAGACAGCAACAGGATTCCTATTAGGTACCCTTCCGGGGATGCTATATGTTCAGTATATGTCAAAGAGTGGCAAGTTAGGAATCCTATGTCACCAGAGATGTGCCATTAGTGCCCTTAAGAAAGTGATCACTAAGACCACAGATCCTGAGAAGAAGAAAAAGTATAATGAACTATTAGATAAAAATATGCAAGGGTTGAAAGACAAGGATGAGAAAGTTAAGGTATTAATGAGGAAGTTGGAGGAGAAGGGTAAAAAGAAGGCCCTTGCTTTTGTGAAGAAGAATTATGACATAATTAATGGTATAAGGTAGGGAGGGGGAAGACTGAATGTGGTTCTACCCTTGGATAACCCTGGTGGTATTGAATATGGCAATTGCTATTTTCATTAGTCTACCTGTTATGGGTCTATGGAATGCTTTCTTTATCCATATGATTATATGTGGGGGTTTGATTTTCTATATGGACTCTAAGGTGGATGAAGATGGAGTTGAAACTCCTATATAGGGTGAAAAATTGGATACTAAAAAATTCGTGGGATCTTGAGTATGAAAAAGTGGATGTTTACCCGACTGAGGGATCCTTGTCCCGCTTGCTTAATTATATCTGCTTGTTCTATATCCTGTGAGGATAAGAGGAAGTATGAGCGACAAGAGGAGAGAAGAGGAGCTTTAAAGGAACCCGTTAAGTTAATTGTTTGTATGACGCTCCTTATTATCTTAATCCCCTTCATCTGGATCATTCTCTTACATGATGGAAAAAATTAGTGCTATACAAGATTGGGTATGACCGATCCATAAAAAAATCTCATCCAGATAAAAAGTTAGAAAAGGCGGCGGTTGGATGCACCATGATTAGAAAGAAAATTTTTACGCAGGATCCACGTGAGCAGGTCAAAATCGACTCAACAGTGAAAAACCTATCAGATCCGATAAATGACCTAATTTGCTCACAGTGCCTAATATATGTAAACTGTTCAGAGTCTTGTGAGCATTTAAAAGAGATTTACTCACGAATTGGTCAGGAATTCTATGACGACGAGACTCTTTATCAACCAAAACATCTAAGAACTAAGAAAATGCTCAATGACATACGAAGTCGAGTTATACAGATAGTAAAAGAATACTTAAGAGAGAAGGAGATATGTTATGGGACAGAAGGAGATGATGGAAATAATGACAGCAGTTAAACCGCAACTATGGTGGTTCCTATTTCAAACTCTTATTGCATTTGGAGTCATGTTAGCTCTCAAGAACTTTATTGATAGCATGGTCGCATACTTCTACTTCATGGTCAATAAGAGACTGAGCATTAATGTGAAGGTAGAGGTTAGAGGTAAGCGTGGGGTCATAACTGGTTTCACCCGAAGATGGATCTTTATTAGAACCGACGACAATTGTGATGTATTAGTTAATATGAGGCGGTGGGAGTATGAGCAATGGCTTATAGTTGATCCATACAAGATGACATAAACAATAATTTATGTTTGTAAACAGTTGTTTATGTATAGCGGTGTATATAGCGGCGTATATAACGCGATATGAGACTCTGAATACCTGTTGCCATAGGCAAACATAGAATTAATTTGAAACTCTGAAAGGGAGGATGACAACCATGAACTATGAAGCTGAGATGAATGATCTATTGAAAGAGAACATGACAGAGGATGGATTCAAGTTGTGGACTGCAATGCTGACTAAGATATATTCGATATGGCAACGCCCAACTTCGTCAACTGGGAAATACCACAATAAGGATGATGGGCGAGTTCCGACAGTTATCGAGCATACATATGAAATGTTATACGCAGCAACTAAAGTAATGAGGATGTATGGAGCAGAACCGAAATCAGTTGATGCAGACATCATATGCCTGTCAATTGCGTTGCACGACGCTTGGAAATATGGAGAAAATCCAACAGAACGATCTCATACTGCAAATGCTCACGACTTGATCGCAGCACAAAAGCTCAGGAAAAACCGAGAAATCATCCTCCAACTATATTCCGATGATATGTACGACATTCTAGAAGACTGTTTACGCTTCCATCAAGGACGATGGTCTACAGATGTCAAGAATGCCGACGAATTTAACTTCCGTGATTACCACCCATATGTACACTTCATCCATATGCTCGATATGCTATCCGCAAATAACCGTTTACACCACCTCACGCCTGAACTAAAGGAATACTTCAATTCCAAAAGGTCCAAAAAGGAACAGTCTCCCTTCGATTCTGACAAACCCTACATAAAAGACCCTGAACACACTGAACATATAGGTCAAATAAATACCCCACAGGAACAAAATACAAATATAACCTCAAATACAAAACCCCAAGAGGAAGAAGTTATACCGCCCGGACAACCCACTATGGGGCAGTGGCCAGAGAAAGCACCAACTATATAGGAGTCATATATGATCAAGGGCGAAACTCCAGACTTAACCATTATAGATGATACTGTACTATACTGTATGAGGTGTAATGAACCAGTAGAGGATTGGTATACTTGTCCTCAATGTGGGAGTGTATATTTCTGTGATTGTCATGCAGAACCTTTGTGTGGATGTTCTGATACTCTCATTAATATATTGAGAGAGACTATTGAGGAGATGAAGCAACTGAATCTGTAGGGGTCGTATATGATCAAAGGCAAAACTGCAAAATTAATTATCATAGATGATATTGATGAGATTGTATATTGCATCAACTGTGGTATGCGTACAGGGGATCGCTTTAATTGTCCGTCATGTAAGAAGGTATATTTCTGTGGTGACTGCACAGGATATGTATGTAGGTGTATGACCACGACTAAAGAAATTAGATGCCTTATTGAACGTATGAATTATATGGTTATAATGTGTGGAGCTAAACAGTTGAAAGAAGATATACTTAGTAGGGGTCATGTATATGATTGATACTCAGGATGAACATCTTTTCAATGTCCGTATGATTGACAATGAGTTAGGTGATAGGGATTATGAGGTCAACTGTATAAGGTGTAATAAAAGGTTGACTGTATGGTATAAGTGTCCTTACTGTCAGGTGGTAACCTTTTGTGATTGTGTTGGCAGACCCCCATGTGATTGTCTTAATAGTCGCACTAATATACGAGGTATTATTGACGCTATGGAGCAACTAGTATAGGAGGATTATATGCCGTCATATGAATCACTAATTATAGACCAATATGTGATGTACTTAATGTTAGATGAAAAGATAGAGTGGGACTATGATGAAATAGATGTAACAATGAAACCCGGGGATGTAGACCTTGACCCTAAGGTAGACTGGGAATGGGTTAAGCAAATGGAAGATAATGCAAGGAAGATATATCCTGATGCTAAATCATCCGTTTCATTTTTTGGGAAATATGGTACCGCTATAGGTGGTATAGCTGTAGCAGCGTTGTTGGTCTATCTTTCATATAAACTATATAAGGCTAAATATAGTCCAGCGTCTAAGGCATGTGCTAATAGGTCAGGTGAAGAAAAAACGGCATGTATGAAACAGTATAGAATTAATGCATTGAGTCAACAATTGTTGGATCTTAAACAAGCAATCAAAGCATGTGATAAGTCGAAGGATCCCACTAAGTGCAAGGCCAAGGTTAATAAGTATATAGGTAAGGTTGGAGGAAAGTTGAAAAAGGTAACTGTATAGGAGGATGATATATGAACTTTATAGACCACCTAACAAGGTTTTGGGAAGGTGTACTATATCCGAATATGCCTATTGGAAAGATAGGACCTCCTCCTTTATCAGCAGAAGTGATGGCTTGGGGATCCCTTATATGTGGTATCATTACTATTGTTATGTTCCTTGATTGGTTGAGGAAGTTTTTTTGGCCACCTAAATAGGAGGAGTAAAAATCATGTGTATTCATTGTCAGCAAGAAGACTTGGTTAAAAAAGCAAGATGGAACTTTTACAATTTGGCTTTTTGTGTTTTTGGTAACACGAGACTGTGGCCATATTTGGGAGTGATTCTCTGGCGATAGAACTGAGGAAGTAGGAGGATGATACATGAAGGCTGTTGATGATTATCTATATACCCTAAAGGAAGACTCTGGAGATGAGGTCGTTAGGTGGTTGGAGTACTATGACCTTAGGCAAGCAACTCTGTGTAAGCGTATACTTGAAACTGAATCCCATATGTTTTTGTATCATGCTACTAGACCTCAATATGTTCCATTGATTGAGCGTGAGGGACTTACTTTATCAACCTTTATTGCAAGGGCCAAAGAGGAAGGCGATATACCTATTGTTGGTAAGCAACCTATGCTCTATATGACTAATGTGAGGACGGTTAAACCTGGTTTTGAATTTAGGTGGGCAAGGAATGTTAAAACAGCAGATAATAAGTTTGGTTTGATTCATATTATATGTAAGGTTAAGACAGACCCAAGTGTACTGAAATGGTCGCCTGCATGCTGTTACTATTATCTAGAAGATATACCTTCTTCTGATTTAACATGGGAGGGGACTCGAGAATTTCAGATTATTGAAAAGACTGATCATTGTCTTGTGCAGAAGGAGGTTAATGAGATATGAAACTGAAACTATTCTACGGTCTATGTGGTTGCTCTTCAAATGGTGTGCTATATACCCCATCTGGTAGGCGTATTGTTAATTTACCTCCTAGGATTGCCTTTAAGATACACTCTTTCTTGAATGATAACTTTGCCTATGTGGGCATGAAAGGACAACGGAAACTATGGGGCAAGCGATAGGAGCAGATGGACGAGTGAAGAAGCTGAAAATTCTGTATGTTAAACGCCTGCCTAAGTGGATTCCATATGAAAAGGCAGCATATCACCCAGCGTCAAATACTATCTTTGTGAGGAAGGATTTAGCGACTAGTGAATGGACTCGTGTACCTATACTATTACATGAGTTGGGACATTGGTTGATATATAGGTTACTAGGGGATAGTATAACTCATAAAGTGTGGGACTCTATATATGATCAATGTGACGAACTAGTTAGAGAGGTGAATAAGTGGAGAGGTAGGATGTTGTTCGATAGAGTTATCTCAGACCTTGGTCATAGGGGGTGGACTCTAGAGTGGTATAATAAGGACTCCTCTGAGGGGTTTTGTTGGTTGGAGAGAAAGGTTATAAACGTAGGCCCTAAGGCAAAGAGTATAAAGAGGTTGATACTTCATGAGATAGCTCACATTGATACCTGTATAGGTAAGAGGAATAAGCATGGTGGAGAATTTTGGACGAGATATGAATACTTAATGGATAGGTATATGCCAGATGTACCATTATCAGAATCTGATATGTATTCTAAAGAACTAAATGCTGATTATAACCATTAACTATTGATATAGACAGACAGTAGGTAGACATCAGACATGCAGGAGGTAGACATGATACTAAAGGTAAGGAGAGAGCGAGACAATCAGGAATGGTGGATATTGGATGAAATAAGGAAGGTCAGTGTATCTAAGATCAAGGAGATAACTAGTCTAGAAATTGCTGCCCCAGATAAACTTGACTATGACATAACTCTGTTGGATAGGATACATGGACCTACAACTGAACCGTATAAATACGTTGTTCTGTGTTGTAGGAGAACAGATAATGAGGAGTTTACTGTTGCCTTCGATACATATGCCTACTTGTGTAATGATGAGGGTAAGACGATAGAGAAGATACTCGGTTCGTAAACTTTAACCTACTGTCTGTCTATTTATGGAGCAACTGAATATGGAAGTGAAAGTTGGGAACAAAGTATTTGATTCAAATGAACAACCTATAATGATAATCCTGTCTAAGAAGGATAAGGAGTTAATAGCAAAGATGGCTCCTTGGGCATCTAAATATTGTTCGTTTCCTGAAGGATATAGCGAGGAAGAGATCAAGAAGTGGATGAGTGAAATATGATATGTACCTTTACATGCCTTGAGTGTAAGACTACCTTTTATTGGGAAACCGATAGAGGTGCTACTATATGTGTTCATTGTCCTGAGTGTAATGAACACTTCCAATTCTACAAGAATGAATTTATGCGAATACCGGAGGGCAAACTCAATGTATGTGAAAATTGAGAATTTCATATATATGCCTGACGTTATACTAAAGCCGAAAGGGAAGTGTAAGTTTATATGTTGTAAATGTCATTGATGGAGGAGAGTGAATGAAAGATTTTAGATGGGAATATAAGGCGTTGATTACAAGGGTTGTGGATGGTGATACATATGACGCTGATGTGGACCTTGGTTTCAGGATTAGGTTTAAGGGTAGGTTTAGACTTCACATAGTTGATACGCCTGAGACCTTTAGACCTGTCAATGAAGCAGAGAAAGCACACGGGAATCAGGCATCTGTATTTGTCAAAGACCTCATCGAAGGTAAAGAGGTTATATTGAGAACCTATTATGCAGGTATGTATGATCGCTATGTTGCCGATGTTATATTACTCGACGGACGTGATCTAGGACATTTGCTTATATTAGAGGGTTTGGAGAAGTTAGATGAATATGATGGGGTACCATCTAAGAAGAGTAAGGTTACAACATGATTCAACTAGCCCACAGGATAGTTCTGACAGAGTTGTGTAATGCATCGTGTCCACACTGCTTCAATGCAGATGCCAGGATGACGGGGTCTATGGATGCCGATGTATTGATTAAGTTTATGCAGGTTAACTCTGGTCATTTAAAACAAGAAGAGTTGAAGATTATGGGTGGGGAACCTACACTTCACCCTAGGTTTATAGATGTAGTTATAGAGTCCTGTAAGCACTATGGAATGGTTAATATATTTACCAATGGTACAAGGATGAAAGAGATCACGAAACATGGAGTGGTCGTCAAGAATCACTTTCAAGGCAAGTTACAGTTTACAGTAAATGGTTTTGTATTTGACCCCAATGTGTTCCCTGAGTATGGTGATCTTATACGTCGTATGTCCCTTCACTTTGTTGTACCCTTAAATGGTATAGATGAGATGATTGAGAAGGTAAATCAGTGTGTGAAGTTGGGTCCATATGTACATATTATATTGTCTCCGGATACACAGGTTGATTTGTTTGACGACAATATCTTAAACCAGTATAGAGAATCGTGGATTGACGTAGTTACTACTATAGGACCTAACTTATGGAAGAGGAATATATCGCACAGTTATGATCACGTTTTGCCTATGTGCTTCTATACTCAGGATATGTTGGATGTGATAAGTTTTCACGATTTAGATGGTCTTCACTTTGCGAAGATAACTTGTTGTGGTGATACACATATGGGTTTGATCGACTATGATTTTGAACTATATTACTGCAATCAGACGAGGATAAAAGTTGGTTCTATATTGAAGGATAATGGTGATGTTAAGACGATGGATGAGATCACTAATATGATTCAAAGGGGATCTCGTATGAAGACCAACTCTATTATGGAGTTATCTGAGAAGTGTAAGGAGTGTGCAGTTCTGGCGTCTTGTAAGGTTGGTTGCTATTATAACACTCTTGTAGGAAGGTGATATGTTGAGAAGACTGATGTATCCTAAGTTTAAGTTTCCTATTGATCCTCAGTGGCCATTGAAGAGTAACTGCATAAATCGGTTGGCAGCTAGGATTACAGCTAGGATGATATATCATGCGTTGGGAGAGTCTTATCAGTTTGGCGGATATACAGGTCTATTGATGCAGCAATATGAGATGGTTGATGCTGATAAATTTCAAGTTATGCATTGGGTATTAAGGGAGGCTGGATACAGTTGTTGTCCCGCTGATGTAATGGAGGCATGTGGTGTGGACCCAGATACTAGGAAGGCGACTGTAGGACCTAAGTCGAAGGGCGATTATATAACTATAGGTGAATGGGTGAAGAGGCGAGCACAAGGAGGGTAACTATGTGGTGGCACAGGCATTATTGGGGTCATGGATACGTTCCCGTACAAAACAGTAAAGGGGAGTTAGAATTGGTACCTAGTCGTTACTGTTGGGATCAAAACTGTAAGAGACACCAAGTATGGATAAAACCCAGATGGTTTGACTATCCACCTAACTTTAAAATGGAGGGATACTATTTTCATGCTCAATACATCTGAGAGGAAAGGAAAGCTATTTGGAAAGACTGAATATGTGGTAGGTTTTGCTTTTAGAGAAGATGGTGAGAGAGTTATATTAGTAAGGAAGCAAAGACCTGCTTGGCAGAAGGGTGCATTAAATGGCCCCGGTGGACATATTGAAAATGGTGAAAGTATGCATGAGGCTATATCTAGGGAGTTTAAAGAAGAGGTAGGTATTGAAACCAATCCATATGTATGGCGTCATAAGGTTACGATTCAAGGTAGTGGTTGGAGGGTGTATTTCCTTTCTATTGAGTTGCCGCATGATACTTTCTATGAGGCTAAGACTGTAACAGATGAGAGAGTATCAATTATATCTACAAGGGAACTAAATAAGTTTACTATGATAAATAATCTTCGTTGGTTGATACCTTTCTGTTTATATAAACCAGACCTAGAGGAGAAGGTAACATTTATAGGAGGATGATATGGGTTTATCACAATCGTCATCTACAGGGATTGAAGTACCCAAGTTAAAGGCGGGTGATATAATAATGACTTGTGCCAAGAAGAATTGGTTTACTAATTTCTTTCTTAAGTTTATTCAATATGGGGGAGGAGGAGACCCTGCTAGGTTTACTCACGTGTCTTGTATGATAGCACCTAATATGTTGATAGAGGCACAGATGAAAGTTGTCAAACGAGATATGCTTCAGGTCAAGAAGTATATGGCCAAGAGAGCATACAGGATTGTGAGGAAAGATGATTTGTCTGATGAAGATGCTGCAGGTATTGCCGAACGACTAAATAGTAAGTTGGGAGAGAAGTTTAGTCTGGTGACTATATTTTGGCAGTTTTGGGACAACCTGTTTAGGACTAATTGGTTTACGGCTACCTTGAATAGGTCGAATAGTATTGTGTGCTCCTCTCTTATAGCTATGGCATGGCAAGACCAGATAGGTTTGAAGTTTAACAAAAGAGATTGGTTTTCAGTAGAACCAGATGATATTGATGATGAAACACAGAAAGAAGGATGGACTGTGATATCTGAGAAGGTAGAATAGAAGGAGAAGCGAGATGACCGATCTTACGGGGAGTTTGCCCTCACTGGAGGAAATGCCGGAGGGTCTGTCACTGGAGGAGAAGAAAAAGTGGATGAAGGAACATCGTGATTATCCTGAGTTTATTCTAGAAGAGTATATGATGTTACCTACAAGGGAAGAGTATCACGAGATTATATTTGCTATACCTAGAGGACATCAAGAGGGAGACAAATATAGACTTGGTGATGATCCTGAGGTTGGGGACCTTGCTGCATATATGGAGTTTATGGAAATTGAAGAGGAGTTAAGGAAGACTGAACTTGCCCCTGCTATGGACCCTGTAGATGTGCATGGGAATGTACCATTAACTACTATTACTTTACAGATGAGGCTGTGTTGGATTGTCTCAAAATATGACCAGTGATGACTTCAAATATGTGGAACAAATTAAAAATAGGGATAGTTCGATTAATTTAGGAGAGGGATATGAGGATAATTGATAAGTATATGAATGAGTTACAAGAGTCTGATGTTATCACCGAGAATGTAGCATCCTTTGTCAGGAAGATGACACAAGGTAGACTTGATAAGATAATGCTTGGTATGAAGAAGGGTATAGTGAGAGGAGATGCTAAAACCATAGAAAAAGCGATTACCCTTGTACCTGTTATCTCATCTAAAAAGTTTAAAAAGGTTGCTAGAAGGGCATCCTCTAAAGGTTTTGATCAGTCCTATATGATGTCTATGAACCAACTAGAAACAAAATATCCAGATGTTCCAGATAGTGCTCTCTCATATCTCTCATCAATGATTGCTCTTGGCGCAAGTCATTCAGATAAACCAGATGTGAAAACTAAAGAAGTGCTGCTTAAGTTTGGCCGCGTTAGGAAACGATTAAAAGCTAAACTTGGTGAACAGGCAATGGCTGGTGAAGGAGCTTTTGCATATGGTTTTGGTATAGGTGCATTTATTCTTTTAGCTACTCTCTTTCCACCTTTAGCACAGGTTGGACTTACAGCCATAGCACTACTTGGTGTTGTGGGTTTATTCGCTGTCATACTTAAGATGTCTACGTAGGAGGATGATATGAGTGAGAGGTTAGATGCCTATTTGCAATTTATACAAGAAGATAAGGTATTTGATGAAGCGGGTGTGAGTACTGCTCTCTTTGTTGTGCCAATGGCCCTTAGTTTAGCAGCTAAGTCCTATAAGGCTATTTTTGATAAGGCTGCTAGGACGTGTAAAGACTATACTGGTCTGGATAAGACCAAGTGTCTAAAGAGGTTCAAAGCACAAGCGATTAAAGCAAAGATGGGTGCTCTTAATAAAGGAAAGGGTATGTGTGGAAAGGATAAGAATCCTGAGGCATGTAAAGCAAAATTGACTAATAAGATTTCTAAACTTCAAGCAAAACTAAAAATGACTCGGTTCTAGGAGGATGATATGCCAACAAAAAAGTTAGAGGAATTGTACGGTGATGAGAAACAACAAATACTACATGAGCAGGAAATGGTTGAGATGGTTGATCCCGATGAAGTAGAAGAACCTCTTCCACCTGGGGAACCTGCTGGTGCCCCTGAGAAAGATCCTATGACTGGAGAAGATTCAGAATATGAAGATGATTCAAGTAGGGCTTATAATGATAAAAAGGTGGAGGAGTTGAAGACAGAAAGTCTTAGGATATATATTAGTGAGGTAGTCAAAGAATCGGAGAAAATACCAGAATCTGCTAAAGAGGACTTTATCAAGAACATCGGAGAGGCTGACCTGCATGAACTTATGTCTCTTATTATGGATGGGGAGCTTAAGTCGCCAGATGGTGATGAAGCGAAGGCGTCCCTTGAGCAAAGATTTGAGGAATCTCGTTGGTCGAAAATTCTTCTTTAATGTATGACAGACTACTTTGAAATTAAGGAGTATCTCATGAGTACCATAGAGATTGTCAGAAACGTTGTGAATGAGAGTAAGAAAGATCTTCTTAAGAAGGCCAACGTGGTGGCGGTGGGAGTTGGTTTAAAAACTGTGGCCGGAGTAGCTACAAGTGAGGTTTGTGTTGTTGTGTCTGTTAAGCAGAAACTCCCTATTGAGAAGTTGCCGGCTAAGGATGTGATACCACAGACAGTAGGTGATGGCACGAAGACAGATGTTACTGAGACAGGAGAATTTGTTGCGTTAAAAGAACGAAGTGATTGGTGGAGGCCATATCCCGCTGGTGTATCTATGGGACATAAAGATATAACTGCAGGAACTCTTGGTGCGTTTGTTAAGCGTGGAGATGATATTCTCCTATTGAGTAATAATCACGTGTTCGCTAACTCGAATGAAGCTGCCATAGGTGATGCCATATTTCAACCAGGGAGAATTGATGGTGGCCGTGAAGAAGACACCGTAGCTAGTCTACTCGACTATGTGCCCATCTCCTTCTCTGGTGATACAGTACCTATATGTCCTATAGCTGGTTCTATTGAGAAGGTACTCAATAAGATAGGACAACTACTTGGTTCAAGTCATAAGTTCTCTCTATCTAAGGAAGCTGAACCGGGTGATCCTAATCTAGTCGATTGTGCCATAGCTACCCCAATTAAGTTTGAAGATATGGAGTTGATGATACTTGAAATTGGTTATGTCAAGGGAGTATCTGAACCAACTCTTGGAACACCAATTCAGAAAAGTGGTCGAACAACTGGATATACTCAAGGTGTAGTCATTCAACTCCACGTAACAGCACAGGTTAATTATGGTGGACCTATTGCTCTATTTGAAGACCAAATAATGTCTGGTCCCATGAGTGATGGTGGAGACTCTGGCTCCCTAGTATTGGATATGGATAACAATGCTGTAGGGTTGCTATTTGCAGGTTCAGATAATACTACACTATCAAATCCTATTACCCATGTACTGAGCAAACTTTCAATTGAATTTACAACTGAAAGAGATGCCAAACAGCACATAGTTGATGTTGAAACGGAAGAGGAGAGTGAAACTGAAGTTGATGTTGAACCTAAAGTATATACACCAATGCATCCATGGTACCCTCTACCAAATATTAAGTTTAGGAGGTAGTTTAAAATGATCGACAGTTACCTGAAACACTTATCTGAGAAGAAAGATTGTCCGCCCGGGATGAGGTGGTGACCCATTAAGAAAAAATGCATCCGTGAGATGTATGAGCAAGCTGCTCACGAAGTTGATATTTATAAAGCTCCTGATGGGTTTCTTATTAATATTGAAAAGGAAACGATAGCAAATAAGAATTTTCGTAAGGTTCTTTATACTGCTACAAAATCTCAGTTAGTATTGATGAGCATTCGGCCTAGTGAAGATATTGGAGAAGAGAATCATTCCAATGTTGATCAATTTATTAGGATTGAAGCAGGAAAAGGTAAAGTAGTCCTAAATGGAAAGGAGATATTAATAGAAGATGGTTCAGCATTTGTTATACCAGCTGGAACTAAACACAATGTTATTAATATCTCGGATGAAGATGACTTGAAACTTTATTCAGTCTATTCTCCCCCAAATCATCCGTCTGGAACTGTACAGACAACTAAAGCTGAAGCTGAGGCTGCTGAACCAGTGCATGAACAAGAAGATAGTGGAGACATTCATGCAAAAATTATAAAATTCTTTAAAGCCAATCCAAATCCTTCGGATAAACAAGTACATGCCTTTGCTGATGAATTAGGTATGGATCCACACGAGTTTGAAGGACATATTTACATGGTACTTAGTTCTTTCATTTCGAAAGAGGAGTCTTAATGACGTTACCATTTTCCACAAGTTTAGTAAATGAATTACAATATTGGTTTAGTAGGGCAGTCGTTTACAGGAATCTCAATAAAGATAAGATACCTTATCCTGTTGAAATTCCCACTCTCTTTCTAAAACCAAAATCATTCATTCAACTCCTGTTCGATGAATCATATCCATTTACTGAGTATGAATATCTTTTCCAAGATATAGAGAGTAAGTCTAAGTGGCCAGCTATGGTAAGGGAGAGAATAACGGTATATGCTTCCGCCAAGGTGTATGAAGTATGTGACAGCACTAATGCATTTAATCTATTTCATCTCCAACCAGATGATTTTACCCTACTAAATACTCTACTGGCATATCGCATTGACCCAACTAGAGTTAATTTGGTTGATTCAACCTCAGTAGTTCTAGTTGATTCAACTGCGTCAATAACTTTGTATGCCTCACTAGATGCTCTAAGTACTGATTTATCAAAGTTGATATGGGTGTACTTGAAGTTGAAGATTGATGAGGACACTTCAGTCTATGATACTACAACTCTTATCTCTCAACCATTTGAAGTCTTACAAAGTTGTTATGAGGCCTTTGTAATTGAACTGTATTTCGACTTTGTGGCTGCTAGAGAGGTGATTCCTATACCTCCGTGTGAGGAGATTGTATAAGTATGGCATTCAAAATTGAAGACTATTGGACAATATGGAATTTTCTCTATCAGAGAAGGATAGATCCTACCTTTGATACGATTGAACTTGACAATAATACGAAAAATATAGCTGAATCTGAGAGGGGTTTATCGGAGCAACTATTTGAGAACACCCTTGATCAAGCAGTCTTCAATTCTGATGATTACAAACGACTACGCACCTTCCTTATAGACTGGTATGCTACACTTAGGACTGTGGGAACAACTGAGGCCTCAGTGTCTGAAGTATTTCCCATGCCTGATACTCACGTTCAGCAGTTGATTCAATCATTTGGTTATGATGTCCCAGTGGACATACTAACCTTCACAACTAAAGTTAACTTTTTCTTTGATCTTGTCAACTTGTATAAAGTCAAGGGGACTCCCAATGCTCTTTATCAGGTCTTAGCATACTATGGTTTAGCTGATATTGATATTGTTGAGTATGATGTACAGTATACTGTGCCTGGAGATCCGTTGGGTCCAGGCGAATTAGTATTTAGAGGGAAGTCAACTAGATCATTAGGACCAGGAGAACTACCTATACCATGGCCAGATGTACCATTTGATGAAATGACTTATGCAGACCCACACTGGATGATGTTAAAAGAAGATGTTGAACACTTCCATCAAATTGAAGAAATAAACCTTCCTTCAAGAAGTCCATACTTTGGCATCAGACCAAGGTATTACATGTCTGAACTTTTCTTTGTTATTGCTGTTCTCGCAAGGATGGTTGAGAATCAATATGACTTGTGGATTGCTACTGGTGATGTCTATACGACTGACCCCATGTTTGCTCACATTTATGACGCAGCAACTGATCTATATGAAATGACTCTTCTAAATTACAATGTTTCATTGTTAGAGTTATATCTATCTGTAATATACACCTTTAACAGGAGGTATGGACGAAGCGCTATCTACCCACCAACGTGGCCGTAAGTTAGAGAAGGAGAATCGAGAAATGTCGAAGGTAATCGAAATGGAGCAAAGTGAAGATGGAACTGTCGAAATGAAGAAGGAAGAACAGGCTGACCCTGGATTTACAGTTCAGGATAAGAGAAAGATTGATATTCAACCTCCACCTCCACCTCTTCAATCTCAACCTGAACCACCCAAACAAATTGTGCCAAAAGAGGTAGGACATGGAAAGAAAGCGAAGATTTGTATTGTTACAAACTTCATGGAGTTTAACCCACGCTACTCATTGACTGGAATTGTTAAAGATCATATTAAGGTTTTAACGAAAAATGGGCATAAGGTTGGCTTACTGGTCAACGAAAAATACAGAGACCAGGACTTTGAGGGCGTAGAGATGCTTAAAGTCCTGCCCTTTGCCCATTTAAAAGATTATCATAATGCAAATGATTTAACTGATGATCACAAGAAGACAATTGATCAGACAGAACAGGTACTTAAGAAGGTCTTTACTGATACAGATGAAGACGGAGAAGTATATGAATTGGCGTTCTGCCATGACATAAATTTTCAAGGTTGGTTCCTACCTTATAAGATTGGTCTTGAAAAAGCATCTTTTCAACTCCCCCATGTTAGGTGGTTACATTGGGTTCACAGTATTCCGAGTGGCATGCGTGAATACTGGGCTATCCCAAGTAAGAAGCACAAGATTGTATTCCCAAATGAAACTGATCGACTGCGAGTTGCTGAACAGTTTAGGGGAGAGGTGGATGATGTTAGAATTATTCATCACATAAAGGATATGAGAACCTTTATGGACTATGATGAAATTACCTGTAGGATGATAGACCAGTATGACTTGATGGGTGCTTCTGTCATCCAAGTGTACCCTGCTTCAGTTGATCGACTCGGTGCTAAGGGAGTTGATCACGTTATGAAAATATTTAGTAATCTCAAGAAGCAGGGGGAAGATGTTAGACTTATCATTTTAAATCAGTGGTGCACAGTTCCTAAGCACCGGGAGACCGTTGAGGGTTATTGTAAAATGGCCCAAGGTCTTGGACTAGAACCAGACAAAGAGGTAGTATTTAGCTCACGTTTTGAGCCTCCTCGTTTTGAAACAGGAGTAGATGCTAATATTGTAAAGGATCTATTTTCTCTTTCGAACCTCTTTATATTCCCAACAAGAGAAGAAGCATTTGGACTTGTTTTGCCTGAAGCTGCTTTGACAGGCGGAGTTCTGTTAGTACTAAACAGATCACTTCAGATGCAGTCAGAGATTGCAGGTCTGAATGCCGTGTACTTTGACTTTGGAAGTTTTACTCACAACTTTGCAATACCAGGTGATAAATATTACGAAGATGTGGCAACTATCATTAGAGGTAGGATGAGACAAGAGTATTCACTTATGGCGAAAACATTTATGAGATGTATGTACAACATGGATAGAATTTATAAGCAGGAGATGCTACCCATTATTGGGGAGTGTAGAAATTGGTAGAGATATTAATAAAATCGTTCAATGGCATAGGTGATTGCCTGTTTATGACTCCTACTCTCAGGAGGATCAAGGAGGCGTATCCAGACAGTAAGATAATTGTAAACACTAACTACCCTCTCTTATTAGAAGGTAATCCTTTCGTTGATGAAATTAATACAAGAGGAAAAGAGGGAGTCTTTCTGGGTTACGATGATCCCATTCATCAGAAGTGGCCTAGGAAGCATCACATATTAAGAGATTGGGAAATAGTTTGTCAGCAGTATGGACTTCAGACTGAGATTCCTATTTTAAAACCTGAGATCTATTTTAAGTTTAAACGAGGCAATAAAAAGGATCCCATTGGAGTTCAGGTTATTCATAAGGATCACTGGCACGGAAAAAAGAACTGGGGTATGTTTCCTGAACTAGCCGAGCAATCAGGATTTCAACCTATCCCTAAACTTGGGGGTCTAAGAGAGATTGTTGAATTTCTAACTTCTTGTCGAGCAGTTGTGTGTGCTGAGGGCGGCATCTCTCATCTTTGTAGAGCATTAGATATCCCCTGTGTTGTGATTTATGGAGGTTTTGCTGACCCGGAGTGGAATGGTTACAAGGAACAAATTAATGTAACTAATAGGAAGTATTGCTCCTACTGCTATAATCCTGGTCCATGTATTAATGATGTTGAAAAAGTGTGTATGCAAGAAATTGGACTTGCGGCTGTAAAGAAGGCTACTGTACTGGTATATTACCATCTAAAATCTACTCAACGCGACAATGGAGTGGTTTTGAATGTGCATCACTCACTAATATGAAGAATTTAAGAACTCGCAGCAGAGAAGCTATTTGCGGCGAAATTTGACGAGTTATAGGAGGTAGCTATGGCGAATGATAATAACAATGAGAATGGTTTCAAGAAATTAATGAAACGATGTGCTGAAGTTTGGAAGGTACTTATTGGGGTTGGTGTTGTTATTGCTCTGATAGCTGGTTTTTATGGACTTGATGCTGTTATTGCTACAGAGAAGGATCTGGATCTTCACAAGAAGGATGTTAATACTGAAATCAGTACTCTTAAAGATGACATTTTGGCTAGCTTTAAACAACTTCAAACACAACAGCAAAAGATGCTTAAGAATCAAGAATTGCAATTTTGGACCCAGAAGTATCAAGAGTACTTGGATAAAGAAACGGATTTCAAGTACAGACTGAAAAAGGATCCTAACAATCAAGATTTGAAAGGCCAGTATAATCTCTGGAGAGACAAAAGGATTGAAGCACAAAAGAAGATTAATCAGTTGACAGCACCACCACCTCAACAACCGCCTGGAGGATAGACTTGAAGTTGAATCTTGGTAGTGGAGAGATGCTCAAAAAGAAGTGGATAAACTTTGATGCTCAAATACTTAGTCGGGGTGGAGTTAGTACCAATGTTGTTGGGATGATTGAGGACATGCCATTCAAGGAGAACTCCTTTGATGAGATACTGTGTTCTCATGTTGTAGAACATTTTTACTATGAAGATGCTCTGCAGATGCTCCGAGACATTCACTACGTACTGAAACCAGGTGGCGTTGTGATAATGGAAGGTCCTTGTGTCCTTGGAGTTTACTGGTATTATATTGAAGGTTGGGGGGGAAGGAAAGAACCCGACGTTATAAATTTAATACACGCATTTTACCCTAGACAGAATAGAGATAAGTATGGGGATGGATGGTTTCATAGATCAGGGTGGACAGGTTGTTACTTAGCCCAAGAGATGGTTGAGTTGGGATACAAGATAAGGCATGTAGGTAAAGGCTGGACACACGGAATGGGAAAGAGAGACTTCAGAGTAGAGGGAATCAAAGTATGAACTTGAAAGGGAAATGGATTGTTGGAACTTATAAGGCCTTTGTTATCTTAGATCCTAATAATGGCGACTATCATGTATTTGCTAAACATTATCAACTTTACCATTGGGGAATAACCTGGAGTGACAGACATTTATTTACTTGTACTTGGTTGGGTCACCGTACAGTTATACTAGGATATAGAAAAGAAGATTTGCAGAGAGAAATTACTATTAGTCCTCCAAAAAAATTTAAGGTTACTGCTCCTCATCAGATCTGTTGGATTGATGGAAGGATTTGGATTGCAAATAGTCAATTTGATCACTGTACTATGCTTGATCCATATACTCAGAAGTACGAAACATGGAATATGTATGATCCGAAGATTTACAATGAGAAGGGACGGGGAAGAGATCATCACCATATGAATGGATTATGGTATTACGATGGTCACATTTATGTGGTTGCGCACAATAAAAATCAACCCAGCTTTATCCAAGTTCATAAATATCCAGGTTTGAAATTAGTTGATAGAATAGAAATGGGTCATCATATACATAATGTTTGGCCAGAAGGAAATGAATTTCTTACTTGTTCATCTAGGGATGGAAGAATTGTCTCAAACAAGAGAAGTGAAGTTGTAAAGACTGGAGGATTTCCCAGAGGAGTCTCCATTACAAAGGATTACAATTGTGTTGGGATTTCTCCACACTACGCTCATCAGTGTCAGCACAGACCAAATGTAGATGGAGAAGTCCAAGTTTACAACAAAAATTGGAAGTTGGTTAAAACTTTCGTAATGAGGAGTTTTGGTCAGGTCTATGAGATAAGAACGTTTGGTGAGAAAGACATATCACATTGGCCTGGTTCTGAAAATGTTGACTTTAACTTAACAAGACCTTTAAGATCTCCTGTTGGCGACTGTTACCGGATTGTCAATGATTAGAGGATAGCGATGCCTGAATTGTCGATTATTATGCCTTTTGTGAATGAGTACCCTCAGAATGTTTTTACAGTTCAGAATATAATGTGTGAACTGGAAGGACGAGTTGATTATGAGATAATCGCAATCAATAACTGGGTACCAGACTCTTCTTGTGGAAAAGAACAAGATAAGGGCTATAAGTTTTTAAAGAATGTAGCAAGAGGTCATGGTCCAAAATTAAGGGTGTTGCATTATGATAAAAAGTTATCTCATTGGTGTGCTAAAAACCTTGGTATTATTCATTCGAAGTCTCCCTACTTATTCTTTTCTGATGCTCACTGTATTATTGGTAGGGATTGTCTTTTCGATATGTTCATGTATTACAAGGAGAACGAAGAAGAGTTGCACGGATCGCTTCACCTCCCGATTTCGTACATGCTGGAGCGACCGGGTATGGAGTTGATTTACAAACCTAGACTCAACTTAGAGGAGGGCGTACTTCATTACTCTTTTAGTCGATACAGGCGATCAGAGGATGGGAAGCCCTACAAAGTCCCCTGTATGTCAACCTGTGGTATGTTGATGAGCAGAAAGATAATGGTTGACGAACTTCAAATGTGGCCAGAAGAGTTGGGGATTTATGGAGGAGGAGAAAACTTTATAAACTATAGTTTGGCGGTGATGGGTTACAACGTGAATATATTCCCTAAACCTGCAATTTTTCACTATGCAGAGAAAAGGGGATATCACTGGAACTACAATGATTGGTTGAGAAATCGAATCATAGCCATGTATCTTCCCTGTGGTCGGGAGATTACACAGAGGCTAGTGAACAAAGCGAGGGGTCATCAGCATGTAAAGCAAGGCATGCTAGATGAGATTAGTGTTAAGTGCAACCCCCAACGAGAACATATTAAAAAGAGAACGTGTGTGGATATTTATGAATGGGTTGAACGCTGGAAAAACTTTTAGTTTGTTGTACATATACATACAATAAGTTGTACAAATACATACAAAGATTAGTTATTAAGGGGGAACAGTTATGCTTGCAACCTACGTATCCAGCAATCGGTTTCGGGTCTCTGGCGACAGAGTTGATGAATTTCAAGTAGATAGAAGGATCCGAGCTAATTGCGGGATTGATGGATATAAATATGGTACGGTGCAGTCCGCTAGTTTTAGTGCAGGCTACACAACTGTAACCCTTTTAGAAAGTGAATTGACCTCTAATTTATCTGCAGTTCATTATGGAGTTGTTTCTTCATTCCCACCTGGAAGTTTACCACGCATACCAGGATTGGCAGTCGTCTATGATCAGGAAGTGTCAGCTGTAGAATTCATAGAGATTACCGGTCTTGCCTCTGATCAAATTTATACACTCAAATTACTACTCACTACAAGTGAAACAACTGAATTACGCCTTCAGTTCAACGGCGATACTGGCAACAATTATCAGTATGCTTATCACGATGGAGGAGTTGAAGCTGGTGCGCCGTCTCATGCAGTTAATCAGAGTGGAGCAATAGATTACATTCAGTTTAGTCATAAGTGTGATGTAGGTACAGGAGATGTTCAGTTTGGAGCAAAACCAGTTGACTCGACAGCAGTTATTGTGCACTCATCTTTTTCTACGTATCAAGATAGTAATGATTTTATGAAGAGGGAGTTAGTTGGTTATTACGCTGGTGGAATTACTAGTGTAAAGATTTACGCTGCTCCTGGTAGTGTTAGTTATCTGAGTGGTCGTGCAACTATGACAGCACAGGAGGATGTTACTCCGACTGCGGTCACTACAACCACTACTACTGCGACTACGACTCTACCTCCTGCTCCGACAACTACTACTAGTACGACTACGACTACTACAGTTACTCCTGCTCCGACAACTACTACTAGTACGACCACGACTACGACTACTACTACAACAACTACTACGATTATTACAACTACAACTGCTCCTCCATGTAGCTGGGAAGATGATTTTGATGATTTATCAGTAACTCCACCTTGGGGTTCTCAGGGAACTCCTGTTGAAGCAGGTACAACTGTGATATTCCAAGGTGTTGGTTCATCCTACCACGACCAAGGACCTGTTCCATTTGACTGTGCTAGTAGTACTTATCGAGCAATAGCTAGAGTGAAGAACCACGCCTCTACTGCTAGTGAAATTATGGGTCTGCTTGATATGAGCACTAAATCTCCATGGAATTATGTTGTGAGGATATACTCAAGTCCATCTGGAACCTTTATTTATTATTACGATATGGGTACAGGTCTTAACTATTGGAACGGAGCAGCGTGGATAGCTGGTCCTCCAGGTCCAGCTGGTCCTCCAATGCCTGATAATATTTACTTTAGATATGAAATCCGTTTTAACAAATCAGCTCTCATAATAAGTGTCTATGACTGCTTGGGGGGTGTTGTTTATAATACTTCTCCAGTTCCATGTGGCGTCCTTGTAGGTGGTGGTAGTCCAGCTACAGGCGTCTACCTTGGAGCATATGCTGGACTTGGCCCAACTAATACTTACTACACTGAAGTTGATTGGTTCGGATATGCCTGTCAACCTGGTTATTGGCCGCCTTGTATACCATACACGACTACGACCACGACTACGACAACAACGACTACTACAACAACGGTAGCACCACCAACTACTACAACAACTACTTGTCCACCAGGTGAATGGGTGCATATATTCAACGATTCGAAGTGGCAAGATGGCGGCGACGCTATTACAATGGCGTGGGATGATCTTAATGGTCGTTGGGAACCACTGGGAGGCGGATTAACAGGAAGCTTAGCACCTCGTACAGGTGAAGCGTGGGATAATGGGTTTAGACCACTACAAGTACGCATAACTCACAATCTTGCTCCTCAAAGTGTTGAAATTAGAGATACTAGTAATAACCTCATTGGATCAGATGCATTTTACACTTCTGGTGATCCAATTAATCTAAGTTTTATTGGTAAGAACATAGGTAAGATACTGTTCCTTAGCCTAGACTCTAATTTGGACGTCAACAACATTGAGTTCTGTGCACCTGGTTATGTCAAACCAACTACGACTACATCTACAACTACAACTACTACAACTAATCCATTTCCTTCTTGTGTATGGTGGGATCACTTCGATGATGCAGCAGCAACTCCACCTTGGACACCTATGGGAACTCCTGCTGAAGCAGGTACGACTGTGATATTCCAGGGTGTTGGTTCGGGTTATAGAGACTCAGGACCAGTTCCATTCGATTGTGGAAGTACCTATGCAGCTCAAGCAAGAGTGAGGAATGATATTTCTGTTTCAAGTCATATTATGAGCTTGCTTGATATGAGTGGCAAAGCTCCATACGGAGAGGTTGTACAAATATGGACGAATCAAGGTGGAACTTACATTGTATACTATGACACAATTGCTACTGCTTATTTCTGGAATGGTGCGGCATGGGCAGCTGGTCCTCCAGTTCCAGCTGGTCCACCACCACCTGATAATATCTATATGAGATATGAGTTCCGATTCAACAAAGGAAACCTCCTTGTATGGATTGGGGACTGTTCAAATGTCACTTTCATTTATACTGGCTCAGTACCAGTGCCCTGTGCTAGTCTTTTTGGTGCGGGTAATCCAGCTACAGGTGTCTACCTTGGTGCATATGCTGGATTTGGTCCAACTAGCTGCTGGTATACTGAAGTTGATTGGTTTGGATATGGTTGTTCATTTGGTACTTATCCAACTTGTATACCATACACAACAACGACTACTACAACAACCTCTACAACCACAACAACTTCTCCTCCAGGTGAGTGGGAACAAAAGTTTGGATCTCCTAGTTTCTGGACATGCAGTGTTAATTGTACTTGGGACGGTGATTCATACAATGTTGCAGGTCCTGGTCTGAGAATCAATGAGGCTGGTACTTGGGTAGAAGGTTATAGACCAACTCAAATTAGGATTACTGCGACTAACAATGCTTCAAAAGGATGGCCCCTCTTCTTGAGAGATCTTAATGGTACACTTATTGCAACTTGTACTGTGCCTAATGGAGCTAGTCAAGTTGGTACGGCAAATATAACTTTTGACATTAAGAATCTCGATATATTCTATATCATTGAGAGTACAGCACCAGGTGTTGGAGAGATTGAGAATATTGAGTTCTTTGTAGAGGGAGCAACAACGACAACAACAACCACGACGACTACTACTACTACGACCACAACTGCTCCTCCAGGTGAGTGGGATCAGAGATTTGGATTAACATCTTGGGTGTGTTCAGTCAATTGTACTTGGGATGGTAATTCATATAATGTTGCTGGTCCTGGTATGGTTATTGCAACTACTGGAACATGGCCACAAAGTCCTTATCGACCAACGCAGATTAGAGTTACTGCAACTCAGAATTCTGGAAAACCATGGCCTCTCTCATTATTGGATGTTAATGGAGCACTTATTGCAACAGTTAATGTACCAGCTGGTTCTAGTCAAGTGGCTACAGCTCCAATAACTTATGATATTAAAAATGCTGATTTAGATAGGATTAGCGAAAGTACAGCACCAGGTATTGGTGAGATTGAAAACATTGAATTCTGGATATCTGGAGCTACTACTACGACAACTACAGCTCCACCATAAAAGGAAATTAATAAAGGCGGTAACTTATAGAGGGTTACCGCCTCCCTTTTAAAACCGCCAGAGGAGTTAAGATGAATCTAATTGTAAATTTCACTCCTACCGGCATGATTCCTACCAAAGAAATGACCCCCCACGTACCTATCACTATCAACGAGATTATAGAAGACGTACATGAGGCGTACGATATTGGCATCACTGTTGTTCACATTCACGCACGAGATGAGAAGACTGGAGAATCAACATATAAAGCAACAGTCTATAGAAATATCATTGAAGGTATTCGAAAATTCTCAAAAGATTTAGTAATATGTGTTTCTCTAAGTGGACGCACATTCAAAAAGTTTGAGGAGCGAGCAGAAGTATTACAACTCAATGGGGATCTAAAACCAGATATGGGCAGTTTAACTTTGAGTTCAGTTAACTTCAATCGTCAAGCAAGTGTGAGTTCTCCAGAAATGATACAGGATCTTGCAAGAGTAATGAAGATTCGTGGTATCTTAGCAGAACTTGAAGCGTTTGATTCAGGTATGATTAACTATGCTAAATATTTAGAGAAGAAAGGTTTACTAGATCCTCCTCACTATTTCAATTTACTGTTTGGCAATATAGCGTGTGCTCAAGCTAGTCTACTACACATGGGAGTTATGATAAATGATCTGCCCGACTGGTCTTACTGGAGTGCGGCTGGTGTGGGTAATACACAGTCAATGGTAAATTCAATTGCTATTGCTTATGGTGGGGGAGTAAGAGTTGGTCTTGAAGATAATATTTGGTATGATAAAGATAGGACCAAACTTGCTAAAAACTCTGATCTCTTAAAACGTATTCACAAATTAGCTGAAGCAAATGAAAGAAAACTCATGTCTCCAAATGAATTTAGAAGACTGTTGGCTCTTCAACACAATGGAAATTATGGAAGGATTAGTGGATTGAAACAATGATACACGGAAACTATGAAATTGTTCCCTATCACCACGACCATATGGATCAAGTCGTGAAAGTGATAAAGGCTCTTTGGGGATATAAGCGTGACCATAGAATCTCACGTCTTAAATGGAAGCACTACGAGAATCCTTATTCAGACTTTCCGCACGCAATTGTTGCTTTACACAGGGGAAAAGTTGTAGGGTTTAGAGCTTATTCTCCTATGAAGTGGAAAGTTAATGGAAAGGAATTTAAAACGTTAACTGCTGGAGATACAATTGTAAACGAGAAACATCGTATGAAGGGTTTATCAGTAGCGATGGGTTGGGCAGCAAATGAATTTTTAGATTACAAGTTGATCCTAAATTTTACCTCTGGGACAACTTCAATGCCTGGATATGTAAAATTGGGTTTTGGAAAACTTTTAGAAAAACAATATTGGATAAGAGGTCCATCAGAAGGAGATAACCAGATAGAAGGAGATTTTGACAACGTCTCCTCTCTGAAAACTCCAGACTTGAAAAAGATCTGTAGCTTTATCTCAAGAGAAGACGTGCCTGATAAAATTTTACCAGTACGCAGTGAGAAATACTTTCAGTGGAAGATGGCGAATCCTAAGGATAATTACAAATTTTTTAGTTATAAAAAGAATGGTAAAGAAACAGGTTACGTCATGTTTTCAACACAGCCAAGAAGTCAAAATGGTTATATTGTTGATTATACAATTGAAGACGTTGAGTCTCTTGACAATATACTGCGTTATGTAATAAGGAAAAAACCTTTTAATTTCTCTATGGTTTTCAATTATGGTGTATGTGATAAACTCTCTCAGGTTCTAAAAGGTCTAGAGTTTAAAAAATCGAACATGAATTGGCATTTGTTGATACGACCCGTGAAAAGAGATTTCGTTAAAGAAGACTGGATTATCGAAGGAGTTAATACTAGAGATATTAGTAATTGGAACATGAGGGCCATTTGTTCAGATGATGCTTGAACTAAATCTGTATGATTAGATTAGAGTTAGAACAAATTTAAAATAATCCGGAGGAGAATAGGGTCGTATGAAAATTTACGAAAAAGTAGTTATTGACATTGAGTCAGGTAAGATCCTGGAAGAGGTGTCTTACGACTACGATGGTCCTATCGCTCAAATGCAGGCAACACAATACATACTTCCAAATAGTGATGTTAGTGGTACCTTTGCAACTTATGGGTCTGGTACTGGTCGTTGGGGCCGCATGAATGATGGTATAGATAGTGGTACTCCTGACGATACTAATGGCATCATAGGACAGTCTGAAAGTGCACGCTTTGGTTTCGTAAATCCTACTTTCCCTGGTATAAGTACTGCAATTATAGTTAGATATCGTGCGATGAACGCTGATGGATCTGATGGTGTTAGGGCAACTCTGTATTCAGACGGGGCAAGCTCTGATGGCAATACAGATTTAGAGTCCCCAGGAGGTAGCTGGGTAAATTATGAAGGCAGCTTTTCTATTGCCAAGACTGCCGCACAACTTACTAATTTAGAAGTAGTAATAACAAGTTTTGATGGATCCTTTGATACCAGTTTCTCGGAGCTAGAAGTTGAAATTAGTTATCCGGATAGTACTGCTACCACTACTACCACAGTAACTAGCACTACGACTACAACGAGTACGACTACAACCACTAGTACAACTACTACGACAACTACTAGTACGGTAACTACTACGACTTGCCCCTGTCCAATCTTTGATCCCCATCCTATAGGTTATCTAACTTCTAATGTACTTAATGCTCTTGGTGTAGATGTTAGAGGAGATTATGCTTACGTTGGACTTGGTGGAGGTCAGCAGGAATTTGTAGTAGTTGATGTATCTGATAGAACTAACCCTACTTATGTGACAAAGTTAGATGTTTCAGATGGCATTATGACCTCCATTGGTTATGTTTGGATAAAGGGTAATTATGCCTATTTAGTTGGAACCTCTCAATATCTTCAGGTAATTGATATATCTAACCCCCTAAGTCCATCTAAAGTTTATGACCTTGACCTTTCAGCAGTTGTTCCGGGTTATGCCAACATTGGGTTGAGAATAATAGGTAGAGGAGACTACCTTTATGTATCTGGTGGTAATGGGGTAATATCTAATAGGTTTATTGCAGTAGATATATCTACTCCAAACGTTCCAGTTTATGTGACACATGAAGAAGTTTTTTGTCGGGGTTCAAGTATTAAAGAGAGCACCGATACTATTTATGTGTGTGGAGGCTCTCCAGATAGTGAGTTAACAATTTTTGATTTTGATGGTACCTCGTTGGTTACTATTGGTTTTGCTGATGATAATGATATTTCTGACTTCACTGGAGCTGCAGTTCAAGATATAGTTTATGGTGATGGAGATTATCTCTATGTAAATGCTAGAGCAAATAGTAATTTTTTAGTTTTAGATGTGTCAAATCCAGCCAGTATAAGTAAGGTTACTAACCTTATTGATCTATCATATAATGGTCACAATATGGTCTATTGGTGTGACCGAGTGTTTGTTGCGAATGACGATACCGGAACTGGTCCAACTAATGGTTTAGGTATATTTGACGTTACTACTCCAGCAAGTCCTTCTTTTTCTGTGGTCACATATATTAATGTCAATACTCCAAGAGGACTAACTCTACAAGTCTGTGCTAGTAATTATATTTATATCGCTGAAAACAATACTGATCAGTTAGTAGTTTATGATTTAGATGCTGTTATCACAACTACTACGACTACTACAACAGCCACGACTACAACCACCACGACTACAACCACGACAACTAGCACTAGTACTGTTACTACAACTCTCCCTCCACTTCCAACGACAACAACAACTTCGACGACTATCACATGGCCACCTGGAGTTTGTCCAGAAGAAGAAAGATATGACCCAAGATGGTCTAAAAACTTTTTCTATCCTGATTGGCCACAGGAATTTGTATTTCAATCAGATCACGATACTAGACTAGATCACTGTGGAACTTTCACAGCCCACGGAACACTGGGTTATTACCCGGGTGATTTTACGATTGATATGAGGTTCGAAAATTCTAGACATATGAAGGCTGGTGGTGTAGACCGTGATTTCGTTGGACTTGTGGCTAATATAGATAGTGCCCGAACTGTATCTATTGTTCTAACATCAGTAGGTGGTGAACAAAGAGCTAGGAGAATTGATAGTAATGTTTGTGTTTTCTCAAATAATTCTGGTACTCGTTATCGACCGACTGAAGTGTGGTTGAGACTTTCAAGAACTGGTTCAGACTTTTTCACATATTACTCTTATGACAGGATTAAGTGGTATGAGATTACAGTTGCTAGTCCTCAAACTTACTCTGGTTTAATTACAGTTCACTTTGGTGCTAAACATCGTACTGGCGGAAATCAATTTGATTCTCGTTATCAGTTCTGGACTCTATGGCCAGATGGACCAAGTTGGTTAGAGTCTGGAGCATACTTACCCCATCTAATTGAGTCTGATGATTTTGATGATAATGTTCTTGATGAGAGGTGGTTTAAACGACACGGTACTTATTTTAGACCAGTAAGTGTTTTTGCTGAAGGTTGTATCTGGGAAGAGGATCAAGTACTGAAGGTTCAGACAAGTCCAGAACAATTTCACGGTCCCTATAATGAATTTGATGGAACTTGGGCATGGCAAGATGTCAAGGGATTCTTTAACCTCACAGTAAAAGTTATGGTCAATCCAGCCCTTGCTGTTGATGGGGTTGAGATGGGTATCACTGCTAGGGAATTGCCTGCCGAGGGTGAACCATCTTGTCGAGTAATTTATACAAGAGAGGGCGGAAGCTTTTACTTTAAGAGAGTTGATACAGCGGCGGATGGTTCTGAAAGTGAATCTTCAGTAGGTGTTGGTATTCTTACTGAATTTTGGTTGGGTCTGAGGTGGTACAAAGATGGATTCACGGCTAGCTATTCTTTGAATGGTATTAATTGGAATCCAATAGCTTCTCCAGCAGCCCCAATTACTCCAACTAATTGGTTACAGGTTGGTTGTGCTGCTAAGGGTTGGTTAGAAACTCCACCAGCGACGACAACACTGCCGCCAGTTATAACCACGACAACGACAACGACAACGACAACAGTTTCAACAAGTACTTCCGTTACGTTTTTCACAACAACATCTACTACATCACCGCCTACGACTACAACGACAACTAGCACAACTACTACCAGTATTACTTTCTTCACAACCACGACAACTTATCTTGGTGAAACCTGGTCACTAGAGTGTACAGGAACACCTGGATACCTTGATGGTCTTTATGTATCACAGAGTTGGTATATTTTTCCGGGGCCGTGGGAGGTTGATGCTGTAGAAGTTGGAGATATGACCAGTACTAGTGGCTATGCGAAGGTTAGAATATATCGAGAAACAAGTCTAGGTGCCGCACCAGATGCTGGTGTACTATTGGGTGAGTCGAATAACCTAAGTATTGGTGGCGGAGGTATATATTCTTTTATATTCTCATTTCCAAAACCTCTTCTTGTGTATGAAGGTACATATCATGCAGTAATATATGCTACTGATATTGGAGGCAATCTAGCTAGCGGACAGACAGTGGATGTTTATGCAACCACCGATTACTATCCAGGTGGAAATATGTGGTATTATGATGAACCTGGACCTGGTTGGGTAGAAGATGATTCTTCTGATGCTCTTTGTGTGCGGATTGTTGGTGTGCTAGTTTATGTGCCAGCTACTACAACTATACCTCCACTGCCTCCGACAACCACCACCACAACAACGACAACTGTAACAAGTGTAACAGGTACTTCGCCCGATCCTCCCACTAGCTGTCCCAGTTGTCCAAGCACATATTTTGTAACGGTATCTGGTTTAAGTGGAACCTGTCAAAGTCCTGCTGACAACTGTCTTGATCTAAATATAGTGTGGACTTGTGTTCAGACTAGCCCAACTTCTTGCGAATGGAGAGATTGGGGTGTAGCTTTGCCAGGGGCAACTTATAATGCAACTTTAAAGGTTACCTCTGTCTGGTCATTTACTATAGGAAAAATTGGATGGGGAATATGTGGTAGCTGGACTGCCACTTACATACCGGGACAACTGTGTCCACCGTCAAGTGGATGGGTCCGAGGCGCTGGCAATTGTGCTGGTGGAACAATTTCAATTTCCTCATAAAACTCTAGTTGGAACAAATTTACAAAGGAGATTTAGGGCCATATGAAAATTTATGATAAAGTAGTTATAGACATTGAATCCGGTAAGACTTTGGAAGAAATGTCCTACGACTACTTTGGTCCTCTCGCCTACCTACAAGATGGAACAGCCACAACGACTACCACATTTACTACTACCACTACAACAACTTCCACAAGCACAACCACAACTTCGACTACCACTAGTACGACTACAACGACAACTTCTACTTCAACAACTACGTCTACAGTATTCTATGATCCATTTACTGGTAGTGACGGTGATCCACCAAATGATACCTACTGGGATGTTTCTGGCAATGGTCCTCCTGACATTCAGAGCAACAAGCTCAATATGGTTCTGCCGGCGGCCGGTGCAACCAGTGCAAACACCTATTTTGCACATGCTGGCCTTGATGTTCTTTCAGGTGATATAGATGTTGTAGTGGACTACGAATTAGTTACCTATCCTAACTCTAGCTTCTGGAGCTGCCAGCTTGTAGTCGAAGACGAAGATGGTGAAGGTTGCAGTTTTGTTAGGGGCTGGTATGGTAGTCAAAGATACTGGACCTGGGAAAACAATAGTGGGTGGCAGGGCAACGTAGGTACTTCTGACACATCTGCTAAGCTGCGTGTGACAAGAGTGGGTACGCAGTGGACTACCTATCGCTGGACAGGATCAGCATGGACTTCGACTCATACATGGAGTGCCGGTACGGGTAAGCCTTGCAACATTTACCTGACGTTGCGTAACGGCGATACTCTTCCTGCCTGTGAGGTGAACTGGGATAACTTTACCATCTATAAAGGCGCGCTAAACTGGCCAACTACTTCTACTACGACCACGACCACGACCACAACTACCAGCACGAGTACAACGACAACTTCTACCACCACAACTAGTACGACTACAACGACAACTTCTACTACCACGACTACAGCAACTGTATTCTATGATGACTTCACTGGTAATAATGATGATCCGCCCAATCCTACTAACTGGTCTATTTGGAGTCCAAGTCCAGATATTCAAGGTAATAAGTTAAGATGTGCTGTTAATTCTGGCAACACCAGAGAGGGAGTACAGTCTCAATTCACTATCTCCGGTGACTTTGATCTGTGGGTAGATTTTGATGTTGTTCTTGGGCCATCCACTAATTCATGGTATGGTGGTATCCGTTGTAACATAGGAAGCAGTATATTCCAGATAGTTAGGGCCTATAGAGCTGGAGTCAGTGAATACGCAACTTGGGACAGCACCTTCGGATGGGGCGGAAGTACATCAACCAGTGATACAAGCGGCCAACTGCGTATAGTGCGAAGCGGAAGCAGCACCACCGGATACTATTACAGTGCTGGATGGCAATCGTTAGGTAGTTTCAGCGTAGGATCAGGCGCTCTTTTCTTCCAATTGTATCTTGACTCCGTTGCTGGTCTCCCAACAGCGACCATGGATTTTGACAATGCAACTATTGCTTATGGCACACTAAATTTCCCGACTACTACCACGACTACAACCTCGACAACAACTACTACAACCACTACAACCACTAGTACGTCAACGACAACAACTACGACAACTTCAACTTCTACAACTACGACTACTGCTCCACCGTTAGTAGAGATTTCGGAGACTTGTACTGATCTATATGGATCGACCCGAGTTGCTCAGAGTTTCTCTCCGACCAGAACTTGGGATATTGACTCTATCAGTATAGCAGAGTTTTATGGTACTGGTTCTCCTGTAGATAGAGCTAGACTAACTATCTATACTTACCATCCAACAAATCCATATAGTGGGACTCTCTTGGGTACTTCAGATGAGGAGTCTATTACAGGTTCTCCCACAAGATATGAGTTTACCTTTTCTACTTCTGTTCAAGTTGGTCAGAAATTCTGGGTAGTAATGGAGCCAGTTGGCACAACTACTAATGTTTATACAGACAGAACTAATTTCGATGCCTATGCAGGCGGATCAATAGCTTTCTCTGGTGACGGTGGTACAAATTGGACTATCAATACTGGATTTGATATGTGTGAGATCCAGATTTATGGTACCGATATTGGTCCAACTACTACAACTACGACTACGACTTCAACAACCACGACTAGCACGACTACTACAACCACGACTACGACAAACCCAGCTATGACGTGGGATCCAAATAAGACAGATGCAACTGTTACTTTGTCAAATGGTGATCTTACTGCTACGGGCAGCACAACTGGACCGTGGAGAAGTACAAGGGCAACTCGTGGTTATACTGCAGGTAAATGGTATTGGGAAATATTTATAGATCTTGATCCTGGAGCATCATCCCACATGGTTGGTATTGGCCCCGGAAATATGGCCACGACTAGTTTTCCGGGTCAGGTAACTGACAGTGTAGGATACTACGAAATTAATGGAGATGTTTACGAGGACGGCGCTGGTTCGTCATATGGTAACTCTTATACTACAAATGATGTTATAGGGGTTGCTATGGACTTGGATAACGGTAGAGTCTTCTTTGCTAAGAATGGTGTGTGGCAAAACTCAGGTGATCCAGTTGTTGGTACTAACCCTGCTGCAACAATAACTCCATCAGCAGGTTGGTGGCCATGGCACGGTTTTAACTACAATACTGCAGAGATAACAGCAAACTTTGGTGAATCTGATTTTGCATATAGTCTTCCAACTGGTTATAGTCCGCTTGAAGGTTCAGGTACTTCTACTTCAACGACTACTACTACGACCACAACTAGCACAACTACCACCAGTACAACTACGACTACAACGACAAGTACTACCAGTACGAGCACAACAACGACAAGTACTAGTACAACCACGACCACACCACCTCCTACAACTACCACAACCACAACTACAACGACAAGTACTAGTACAACCACGACCACACCACCTCCTACAACTACCACAACCACAACTACTTCGACAAGCACAACGAGTACGAGCACAACAACGACAAGTACTAGTACGACAACGACTACTCCTCCTCCACCAACAACAACGACAACTACTACGACCACAACTACCACAACCACGAGCACCAGTACGGTTACGACAACAACTACTTCGACAAGCACAACCACGACTACAAGCACGACTACGACTGCAACTACTACTCTACCGCCACTACCTACTACTACAACCACGACAACGACAACAACTACTACTAGTACGACTACTACGACAACAACCACCACAACCGGTACGACTACCACAACTACGTCAACTTCTACTACCACAACTACAGCATATTTACGAAATGATAGTTTTGACTTTGATCCAGACGATGACTTCACTGGTCCTAATGGAAGTCCACCTGATCCAATCAAGTGGAATATATGGGATGCAAGTCCAGATATTCAAGGTAATAAATTACAGTGTTCTGTTGCCCCAGGTAATACCAGAGAGGGAATACTGTCTACATATACTATTGTTGGCGATTTTGATATAGTCGTGGACTATGACGTTATTGCTGGTCCATCTCAAAATGGATGGTATGGTGGACTCAGGGCTCATGCAGGAACTGCTATAGCTCAAATGCTGAGAGCATACAGGGCTGGCACTCAACGTTATCAGACTTGGAACACAACATCTGGTTGGAGTGCATCTGTCGGTACAGCTCATACTAGTGGCCAGTTGCGGTTAGTAAGAACTGGTATACAGATGCAGAGTTATTACTATGATGCTGGTTGGCAATTACTAGATACCCTCGTCAATTTCGGATCTGGTGAAACAGATATTGTAATCTATCTTGATAGTTTTGATGGTGGTGGTGGTTCTCCAACTGCGACGATGGACTTTGATAACTTTACCATTGCCGCTGATGGTATCAAATACCTTAGTAATTTCTGGACTTGGGAACCTGGTACAGGCGGAGACTATTATCAAGGATCTTTTGTAATTGATTCTGGTTCTGGAGATGTTTGGGATGGAGAGTATGATCCAACCTGGGCCTTTCAGACAACTGAGACTGGCGACTTTGATGTATATACAAAACTTTCGACAGATGTTGATAATGACTATGAGCAAGCAGGCATACTGGCCGCAACAGATAGTACCAATTTCTGGAAGGTTTGTTTAATTTATGATGATAGTCTAGGGGGCGAGAGATTATTATTTGGTAATACTATTGACAGTACCGCCAATTATACTTATCAGGTAAACGTAGCATATGCTCCAAATACTGTTTATCTTAGACTGAGAAGGATTGCTGGTGTAGTAACTGCATTCTATATTGCAGACGGAGGTGATAATTGGATTCAATTCGGACAACCTGTTAATCAACTCATTAGTGGTGCTGATATTGATGTTGGTCTGTATGCTAATCATCCAGGTGGTATACAGTTTACTGCTACGTTTGGATATTTTAGAAATACTGGAGATGATCCTTTTACCACTAGTACAACGTCAACAACAACTACTACCACAACTAGTACAACAGTAAGTACAACCAGTACAACTTTACCATACTTTATTGATTCAATTGAGAGATTTGAGATTACAGTAGCTAATGGTCAACCAAGTGAATATCTCTTATCGAAGGGTCAAAATATTTTTAACTGTGTTCCATTTATCTCTTTTGAAACCACAGAAGAAACAATTTGGCACAGAAGTTGGCCATACTTCTGGTTCGATCATAGATCGCCTGGTGCTAGATTAAAGATCGGTCGTGGCAATATATTTGGAACACAGCAAGTTAGTATTTATGTTGTCGAATTTAATCCGGCCCATGTGAAAGTACACAGTGGTTGGACTGTTGGTTCAGGTTATTCACTACTTAATTGGGGTGGTTTTAATTCTGATGTAATAGTAGCTGGAACCACTGATTTAGATGGGACAGCCGTTATAGAGAACACATTCCTTGTCTTTAGTGGTAATGGAGGGCAGACTGATAACTGGCAAGACCAGTTAGTCGAGGGGTACTTCCAATCTAACTCTGAGGTTAGATTTGTCAGAGATGGTAATGCAAGCGGCTGGCAGTATCAGATGATGTGGTGGGCGGTTGAAGCTCTTACTCCTGGTATTTGGGATGTTCAGCACTTAGCTTACTCTCTATCTGGTACTACTACTGACGAGGCAATACCAGCCCCAGTTGCCCCGAACAGGACAATGACCGTATCCAATTACCGGGTTGATGTTGCAAGTCAGAGTTCTGCAGATGCCTGTTGTATAATGCAACTTATTGATAAGGATACTTTTAGAGTAAATCGTACTCTGAGTACAGGTACACTAAATGTTCGAACTCAGATTATTGAGTCACAATGGTTTGATGTTCAGCGTGGCACTTTAAACTGGAGTGCGAATAGTACTGAAGTCAATGTTACTCTAGATCATGAAATCTCTAAAGCTTGGTCGATAACTTATGCCCCATCTTATGTAGGTGGTGGTGGTGGTGTTATACGACCATATGGACAGGGTGCTGTACCAGGAACTCCTACGACTGCTGATGGACTCGCTCGATTTAGACTTGTTCATACTAGTAGTTTTGAATATGGACTTACTCGACCCAAGGGTGATCCAATCACAGGCGGAGTAGCTAAAGAGGGTAGTTTTGAAGCTGTTGAGTTTCAGGCAAATCCATTTGCAATTACTACAACAACTACGACAACCACTACTACAACTGTTACGACCACCACTTCAACCACTGCACCATGTGGTTTGGGATTAGAAGAAGATGACTTTAATGATGGATCAATAAATGCAAGGTGGAAACTTCAAGAGAAACGTCATGGAAACTTCTCAGAGTCAGGAGGATTTCTCCATGTCTATGCTGGACCAGATGGTTGTGATGCATTTGATCCGTGCACTCCAACATATATTGCTCAGTGTGAATTGTTAGATAAAGAATTTGATGTTTACACTAAGATTACAGTTCCAGCAATTAGTGGAGTTTTTCAAGAGTTTGGGTTACTATTTAGAGTTCGTGGACAGACTGATATTTATGCAAAAGTTGGTGGAAGAATTGATGGCGGAAATATATATGCATTTGGTCTATATTCAGAAATAGGGACCATTGATGAGGAACAACAAGTTCTTGGAGCAGTATCAGAGATTTGGGTCAGGATGCGCCGTAAGTTCTTTGTTGGTGCTTACAGGTTCTCATTTTACTATGCAACAACCGAACCTGTTGATACGGTTGACTGGACTAAGTTTAGTACTATTGATCTTGCTTTTGCAGAAGACGCAGAGTGTTGGGTGGGTCACTATGCTTCTTACACAACACCCTAACTAGTTGGAATAAATTTTAAAAGATTAAAGGAGACTAATGCTACCTACGGAAATTGTTCGACCGGATTCTACTGTTGCAAATAGGGAGTACACTCCCGAAGTTAGTCCTCATTTGCAAGTGAATGAGGGGTGGCCTCCCAATGATAGTACGTATATCCAAGGTCGCGCAAGTGTTCCAAACTCCTATATACATTTTGGTCTTGATAATCCTACTTTCTTGGGTAGCTCAGTAGAGTTTAGAGTTAGGGTAAGAGGTAGAGTTCCTAACTCAGCATTTTCTGGTGGTGTGGAGTTCCTTCTTTACGATGGACTAGTTGAGATTCTTGATCTGGGTGGTGTTAGTTTTAACAATGATTATTTTACAGATTACTACACCAACTGGGCGGCTCTCTCTAAAACTGCAGCCGAATTAACTAATATTAGACTTTGGATTCTTGATTCAAGCGGTGGCATAGGACACAACCAGACTGATCTTTTTATTTCAGCAATTGAAGTTGAAATAAAATATAATCCTCCAGGATACACAACTACAACTACTACTACAGCCCCTCCAACTGATCAACTTACGTGGGATCCTTTATGGATACATCCTACAGGTATGGTTTTAGAGAACTCCAATCTTACGGCTAGATGTACTGTCTCTAATGATAGAGCAGTTGGTGCAACTCTTGGTAAGTCTTCTGGAAAGTGGTACTGGGAAATTGAGGTAGTTGGAGTTGGAAACTATAGGTTTGTTGGTATTGCTCAATCTGGTTATCCTACTGATGAATATGTTGGAAGACAAAGTACAGGTTATGGATACTACAGTACGGATGGACGCATATTTAACAATATGGTCGGTACTGCTTACGGGAATTTATATGGTAATGGAGATATAATTGGTGTTGCCCTTGACATGGATAACGCTAGAGTCTTCTTTGCTAAGAATGGAGTATGGCAAAATGGTGGTGATCCTGTAACTGGTACTAATCCAGCGGCTAGTGGTATAGCTGCAACAACTTGGTATCCAGCTGATTCTCTTAATGGTAACCTTCAAGAACACACAATAGTTGGTTATCTATCTCGTATGACCTATACTCCTCCAGCTGGTTTTTCAGCTATGGCCAGTGAGGATGTAACAACAACCACAACTACATTTACCACAACTACCACGACTACATCTACCACGACTACTACTGGAACTGGATCTACAACAACTACCTCTCCTGACTTCTTTCCGTCTACCACTACAGCTCCTCCTTTCGTAGGAGAGTGTTGTGATGGAACCAGATGCTTTTATCGCGGGATGCCCTATGAATCTAGGCATGATAGATCACGCATTTGTTACTATATCTGGGATCAAGACGAATACTATGTAACCTTCTATGAATCTCCTTCTTATGATCTAGCTTACGCTTCTACTAGTAATGAAGGTCTGACTTGGTCTCCAATACGGTATACTGACAAGTTTCCAAACTGTCTAGATGACTTTAACAGATACTTTTATGACCTTGATTTCGGTCTTAATAGGTCAGGTAGAATCTTTGTTGGATGGCCAGGACTTTTCTGGGAAGACTGGATTCCGTGGACGAATAACTACCCAGGTGTTTATAGTCTTCAATACATACAGCACCAGAGAGGTGGATTTGGAGGCTTTACCGGTATTGCAAAAAATACAGGCGGTCCAACTACTGTGTGGGAAGCCTGGAACAACCTGGGTAGTTATGAACTATCTGGCGGAAGTTGGTATCATATGGCCGATCCTTGGGTCCAACAGTTAAATTGGGATTCAGGTGTTGGTCAATTTGATACTTTTGCTAGGATGTACAAATCTAATTATGGGAATATTATTCTTATTACAATAACTTCTGGACCTGATCCAGGTATATATTATAGTAGACAATCACTTGGTTCATTTAGCACTCCGACAAAAATACCTGGTACTAGTTTAGAATCTGTCGGCCACCGAGTTACTTTAGATGATATTTTTGGCATGCACATTTTCTGGGAAGATTCGAGCTTTAACATTATACATACTTACCTTGCAGGATCTGGCGGATGGCTACTCACACCTACTGTAGTAGGTCCAAACCTCTACCCGGGAACCGGTTTCGCTGGATTCTATTGTCAAAAAGATACTCAGCATGATGTTAGCCAGTTTGGAGTTCTTCAAATTAGATGGGATGGTCCAGTCGGAGACGGTTATTTCACCAATCAACAGCCTAGCGGACCTCAACAACCATTTCTGTGGTACCACAAATCAAGTTGTACTCCAGTGGGTGGTTGCACTCCTGCAATTGACGTAGCCTATACAAATAGTAATGCTGTTCAGTACAATTACCGCTGTATTACTCCTTGTCCTATGTACTATCAACCACTCTTGGGTTTAGGTAATGAAGTAGAAACTGAATTGGTATCATTTAGTCCTTTGAGAGAAGAGGGTGATTTTGTAACTACCACGACTACTTCGACTGTAACTACTACTTTACCCCCACTTCCGACTACCACAACTACTACTGTTCCTGGTGAATTTGTAGTTGACTTTGATTACTTTAGCTTCTGGAGTCCATCTTCAACTACGACTACAACCACTACAACTACTGCGTCTACTACTCTACCACCACTACCAACAACTACAACCACGATTCCACCATACGTTCAGTTTGTTGTTGAGTTTGATGATTTTGAAGGTACTCCACTAACAACCACCACGACTACAACTACTACGACTAGTACAACTCCAGTTCCAAGTACGACTACCACAGCAACAACTACGACCACTACTGTAACGACTACTGTGACAACGACTACTGAACAACCACGGAATCTGGAGTACAACAAAGATGTAATTGGTACTATAGAGGAAGCTGATGCAGAGTTTGAGGCCTTAGTCAATATTCGACCTGAATCAAGAGAGGAAAGAAAAGCTAAACTGGAAATATTTAAGGAGAATTGGTCAAGAGTATTTAATAGTCCTCCTTACCAAGTTGATCCAGATGCTGCCGAAGCAATTCTAAATGCAATAAATCCAGCCCTAAAGGCTGACATTGATAGTTGGTTTGATGCTGGTGAAGACGCCACACTAATAGAGTATCTGTTTACAGACTTGCATCAATGGATACTTGAACACTTCGGGGCCTATCCAAACATTGGTGGAGCTACCGCAGGCATCCCATTCTTGATCAAACAGGTAATTGATTTCTTTAAACCTTATAGGGCAAGACTTGCTTTCTTCGAGTCTGCACTGGTATTTGATGATGCTCTATTTGATTCGGTTATACTTGATGATTCGTCTTCAATGATCATTTATCAGACAGTTGTTGATACACCTGCTGCTGATAGTACATCATGTTGTGCATATCCGTACATAACTTGTGATTCAACTGCTGGTCTATATTATTCAAGACGAACTTATGACTGTGGTTCATATTATGATACAGGAATTGCAGACGACTTAGATGATATGCGTCTTACAGTGCGTCAGGACGTACATGATTTCTATATGTGCTTGCCTGATGGATCGGCAGTAGTTGATTTTGACTTCGACTCAACAACAACTATAACTCTGAGTACTACACTCCCACCTGATATATGTCAGTGGACTGGTCAAGAGGAACAGTGGGTAGAAGAAGAAGGACAATGGATAGATGATGAGTCTGAATGTGTTCCAATTGAGGTACTCTTATCTCAATGGATTAATAGTAGTCCGGCGTGGGAGACCCAGTGGGTTGATGAACCACTCCAGTGGGTAGATGAAGAGTATACGGTTCTTACCTCTCCACCTGTTCCAGATCCTACGCCTCCAGAGGATCCTTTCTATCTCTATGGTTACATGGCTGGTGGATGGCAAGATTTTGATGAAGAAGGTTTATTTGACTGTATGGGCGGTAAGGATGTTTGTCAGATTTATATACAAGATTCAACTGCGATAATTACTACCACTACCACAGTTACGACTACTACAACTGCGACTACGACTCTGCCTCCAGCTCCTACAACTACTACTACGACTACGACTACTACTGCGACTACTACGACAACCACTATAGACTTTATGACAATTACAGCAGCTTATGATGGGAGAGTTTATGGAACTGATGTAGACTGGCCTACCACAAGAGACAAGGCTGTTGCAGACTCAGCGGATTCTCCTGGTCTAGCAAATAGTTCTTGTGCTTTAGTACATAATGCTGCTTTTCAGTGTGCTAGAGGTTTCTTCACATTCGATACCACTGCATTAATTAATGTGACAGTTTTATCAGCAAAGTTGAGAGTTCACGGCTGGAAGACGTTTTCTCCAATTGCATTATGTGCGCAAGAAGCAACTCTCTCTAACCCTCTAGATGTTACAGTTAATGATTATCAGGCATTCACTGGTCCACTACTAATTGACTCATTCTCGCCTTGGGACAATTTAGGTTGGAACGAGATGGACTTGAATGTAGCAGGAGTAGCTTATTTACAAAGTATAATTGATATAATAGGTCAATACGCAATGTTCTGTACACGAGAATATGACCATGATTATCTTAATGTTGGTCCTACTTCATTACTTATTGCATACTGTAATTACTCTGCTTCAGGATTAGTACCGGAGCTGGTTATTGAATATTCATTTTAGTTAAATATAACTGAAATATTAGAACAAATAAATAGAGTAGTCGCTCGTTACTTAAACTCCAATCGTCTTTAAACATTGAGGGTTTAGACGGTGCCCTGTAAAAGGAGGTAGTCATGGTGTATAAAGATCGCTTCGTTGCCGTTATCAAATGTGGCGGTAAAGTCCTGAGAGAAAAGGATGATACTGTCACCCTGCCATTTGGTTCAGAGTATTCCCTTCTATTGAAAAACCTTGAATCAAGAATAGCAGTTGTCAAAGTTACCGTTGATGGACAGGATGCCATTGATGGGTCTCTTATCCTTCAACCTAACTCTCAATGTGAACTTGAAGGTTTCTTGAAGGGATATGAAGTTAAGAATAGATTTCGATTTATTCAAAAGACTGAGGAGATAGTTGAACATCGTGGTGACCGTATAGATGACGGGATTATCAGAGTAGAGTACAGGTTTGAAAAGAAGATCGAGTATGAAGAGGTCATCAGGCGAAGGAGAGTTATTACTGAACCTTGGCGACCTTATCAACCTTGGCCATACTGGTATCCTCGTTGTACTGGTTGCTACTGTGATCCCTGTTCTTGCACAAGGTATTACTATGGTGGGACAACCATTAAAACAGATGATGATTCCTCAGTTAACTATACATTTACAAACTCTGATGATGAAACTAAAGTAGGAACTTTCAATCACAATCAGTCGAGTGATGTTCAATTGATGAATTGCTCCATTGGGAGTGAAACACAGGCAGCTGGTTTTGTTACTAGTCAAGATGCTGTTCAAGAAAGTGCTAAACCCGCCGAGGATGAAGGTATCACAGTTCCTGGTTCAGCATCTAATCAGTCATTCAACTTTGGTTCTCATGGTGAACTTGAGTCTAACTCGCACATCCTTGTGTTGAAACTCAGAGGAACCAAGGCCAATAAGACTAAGGTCGAAAAACCAGTTACCGTTAGGTCTAGGGTAAACTGTCCAACTTGCGGTACCAAGTCGAAGTCAAGTGCCGACTACTGTGCTAAATGTGGGACCGCCCTATTCTAATTAAACTAGTAGCGAGCGACTACTTAATTTGTATTTATATTAGAACAAATTAAAAACAATCTCAGTAAAGAGGATTTAACCATGAGCAAAGTAGAAACGATTCGCGTTGAGGTAAGTGACGAATACGGAGAGCACTGTTTTGGTGATGGTATGGATGTGAAGGAAAAAGTTCTCCGGAAACCTATGGGTAGAGTCGAGGTTTTTGAAGAAGTAGATGGAGAGCGAAAGAAAATATACTCCAGCGAAAACCTTGTGGTTTACCTTGGACGTGAATTTGTAGCCGTAAGAGTTTTCAATGTTGATAACGCAAGTGTAGTACCAGTTAAAGAGGATTTTATTGGGTGGCTAGGCCTGGGAGATGGAGGAGTTACGCCAGGTGATCCACTAGATCCGATTTTGCCGACCAACACTGATACTGACATGGCCAGTGAAGTGCCGATAAGTTCGACCGACACTAGTTATGGTGACTTTCGTGGTGGTTTCTATTACAAGCATCCGATTGACACAGTTGTCTATCAGCAGGATGACGCAAATGACGACCAGTGGTTAATAGCACAAGTTACGACGACAATTGGATCTGCAGATGCAAATGGTGAATTGTTAAGTGAAGCAGGACTCTATGTAGCCCCAAGTAAATCAGGAGGCGAGTCAGGTCCATTTAGTTTATTTGCCAGAGTCACATTTCCTACAATTGTAAAAGATGTTACTCGTCAGCTAGTTTTTGTGTGGTATATCTATTTCTAGAGTAGAGAAACAAAAAAAAGGGATTTAAGAAATATACACCGAGAGAAAGGATGACTTCTATTAGAGTGTGCTAACTAGAGAGAGAGAAGGATTAGGAGGAACTGCATATGCCAAATATCTCTCCAGGTGTATATACCAAAATTATTGATCTGTCAACGTATGTACAAGCTGTACCTGGAACAATTGGTTACTTCGTTGCGTTGGCAGAGAAGGGCGAGGACAATGTTTTCAAATTCATTGGTTCTCGTAGTGAATTAATCGGTGAATATGGTGAACCAAAAATCGAAACCTATGGACAGAGTTATGGTCAAGGTCTATACTGTGCCTACAATTACCTGGGTGAATCTGGAGCAATGTACTTCACTCGGCCACTGCCGGATAATGCTACATTTGCGAATATAAGAATTGATGCTAGTTACGCAGCTGTTGATGCAACAGCTTCAGTTGTAATTAGTTACGACGATTCACTAAACTCATTGTTAGAAATCACTACAAATCTAGAGGCTGTTGGCGACACTTATCCCCTATGTTTTATCTATCCAATAGGGAGAGGTCAGTGGTACAACAACCTTGCCATCAGAATTGTTGAAATCTCGAATCCTCTACTCAATGATGTTTACGTGATGGATATTTATGAGAAACAGTCAGATGGAGATGATGTTATTGTAGAATCTTTTGAGATATCTTTCAGACCAGAAGCTCAAGATGACACCGGTAGCTCATTATTCATTATGGATGTTCTTAATACTTACTCAACTCTTTTAAGAGCAGACATGGTGAGGGCCAACGGTGAGTGGACTGAAGGTTATAACATACTCTCAAGACGCTACGACAAAGATATTGGTACAGTAACCATAGTTGAAACTGCAGGTTCAGCCACCATCACTGATAACAAACAAGTTTTTAGTGACTGGGAAAATGTAGCTGAGGCCGGAAATTCAACTTACATGGTTGTTGCAAAAGATGCCCGAGGTAATCAACTCTATGGATGGTTAGGTGCCGCTGGAGGTTCAGAGGACGATACAGTCAATGTATTTGATGCTCGCAACCTCACAGGTGCATCTCAATCTTGGGTTGGCGATGTCTCAGTATTTGATGAGGTTTCAGCTATTACTTATGAAATCAGACAGTCAAATACAAGTATCGCAAATGCATTTACCTCAGCAGAACCTGTTCCATTGAAATATGGTTCAGAGGGCGATTTGATTGATGCAACAGGTACCCTTGATACTGTAGAAGCAACCACACTGTTAGCTCAGGCTTATGCTGGTGCTCTAACTAGCACAGTAGATGGATCTTCTCAGGTTGATGATGTACTAGACACTGAGAACATCTATATCAGCGCAGTGTTTGATGCTGGTTATCCAAATTCAGTCAAGCAGCAAATCTCTTCTCTGTGTCAAACGAGGCGTGACTGTGTGGGTATTCTTGACAATGGTGACAACCCCACATTTAATTCTGCCATTTCAGAGAGGACAGACGTTAATACATTCAACAACTACTTTGTTGCTCTGTATGAGTCTTATAATAAGGTCTTTGATATCTTCACTGGTAGAGATGTATGGTTCTCTCCAATGTACCATATGTCTTATCTGTTGCCAAGAAATGATGCTTTAACCGAAGTCTGGTTTGCTATTGCAGGTTTCAACCGAGCAGCAATTGATACTATCAAAGAACTCCGCTACAATCCTAAGTTGGGTCAGAGAGACCAGATGTACCTCAAACAGCTGAATCCAATTGTGAAGTTCAACCCGGGTTATGTTGTCTGGGGTCAGTTGACAAGTCAGGCAAAGGCAAGTGCCTTGCAAGACCTGAACATTGTCCGACTGGTTCTCTACATCAAGAGGGCCCTTGAGGAGTACTGTAGGTACTTCATCTTTGAGCAAAATGATCAGCTGACCTGGAGTCAGGTATCAGGTGATATTGTTCTGTTCTTAGAGGACATTAGGAAGCGAAGAGGCTTGTACAACTTCAACGTAGAAGTTGGTGCAACTGAATATGAGAGGAAGAGGAAGACCTTCCACGTTAACATTATACTGGATCCAACGCGAGTTGTCGAGAAGATCGAACTTAACTTCTTCATCGTCTAAAACCAAAAAAAATAAGCACAAAAATAACCCTCGGGTGAAAACTCGGGGGTTATTTTTTCGTTGTTTGATCATATAGATAGTTCTTTTGACCTAAGCAAGATATAAGCGCTTGAAGTATCTCCTTCAACTCCTAATCCAGGACCAGCAACTTGTTCGTCAGTTCCCTCTTGTGCGGTCCAAGGTAGTACGTAATTTGCTCCATAGGTTCCCGCTCCAGCCTTTATAGCATCAATGATCTCAACTACAAAACAATCTTTCCCAGCTTCCACAGTCATCGAACCTAGTACAAGATATCTGGCCGGCCTAGGGAGATCAGACTGATCCTTGACAATGATAACTTTTGTGTCCGGAACAGGTTTGTGGGATTTTTCCGAAACTGCATAACGCTTGACGACAATCTTGCACTGTATCTTTGCCTTAGGTTTAGCTTCTTCAGGTATAGAGGGAAGACTTGTCTGCGCCCTCAGTTGTGCATTTGTGGGTCCGCAAGATAAGACTGCTATTCCCAACAGTGCCAAAAACCAAAGTTTTTTCATAGGGTCACTCCTCTTTATAAAAAATAACCCTCGGGTGTAAATTCGGGGGTTATTTTTTTCGTTGTTAACTTAGTCCTCAATAACAGGATCGAAAGGATTTCCCAAACCTTCGATGAGCATGAGGGCGTCCAAATCCAACTCCTCAAGTTCCTGCTCAGTTACATTCAATCCTTCAATGGGAGTTTCCTTTTTCCTGTAGTTGTCTGCTGCCATCGCTCCTTTCCGAATGATTCTCTCGTAGTAATTCATAAGGCAACATCCTCCTAAAATGTTATCTTGCCATTGTTTCTGATTATGTTTCTGATCTTGTCCTTGTCCTTAGGATCCAGGTTCATAAACCTGACACCGAAACCAAAGCGGTTAGTCCAGACTACTTGAGCATAGACCAGTATTGGCGGTTCACCTGGCAGGTCAATACACAAGTTAGTGAAGGTATTAACTGGCATCATGGCAGTTTCATTGCAGATGTATGCACCACCAGTGCTAATGTTCTTGGTCCTGGCGTGTCTGAACTCTCCTCCTAGATTAGTGAACCTGACGGGTAAAGTCACATCTACCCTTGTTCTCCTCCTTTTGACGACGTGCGCTTTTACAACTTGTCTTTCATTTGTAAGGGTTTCTTCCACGGTTAACTCCTTTCAGACTTTCAAGCTTTCATTTACAAACTTGAATAGAATCTTTATATGGTCTGGAGTCAGGTTTTCAAACTCTACTGCAAAACCTGCTTCTTCTCGACCATAGACCTCATTAACGCGAACGACTCTTGCACCAATCGTCCCTAGGTCCAATCTAAATGGAGTAGTTATCCGTAGTGTTAACGCAATCTTCGCTCCAATTGGGGGAGGGTCGTTGGTCAAGATGTAGGCGCCACCAACACTGATATCTTTGGTGTGAGCACAATAGACATTGGTCATGTAAGTGTAGACCGTAGGCATAAGCGCTTTGACCCTTATCTTGAGACGTTTTAGAACATGAGTTTGACCGGCCTCAACCACTTCACATTCCAACAAACTTTCTGCCAGTTCCAACTCCTTTGTGTCAAGGAACTTCTTTAACTCTGTCTCAGTCGATTGTGATAAATCCATACTAGTTAACCTCCTCTCCTATTTTTGACTGACTGAAAGTAAATACATCGTATCTTGCAACTGCCTGCCGGATGCCTTTAACAGCTACAGGTTTAAGGTAATAGTCGTATTGTACAATGACATATTGCCCAAAGTGATTCATTGCACGCCAGTAACCATCGACAAGCATTTCTTGTCTGCACTCATGTGGTCCATCAACGGCGAGAGTATTATCTGTCTGGTCGTAGATGTAACTAATTTTACCACGACAGAAATTTAGATCATAAGCATGTGATGTTGAAAC